CCTCTTTTAACTACATTAACCTCATGGCTTTCTGGTTTAAATATCTCTAAAGTTATCTCAATTGCCTTTTCAACATCAAAATCTTTACAAGAAAATATATCAATAAATGAATATCCTTTTTCTTCAAAAGAGTGAACTGATAAATGACTTTCAGCAATAATTACGATTCCTGTTATTCCTCTATCACTTGGAATTAAACCAGCATATGGGAAAACATAAGGTTGTGTAATTGGTGTCATTTGGATTAATCCTGGTAACATTTTAAGGTAATCAAAGTGTAAATTGTAGTTTGATAAAATTTCTTTAGGGCAACCTTTAAGGTCAATAGTGATGTGTGGTCCAAATGATTCTTCCATTTCTTTTATATTTATTTTTTTTGTGAGTTATATATAAAAAAATACCTTGTTATTTAAAAAATTATTCTTACATTTGTTATAAGGTAATTAAGTTTTACCGAAACCAAACTAATAAATATTCTCATATAAGTCACTTGCGGTAACTCGTGGTGAAAAATGAGATAACCTTTACCGAGGTTATGGGATGAAAAATCTGTTGGTCCCGCAGTAGATTAGTGTCTGTCATACCGACACAATTGAATTAAAAGGTGTATGATAAAGATGAATGAACCGCGAATTCTGAAATCTTGTTAAGAAATCCGAAATAATGAATTAGTCGCAAAATTCATTTTTCGGTTTTTTTATTTTAAATTTTTGAAAGTAATTCTTTTATAATTTGTAACTTTTCTTTTCCACCTTCTCCTTCAAACTTATCATAGTCTTTGAATACCGCAAATGCAAATGAATCCGCAAAATCTTCTCTTGGATTTCTTGAAGAATATTTTCTACAAAAATTAGATCCTTCTTTATAAACCCAATCTGACTTTTTAGGACCCGCTTCTTCTCTACCTTTTCTTTTCTCGATGTACCTATCATAACCCTCTGGTATTCTATCATTGATATCACACTTTTTCCAGCCTGATATTGCTTGCCACTTTTTAGAATATGATATTTTTTCAATATGGTCTATACAATGACCAATTTCATGAACTATTACAAATATTTTATAAGGAACATAACTATCAAACTGTCTTTTAAAATCAAAGATAGTTGGATTAAGTGTCATTTGATGTTTCTTCTCTGTATCAGTCCACTTACCATGAACACCACCTAAATCCTTTAATTTTATCTTTTGTATTCTATTCTTAATGAATTTTTTATCAAAGTGTGAGAAAGCTTTATTTATTATTTCAATTTGATATGGTTTCAACTTCATATCTAAATCAGTACCATAATCTCTTTTAAATTTATCTATTAGTCCAATTGATTCTTTCTCAACAGATTCAAATAGCCTATATGGTTTGATGTGATTCATTTAGTATATATTAAACTATTTAAAACAAAAACACCACTTAAAAGTGGTGTTAATAATTATATAATTTGGTTACCCATTTTTTGTTGTAGTTTCTTCTTTAAGAATCTTTCTAATTTGATACAACCTTTTTCTATATCTTGTCTTAATTGTTCGTATCCTCTTGGTGTAAGTGGATTATCTAAGATTTGTTTAACAGCAAGAACTTCTAAGTCACAAATTAAATTTGCACTTTTAACTCTTTGTGAAGTTTTATTCATCTCAAGATATTCATCTATTAATTTTGTATCACAAGTTATTTCACCTGTTATATAAAAAGGGATAATAAAAGAAGCATATTTTTTAATTATACTTGGATCTGTTATGAAAATCTTTCTTTCATTTATAGCACTAAACTTTTCCATTAATAGATTTAATTTTAAGTATATATTAAAATTAATTTTTAGATTTAAGCTATTTGATACTTTCTTTTCAAAATAATATTATCAAATAAGCCATAAACTCTTTCATATAATTTATCATCAAAAATAACATCATGTTCTGTACATTTTAAGTCAGCACAATACGCTTTTATATAATCAGCGAAATCATTTATAATGTTTTCATTATCAACATGAATCTTTTCTCCACAAAGCACTTTGTTCGTGAGTTCTCTAAAATTTACTGGTATCATAAAATTAAGGCTATTTTTTTGTAAAGTATTTATTAAGTTTAGGTTATGACTTTGGGCCTAATCCTTTATCTTGGATATCTTGCAATCCTCTCCAAACCTCATTTAGGTGAGTTTTGGTACTTCTAAAAATATTTTTAAAATATTTTGGAATTTTATTTATTCTGTCTGTATGTCTACCACCTTCAAATCCTGTATTAATAAATTCATCAACACATTTGAATGCTTCTTCTTCTGAAATATATCTACCTGGTAAGGTTAATATATTAGCATCATTATGTAGGCGAGCCATATTAGCAATTTCTGAATTCCAACAAAGAGCTGAACGGACACCAGACCATTTATTAGCAGTCATATTAATTCCGTTTCCGGAACCACACATTAGAATACCAAAATCGCATTTATTTTCTGTTACATCTTTTGCAACAGCATGTCCGAAGTCAGGGTAATCACATCTTTCAGATGAGTAACATCCCTTGTCATTTACTTCAATTCCAGATTTTGTGGAAAGATACTGCTTTACTTTTTCTTTAAGTTCCCAAGCAGCGTGGTCACAACCAATTGATATTTTCATTTTTAATGTTTTTAATTGGTAGTTTATATTATTGAAATGTATTAAAGTTTTTAATTTCTTTTAGGATTTATTGAAACATCCAGTGTTTTAATTTTATAGTCTAGATAAATAATTTTAGTAAAATCTTCCATTATTCTTTCTATTTCTTTTTCATTATAAACACTAATATCAAATGATATAACATTTACATCATCCTCTTCTTCAGGTATATAATCATTTGGAGTTTCTTCAAATTGAATATCACCGAACACAATAACATCAATATCATTTAAAGTGTTTTTAATTTCTTCTTCAGTTAATTCACCATTTATATAAACTTTGATATTAAATTTTTCCGTTGGGTCAGAATATCTAAATCCAACAGTTCTTTGATATTCATTTATTGATTGTAAGTGTTTCATTTAGTATATATTATTTTAATCGGTTATTTTTTCCACTTCTTTGAATAAACCAATTACAAAGGATTTTAACTCTGAATTACCATTTATATTTGATAATTCGTTCTTAGTAAACATAGTTCTATGTTCATGAGCTTGGTTGCCCTTAAACCAATCAGAAGAATTAAGTTGATAAATTTTATATAAGTAGTCAATTCCCCAACTTTCTTCTATTATAGAAATAAATCTTAAAACTTCTTCTTCTATATCAGACCATTTAAATTCAACACAGTTACTAAACGCATATGGTTTACTTGTGTCTTTTTGTTTCCAAATTCTAATGTAGTAGTTATTTCTAATAGGTTTACCAATAAGTTGACTTCCTGCAATTTCTATTTTGAAATCATCTGTAAGATGTGCTAAATAAGAATCAACATCTTCTTTTAATCTATCATAAGAATTAGACTCCTTTACAATTCTGTATTTAAGAAGTGGTTTATCATTTATAGTAATATCTCCTTTATCATTCTTACCAATCTTTTTAACAACAGTTTTCTTATTTTTAAAACGACCACCTAATAAAGTATCACCAACTTTAATAGGAACTTTAATCATCTCAATTAATTTATCAAAATCATCAACTTTAAATTGCACCAATTCTTCTTTACTCATTACTTTAACTTGTATTTTATCCAGTCCTAAAATTAAAGCCTTTTCTAACCTATGTGTACCATCTAACATTGCAAATATTCTACCTTGTTCATTCTGTACAACTATTATTGGGTAAGATAAGTCTGCAAGAAAAACTCTTTCTTTTGTTTCTAATTTGTCCTCTTCTCTTCCACTAAAATCATAGTTTATAGATTTTGGATCTACTTCTTCAACCGGTTTATCTTTAGCTAGTTCGATGATATCACTTACCCTAAATTTGATTTTGAAATCACCACCATCTTCAAATTTCTCATTGGTGTCCCAAACTCCAGCTATCTTATCAATTGATTCAAATAGTTTATATGTCTTTAAGTATTTCATAATGATGCTAAAAACATTTCACTTTCTTTTTCTCTTCTATCTTGAAGTCCTGGAAATTTCTTACTAACATTGAGTGTTTTAATCTTCTCACCAGCCTCTTCAAATTTACCCTTTTTAATATCCTGTATCATCATTGATTTTCTTAATCCATTAATACCAGTATTGAAAGATATAGAAACTAAGGCATCAAACATATCTTGATTAATTTTAACATCTAATCCTTTTTCTTCCCAATCTTTAAATATTCTTCTAACACCATCAGAAGCATTGGCTAAATCCATTTTAAGTAGATCATCCGCATCACTTTTTGTTATCTTTTGCCCAACTTTGAATTTAGATTTTCTAACTGACTCAGCATGTCCCCAACCAACGGTTATCTTACCGTCTCCTAATTTATAGGCTTTTAAAACAGGTTCTCCTGGATGTCTTGGATCACCTTCTTCTGTTTTAATATGATCCCATCCTTTTTGAGAAAGTGTAAACTCATATCCTTTTTTCCATTTACTTTCTTCAACTTTTATAGAGTCTGCTTTTTCAATATCCTTTTGAGATAAAATAGAAGCTGCGATTTCTTTTGTTTCTGGATCAGCATTTGATCCTTTAACTAAATTAGAAACATTAACAACTGTGTTAAATGCCAATAGAGAAACTAAAACATATTTAATTACTTTACTTTTAGCTTCTTTTGAAAGATTCTTAATCTTATCAATAGCCTTGTTCCAGATAGATTCTATGTCTACTCCTTCATTAATTGAATAATCAATATAGTTAATTATATCATTAACTATTTTTTCTTCATTAAAAGAATTATATGTTTTTACTAACCTCATAAAATGTTTTATTTATAAACTATATATTAATTATATTTTATATATTTGTACCTATGAAAGTAATATTTTTAGATATAGACGGAGTGCTTAATGTTTATCCTCAAGGACATGATGAGTATGGTTCACTATTCCATAAGAACTTTGAAGATAATCTGAAAAGGATTATAGATGAAACAGGTGCTAAAATAGTTATTAGTAGCACTTGGAGAGCTTCTGGTTTAGATATAATGAAAGAAATGTGGTCTAAAAGAAGTATACCTGGTGAAGTTATTGATATAACTACTTTAACTTGGGAACCAGATGAGGAAGGATTAGATTTCTATGAAAGATGTGAAAGAGGTAATGAGATACAACAATGGTTGGATGAACACCCAGAAGTTACTAATTATGTAATCTTAGATGATGATAATGATATGCTTTCAACTCAACAAGATAACTTTGTAAAAACAAGTGATAATAAGGACCATCCTGATTGTGTTGATATAGGTTATGGGTTAACTAATATTTGCACCGACAAAGCTATTCAAATACTTAATAAATGAGTCAGAAAGAATTACAAGATTATTTAATAACATCTGGGCTTTTCAAAGTTCAAGCATTAGGAACTTCATATAAAGGATTTAGTATGGGTAAGGTTGAAGTTGATATAGTTAGATATAAACACGGCGAACAAGAACAATGGGTTGAATTTACATTCGGTGGTGTTAATTTGTTTGCTTGTCATAAATTAAAAGATTTAGATTTTACAACTTTGTATCAAGAATTGAATAAGATATATGGATTTGATCCGAAATTTATACAATGGTCAAAAATTGAATTAAGAAATTATAACTTAGAAAAATTATTATGAAAAAACTAATTATTATCCTCTCCCTTATAACTACAAATCTTATTTCACAAAACAGTGATAGTTATTTTGCTATGAGTATTGAAGATGGTTTATATCATTATTTTGAAGGCTTAGGTTCTAAAAAAATGGAATCAAAATCAAACTGTGATTGTGAATTACAATCTTTTAGTGATATCTTTATCACTTTAGATAAAACTGATAATAAGTTTATTAGGTCAAGTTATATAGACACTCTTTTATTAAATGATTATATATATGATGAAGATGTAAATCATTTTATGACTAGTTATATAAAATTCTTGAAAAAGAAAAATATAGTGTTCAAAGATGTTTTAATTACCATTGATATAAAAAGATATTGGATTAGGTTTAATATTTTTAGACTTAAGTATAAAGTAAGATATAAAATTATAGTTACCTATAACTATAACCCAATTGAAAAGAAATGAAAAAGAAAGATTTAAAAAAAATAGCTAAAATAATTACTGATGAAATTAGGAATTATAATTCACCAATGGCTGAAAAAATAGATGAGTATACTTGGTGTGAATATGATTCGGAGGTTAGTTCTAAATTCAAAAAAATGATTTTATCATTATCAAATTATAAAAACAATTTAAGATTTGATGTAAGTGATTCTAGAATATCTATATCCACTGAAGACCTTACTTTAATCAAGAGTAGTAAGTTAAAACCGAATCAACTATTTAATGAAGAAAACTATTTAAGAATTGAGGTATTTAAAGATGGGTTTAGTGTAAATCACGGATACAACAAAAGATCATTTTATAAAGATGATAATATGTATAATGACTTAATTGATGATATTAAAGATATTACTAAGAAAATTAACTCTGAGAATTTCATAGAAATATGGGATGATGTTATGAAAGAATCAGGTGTTATCAGAGATTCTAACTTAGATGATTTACTAAATGGATAGTATTTATATAGTTCGTTCTCACTTCGAGAACTACGATTCAACAAGCTGGAAAATTATTGGTCTATTTACTGATAAAAAATTAGCAGAAGATGTTGCTAAAAAATGGAAAGACTTCTATGAAGAAAAGATGTATAGTGTTTTCAACAAACCAAAAGACTGGGTTCCAAGTGAAACAGATTTAGAATATGGTGATGAATGGGAAGAGTCAGAAGAATACTCACACCGACATGCTAAATATAATGATATATTGAACTTTAGAGAAATTGTTATTGAAGAGTTTGAATTAAATAAAGATAGAGCTTTAGAGGACTCATTTGTAAATGAACACCTTCTGAGTCTAATGACTCAATGGGATAGAAATTATAAATTAGAAAAAATAATAAAATAAATGAAAGTAGACGTATTATCCTTTTCCAACTGAATTGGATAATGAAATTGGCGAGAAAATGAGAAAGATTGGTTCTGAGTTTGGTGCTACAACAGGAAGACCTCGCAGATGTGGTTGGCTTGACTTACCTGCTCTTAAATACTCTTGTATGATAAATGGTGTCACTGAACTTAATATAATGAAATTAGACATTCTAAGTGAGTTTGAGACTGTCAAAGTTTGTGTTGGTTATAATGTTGATGGTGATTTTTATAAAGATACTATTCCATTTGATGTTTCAGTTCCAATTGAACCAATTTATGTTGAGTTGAAAGGTTGGAATAAAGATATTTCTGATTGTAAAGTATTTGAAGAACTTCCAAAAGAAGCTAAAGATTATATTGCTTTTATTCAATTAGAAACAAATTGCCCAATAACAAGAGTATCTGTTGGACCGGATAGATTACAAACAATAATGAGATAGTATGAAAATCGAAAAAATAATTAAAGCCAAGTTTCTTAAATCAGGTGATTATATATCAACCACCGGGGAAGAGATTATAGAAATTGATATAGACTTTAATCAACTATTAGATATAATATCAGAAATCGAACTTAAAAGAGACGGTTTTGGTAAAAATATACATAAAGGAGCCTTTACAGGTATAGATTATCTTGGTAATCAAGTTAATTTTTCTTCTTATGTAATTTGGCAAGATGATGATAAAATTTATAAGTATAGATTTGATGAGAATTGGATACCTTTTAATAGTGAGATACTAAGAAGAGATAGAGATGTCAAATTAAATAAAATAGTGAGATAATGATAACTTTGGAATTGTTAAATAAATTTTCACACGAATCTCTAAGATATAAAGAGGATATAAATGTTCTTTATTACACCTTAAACAATTTTTCCGGATCTGAAGGTATTGATATCCACCTTACATTTAATAACGGAGGTGGTGAGTTTGTTAGTAAAGGAAGATATGAAGACTGGTTACAATCAAGAAGAGATGAAAAAATAGATAAAATTCTAAATTAAATCCGTATATTTGTAGTATGAAAACGTCAGATAAAAAAAGAGTGTTCGTGGATATGGATGGTGTTCTTTGTAACTTCTACAAAGCCGCTAAACAAGCTCTTATAGAAAATCCAAATCAAAAATATCCACAATCACAATGGGGATTCTTTTTGAAACTAGAAGAAATCCCAGGTGCTATTGAAGGATTCAGAAAACTTGAAGAAAAATATGATTTGTGGATTCTTACAAGACCTTCTTTCAAAAATGTAAATTGTTATACTGAGAAAGCTCAATGGATTTGGGATCACTTAGGTTTTGATATTGTAGAGAAAACAATTATGGCTCCTAATAAATCTTTCTTAAAAGGTGATTATCTTATTGATGATATGGGTAATGCTGGTCAAGAAGAATTTGAAGGAGAATGGATTCACTTTAAAACAGAAAAGTTCCCCAATTGGGAAACTGTTGTTGAATATTTAATGAATAAATAATATGAATGAAAAATTAGAATATCCTATACCTAGTGCCTTATATAAACATTATAAAGGTGGTATTTATGAATTCCTATTTATGGCTCCTCATACAGAAAGTAAAGAGATTTTAGTTATTTATAAGTCTGTTTTATTTGGATCTTACTATGCTAGACCATTAGAATCTTGGAATGGATTAACTGAAGATGGTCAGAAGAGATTTGAATTGTGGAATGATTAATTAGATTTGTCTTTATTATCACTCATTGTTTTCATACCCATTAAGGTACCAATGATACTGAATGCGTTTGTTAATAAGATACTCATTATATTTACCCATGAAGATCCAATTACATCTGTTTTGAATCCAGCAAATAAGGTTATAACATAAACAATTGTTGTGGTTATTCCAACCCCTAAAATAACCCAAAGAGCTACTTTAACTATACTACCAATTAACTCAAATTGAGTTTTCTTTTGCATTAATTCTAAATCATCAATCGCTACTTTCTTTGCGTTCTCAGCTTCTTCTTTTGCTTTTTCTGCAGTTAATCTTAAACTATATGCCTCTTGATGTGCTAATGTGGCATCATCTAATGCTTTTTGTAAAGCAACATTTTGTTCTTTTTCTTTTTTCTCAGCATTTCGGAAATGTTGTTTACTAACAAGTAAAAGTTCTTCGGCTTTATTTTTTTGTGCTTCCGCTTCATCTACTGCTTTTTGTAATTGTCTATTTACTCTTTCATTTTCTTTTTCTGATTTAAGTAAATCAGTATTTCTACTTTGAATTTGTTTTGTTATATCTAATCTTTTTCTACGATTATCTTTATCTTTTTCAATAGATTCTTTGATGTAGGATTCAAATTCTACATCACCATCAGTATCAATTACCTTTAAAATATTTCCTTCAAGACTAATTTTTTTAGTCTTGTGCATATCAAGTAATTGGTCCTTGGTTTTTTTATCTATTTTAATCATTTAATTATTTATAAACTTTAAAAGGAGCAGTTCTTTTTTTATACCCTTCATAATCTTTTTTAAATTCTTCTAATCTTGGTTCTATCTCATCTGATTTTATAATCCAGAATTGAGCACCGGCTTTAATTGCCTTGGCTTGATCATCGGATTGATTTGATGAAGATATAATACCAATAACAACACTATTACCATATTCAAAATTAATCTTTCTAATTAATTCTATACCATCAAAAGATCCAATAATATTCAAGTCAACAAATACACATTCTGGTTTTCCTGTTCCTTCTTTAAGCCACTTTTTGAAAAGAATTTCAGCTTCATCTGAACTTTTTAAACTTTGTAGTGATAATGTAATATCTAGAAGACTACATGCGTCTTCAAATACTAAGTGAAATAAGTCTTCATCATCTACTAATAAAATTGAATCTATCATTTTGTTTCTTTTTTTGTTCTAGCATTTTAATGCTTATTATATTAATTCTGCATTTTTTTGTATATATTAAAAACAAAGTATGAATTTTATTTACCTTCTCTGTTATTTACATAATATTAAAAACAAATTTGTTACTTATGAAAATATTTAGTATATTTGTATATAATTAGTTAGAAACTATATAAAATTATGATATTCTATCTCGGTGATATACACGGTAATTTCAATCTTATCAATCAATACATTAAAATGTATGGCTTAAAAGATGCTCATATAATTCAAGTAGGTGATTTCGGAGTTGGGTTTAATACCTTTGAAAAAGAAAAAAGATTACTACAAATGACACATGATGTTCTCGTTAAGAATAATATCATTGTTTGGGCTATTCGTGGTAACCATGATTACAAACCTTACTTTGATAATGATCCATTTGAATTCACTAATATTAAATTAGTAAAAGACTATACTGTTCTTAATTTAGAAGGAAAAAATATTCTTTGTATTGGTGGAGCAGTCAGCGTAGATCGTATGTGGAGATATACTAAGGCTCAAAAACTTGGAACTTATACAACTCCAACTATGGGTCAAGAAAGCTGGTGGCCTGATGAGGTATTTGAACTTGATATTGATAAATTAAAAGATTTAAAGGATATTAATATTATGGTAACTCACACAGCTCCTGATTATTGTTTTCCTGATAATAAAATGGGATTAGGTCCTTTCGTAAATGGAATTATAAAAGATACTGGTGATGTTAATTTAAAAACAGATTTGATGTATGAGAGAAATCAAATGACACATGCTTTTCAAATTGTTAAACTAAATAATGATATTGAACATCACTATTATGGACACTTTCACAAAAGCGATGTTCTTAATATGTATGGTACTAAACACAGATTGTTAAATGTTGGTGAACTTTGGAATGAAAGAGATTAAACTATGAGAAGTCAAACCGTAATATGTATTCGTTGGAAGTTATCTGGTAGAATTGAAGTCTTTGTTAATTTAGGTAAAGTATTCACTAAATATAATAATAGTGAGTTAGGTGTTAGTAGAGCATCACTAGATAGGAAAGATTTATTTGGAGGATATCAAAATGGTTCAGTAGAAATATTAAAATCATATGTTAGTTAATATCAAAATAAATTTGGTAAATGAAAAATCTTGCTTTATATTTGTATAGAATAAATAATTAACACTACGAATTATGAAATTAGTTAAAGTAACAACAAAACATACACAAGATGAAATTGAAAATATTGCATCAGTTGCTAATCCTGCTCAACTTCAAATCCTAGAAAAGATTTACTCAAAATTCGAGTATGTTGAATTTGTAGATGAGAATAAAATGGTTTCTATGTTCTGTGTTGTTGATGACTACACAATCAAAGACTTAGTTGAAAACTACATTAATTTATCTATTGATTTCTCTTTTGAAGATTTAACAAAAGATGTTTTTTTGTGTAATGATATTAAAACTGATTTCTTAGGTGATGATGATATTGATATGACTGATATGATTAATGAATTAGTTACTAACTTTTATAAGAATAATGTTGAGGTTGATGATATCTTAGATAAAATTTTAGTTAAGGGTGTTACCTCTATCAATGATTTTGATAAGTTAATTTTAGAAAATGTTTAAAATAAAAACCCCCACTAAATAAGTGGGGGTTTAATTATTATCCGTTTGGATTAACAGTTTTTTCTGAAGCTGCGGTAAATTTTAACATATTAGTTTCTTTATTATATGTTAATAAATGTCCTTTTTGATTTTTTTCAGCAACTTCGGGAATGAATGAAAATAAAGGTAATCCTTTTTGAATCATTGCTATTACAGCAAGTACTTTATCAACTAACTCAGCAGGTACACCAGATTCGGTGATTAATTTTCTATTGCTTTTAACAATTTCCCATCTACTAGATTTGGTAATTTTACCACCCTCATAAGTAGAGTCTAAATATTTTTTAACAGCTTCTGCTAATTTAACATCATCAGTTTTTGATAAGTCTACCTCAGTAGCAGTGGATTTATTGAAAAGCTTACCAAGTCCAAGTATTTCTTCCTCATTTACAACTGAGTACTGTTCGAATGTTTTAACGTATTTCATAATTATTTTAATTTTTATAATGTATATATTATATATTAAAATTGAATTTTTATATCATGGGGAAAGGAAAAATAAAAAAGAGGATTTCTCCTCTTTTAATTATACTAATTCCATTTTCTCTTGTTGTAGCAGTTCCATAGCTCTCGCCATTCTTGTTAAACCAATTCCTCCACCGAATCTTGGAAAGAAATCTAAACTTAGAAATTCGTCAAGTTCTTTCTCTACTCTTTCCTTACCAAATAGTTCAAATAACTTACCAGCATATCCACCATCTGAAATAGTGTAGAATAACTCTCTCATAGTTTTAACATCTGAACTTCTCTCAGCTGATCCAATTGTTTCTTGACCAAAAAGGATAACATCAATCTTATTGAAAGTTCCTTTATCACTTCTACGCATATTGTAAAATGGTGAAGTTCTTATTGGGAAATTTTGTAATGAAATACAATGTCCTAATTCCTTCCACATTCTAGATTCATGTTCATCTTCAAGTATTTGAACACCTCCATATTCCCTACATAGGTCTTCATAGTTTCTTTCAATTGGAGAATCAAAACCTAAGAATTCTAATAATTCAGATTCTAATTTTTTCAATTCATTCATACCACCTTTTGATTCAAACTCAAACATAGGAAATATTAATTCGTGTCTACCAGGAATTGGATCTTTCTCTTGACGATAAGATGTTGAGATACAAAAACATCCTTCCCATTCTGGATTTTTTAAAAGTTCAAATTCTAAGTGCATTTGACCAGTTTGTGGTAAAGGCCATGTTTCTCCACTGTATTCAAATGTTGTTACTGAATGTGGATTTTCACAAGCTGCTAAAATAGACAGTCTTGATTGTGTTGGTACTTCAACGAAGTTTTTTTGCAAAAAAAAGTCTCTCATTTTTTGTACGAGAGAATTGTAAGCTAATGTGTTTTTCATATAGAATTTTTTTTTTGAGTAAGAAATTAATCCTACTCAAAAATTATTATCTTTCTATATATCGAATTTATATTGCTTTGTTTAGTAAAAAATTACATTTTTTTATTAAATTTATAAGCAACACCAAAAGTTAAATTGTTCATCATTTTAACATCACTGGTGCTTCTGAAGTTCATCTGATCTTGCATAATAAAGTTAAGAGGTTTACCAGGAAATAAAGTCAATTTAGTAGTACCATAAATTATACAATCATTGAAGTCTTTAATATTTGGTTGATAATAATATTCAGTTGAAAATCCAAATAATTTCTTTTCTATTTTTATTTTAACTCTGATAGAGTGTCTTAATTTATTTGTATTAGGATCAACCATATAATCTGTGTTCTGATAAAGAAAAGCGTATGATAAAGAAGCTTTACCCCAACTAAACTTTTCTTTAAATCCACCGCCAATACCTAGCCAGTTATCTGCTTGAATTTCTCTTATTAATGAGTAGTTATATTGATAAGTTGTGAATAAATCCCAGTGTTCTTTATTATAACCAAAGTTGGCTTTTTGAATTAGTTCATTTTGTGAAAGTTCCGGTATGTATTGTATGTTGTAGTTTGTGCCTAAATCTAATGCTATATGTTTCCCAAAGTCAAAATAATTGTTGCCTGTAAAGTTTAGACCAATTATATTTCCGGATTTACCTTGGTTTAAACTACCTGATAAACTATTATCTAAAGAGATTTCTTTTTGAGCATTAATTGATATTGATAAGAGTAGAGATGATAATAAAATTATTAATTTATTCATATGTAGTGATTAATTTTTGTAAAAATTATATATTATTTTTTATATATAAGAAAAATAATTTAACCACTATGGCTAAGGCAAAACAAACATCCAATGAAAGATCATTTTTAAGTAAACCAAAAATAAGAAGATCTGGAGTACACGCTAAAACTAAAACTTCTAAAAATAGAAAAGCTAAGAACTATAAGAAGGTTTATAGAGGACAAGGTAGATAAACTATTATCTAATCTTATCATATAATTGGTATGAGTTTTGTAAGTCAAATTTTTTGGATAAACCTAATTTTATTTTTATGGTTTAACACAGACGCTTTTATAAGCTACTGTAAACTATTTAGATTAAATAAATTATTCAAATTAAATGATTTTGATGATTATAAGATAAATAACCCCAAGGCGGATTATTTAAATTTTCTAAGAATAAAACATACAAGTTTTATAGTAGAACTATTTACTTGTAAACCATGTTTTTGTTTTTGGGTTGTTCTAATTGATATACTATTGTTTAGTAGTTTAATCAATTTAGCCACAATTTATCTTTTATCATACATATCATATAAAATATTAAATAAATATGTCTATCAATAAAGCACAAATATCTAGAACAATGGTGATTAACTCACCCGTACATCTATGGACTTTACTTAAGAATAAAGAAGAGTTTTATCACAATAGACCAAATATTAATATGTTTATGTATATAGCTGATAGATATATAAATGGATGTAGATGTGATGATAATATAAATCTACCTTCTATGAATAAAGAATATAATACTTTGAAAAATAACACATCAGTTGTTGAGATGTTAAAAACAGAATTTCAATGCTCTGATATTATATTTAATAACAATTTAGAATCCTAAGTAGTAACTTTATTGAACACTAACTTACAAGTTAAGTTATGTGATAATTGTCTGATGAAATTATAACTGGCTTTTTCTTTGTGTAAAAGAGGAGCCTTTTTTATTATTTCAAAATTCAAATTTTCATCCATATAAATTAAACCAGCATATTCCGGTATCTCATCTATACTAACTAATCCAGTTGGAGTAACAAAATGAAAGTAATTTGATGTTAGATATAAAGTATCTTTAATCATTTGATTATTCTCTTTAATCATTCTTTCTTTTGTGCATTTTCTTTCTAACATTAGTTTATGCTTTTCTTTATTGAAATCTGCTTTAAAATCAGATCTTGAAATCTTAACTTCATATTCATAGATATAATCCGATTTACTAATTGATATAACATCACATTCTGATAAACCATATCCTGTAAATCTTGTTGTGATTGGTGAATGTTGTTTCTCATATAGATGCATAGAAAGAGCGGCTTCTATATTTTTAGATTGAGAGTTATTTCTCTTAATCTTTTTGATTGATGATTTTCTTGACATAAGTTATATATAATAAAAAACCCATCAGACTAATCTAATGGGTTTTAATTTTTTAATTGTATAAAAATTATGCGAATTGAACATCAACAACTTCAATATCAAATACTAATTCTTTACCAGCTAATGGATGATTACCATCTATTACAATATGGTCTTCATTAACTTCTTTCACAACAACCTGTACTGGTCTGTTATCAGCACCAACAGCTTGTAATGATTGACCTACTTGAACTTCACCTGGCATTTTATCCAAAGGTACTTTAACAAAAAGATCTTCTCTAACTTCACCATATGCATTTTCCGGTTGAATGTTTATAGTTACTTTATCACCTGGTTGTTTACCAAGTACCGCTTCTTCAAATCCAGGAATTATTTGACCTGAACCTACTTGAAATTTCAAAGGTTCTCTGCCTTCTGAGGAATCAAAAACCTCTCCTGTTGTTAGTTTACCAGTGTAGTGAACACCCACGGTACTTCCTTTTATAATCATGATTAATCTATATTTTTAATTTATATAACTATAAATTAAAAAGTTTAATCTTTCTTAAACCATTTAAAGAATGTGCTTTTATCTTTTTGAACTTCTATATAACCATTCATATTAAATTGATCAGTATCTAGTAAGCAAGTAAATTGATGTCCTTTATATCTTGTTCTTAAACCAGGATATGATTGAGACCCGCCATTATAAAATAAGTCTCTCATTTTTATTAATTGATGTCCTTCTACATTAATACCCAACTCTTCTTTTATTCCTCTTATTGCTGATATTAGTGAATCTTCTCCAAATTTCATCTTTTCAGAAACAGATGATGGCATATTTCTTCTTCTAACCCTACCATCTTTAAACTCTTGTTTATCTTCTTTTAAGACCCAGGTTACATTATCTTTATCTTTATGATATATTCTAACTCCAACAAATTCGATACTTCTAATCAAATATCCACCTCTATCTTCTAAATTACATTCTTCACCTCTTATTTCATCTAAAAGATGCTCAACATTTTTTGCTTCTCCGGTTCCCCACTCTTCAACCGGGATAGAATATTCTTTGAGTTTATTTGTTAATTCTTCAACTGTGTTAATTAGATTAGGATTGAAGTCTTCAAAGATTTTAATGTATTTCATATTCTATATATTAAACTTTTTATGATTATTATTATACCAATATATGTGAGAGAATCTTTTAATGAGTATAAAAAAACATTAGAGTTAAATCTAATGGGAATTACATATCTATATGATGGTGATGCTATTTCATCAACTGATGAATCTTACTCAGAAATAAAAACAACACCTCTCACATCACCCACTTTCATTATTACCACTATTATTAAGATATATAATGAGAGTATTAAAAACATGATTTCCAAGTCTAAAGAAATCATAATTCCTGAAGAGTCTATTACAAAGAGTACAGTTTTTGGTGGGAATATTTTAGATAAGTTAACTGAGATGGGTATTAAACCTCTTTATATTTTTGCATCTAAAAAAGGATCTAAACTATTTGGAATTACTAAAAAACCAGAAATAAACAGAGCATTTCCTGGATACTTCTATAATATAGAGAGATTTATTGGATTACATTTAGATATTTTTTATTCTCCGCTAATAGAAGAAGAAGATGGTGAATCTGTTTTATATGTAACTGATAAATCATTTCAAAGTCTTGTTTATTCCGTACAAAATATGGATTATAAAATAATACCTCAAAATGAAATTAATGGTGATAAACCATATAATGAAATTGAATGGTTGCATACTTTAGATTATAAATTATATGATTGTAATTATAACTCATATAAAATTATTATAAAAAATGTTTCTAAAATAAGACAAGATAAAATTAATCAGATATTAGATGGAAATTGATTTAAGTAGAATGCCATTAGGTCAGGTAGATAGTTTATATGATTTAGACAGAATGAAGGCTGGGTATATAATGAAAGATATAAATAAGTTAAATGAGTCTTGTGAGATTAAATATAATTATATGATTATTCCAATGACTGTTTATAATATACTTGAACACCACCCCGCATTTTTAAATAGAAAAATAAAAGAATCGGAACCTGATGGTTTATGGAATGTTGGAACTATCTTTGGATATGAATGCTATTTAGACATGCATATGTCTCCTGATCAAATATCGGTTTATTATAATAAACAAATCGCTAGAGATTTAAAAATAGATTCTATATTAGAAGGGAGAATAATTCCAGAAACTAAAGTTGATATAACAATTATCAATTAACCTTTATACTTAAAACCTTCAAACTTAGCAATCACTTTCTTATTATTGTGATCAATAGTCATTAAAGATTTTCTATCAGTTTTCATTGCTTTAGTAGATCCTGCTTTTATAAAATCTTCTTTAGAAACTGTAGTTGGTCTACCTTCTTTATTAACTAATTGATATTCATAGCTTTCTTCGGTCTTAATAGCTTTACCATATTTATCAAGTTTAGTTACATTTTCAGTTGGTATAACTTTGTTATCAACAGCTGGTTCAGTTTGTTTTCCTTCTGATGGTTCACTCCATTTTAACCCCATATTTAATTTAACCCCTGATAAATCTGAGATAATCTTATTTTTGAAAATATCAATAAATCTAAATCCTTTATATGGATCAACATCACAAGTTCCAAATACATTAGAGATAGAACCAATACCACCGTGTCCACCAGAAACAGTTATTTCATCTTGCCCAATTGATGTATCTGGATCATAATATCCTAAATGTAATTTGAAATTATCTAGTAGACCGGTCATATACTTACCTAAATCATCAACAAATCCACCACCTTTTAATGTAGGAAGTTCTTCTGTTTCAGCTATCTTTTTATAAGAACATACTTGTAGAGTTCCACCATATTGTAATAATATAAATTTAGGTTCTTTAGATATTAAACCATCATTGAAATCCTTTTCAATGATTGTTCTTGCTCTTAAAGCATTTGCCCAAGTTCCTGTTGGTATGAAAGCTAATTCACCAATTAAAACATAACCATCTAATCTTATTAATCCACCAAATTGAAAATCCTTTAAGAATTCTTCTTGAGTGTTATAAATCTTTTTAGTTCCTTTTCCTCTAGTTCTTTGTTGCATTGTAGCCAATCTCCATCTTGAATCTTCTTCAAAATCTTTAGGTTGTCCTTTTCTATAACCAGTATGAACATTATGCTCACCATAAACTTGTTTCATTGTATTGAATATTGAATAGATAGAAGCGTCTTTACAATTGTGAATAACAGATATCAAAGTCTTAGTATCTCCTCTTTTTAAGAATTGATTGAAAGCCGCTCCAAATTCTAATCTTGTTTTGTCTGACTTCTTAATATCTGATAAATTAAAGTCAAGTAGTCTTTGCCAACTAACACCATAATCTTGATATCTAGCTGAGTCAATCATATCAATAACTGATAAAGTTAATTCATCTTGTGGTACTCCCAGTGCTTGACAAACTGCTTCATAAGCTGAGTTTGTTTTTTTCTTTTGAACTGGAGAACTTTTATATTTTTCTAAATCTTCTGCTGAGAATAAACCATGATGATCTAAATAATAATCAATCTGTTCATCTCTTTCATCACCAGGCATATTTGCAAAGTCTAATACTATATTAATTAGGGTAGGGTCTAAAGTTGTATATTTCCAACCTTCTGAATAATTAAGAATACCGTATTTTTCAATTGTGAAACCTTTGTTAAGTAACCACTTTTTCATCTCAATAGCACAGAATATTCCATCCATATCATCATGAGTATATAAGGCAACTTTCTTACTTTTGCCTTTTCTAGTCCAGAACTCTTCACTAACTGGGAGTCTAGGAGATGCCTCTTCATTAACAGGCGACCAATCGTTAAATTTCTTAATTATCACAATGGTATATATTATATTTTATAAATCAATATTTTTAAGTAGTCTAATTCCATATTATACATACTGATGAATAAACCATAGTCTTTTAGTCTACTACTAGCTACATCAATAATTTCTTTCATTTCTTCAGATTGTACTAATTTATGTAATTCACTTTCTATCTCACTTCTTGTCATGAATCCAAAAAGGTTCTTTTTAATTTTAACTTCTATAACTGGTTGAAGTTTTAATGTTATATCTTTATCAACTAAATGACTAAATAACTTTTTCTTAAAATCTACATTGATCATCCAACCATCATCTACTAAGTCAATAAACATATCTTTAATATCCTCTGGATAAAGACCATAGTATTTAATATAATCTTCTTCTTGGTTCTCAAAGAATTTTTTAAGATGTTTCATTACTTTTTACCGTAGTTTTTCATTACTCCTTTATCAGTTCCTTTCTGATCTTCTTCCTCATACTTAGTAGCAAAGAAGTTTTCTGAATCAGTAACAACTTTAACATCTGAATCCATAGTAGCATAAGGTCCTAATTTACCAGAACGGTAAACTCCACCAAACATATCACCATTTAAATACCCATCTTGGAAGTAACAATCAGTTAGTTGACTTCCTTCTACTTTACAATTTAAAACTTTAGTTTTAGTTGCCTCAGCATATTGTAATTTACATTTAGTTAATTGTGAGTTTGTTATTTCAGTTCCAACTAATAAACAGTCTTCAAATATTCCTTCTGCTCTACAATTTAATAAGTCATAATTTTTAATTATTGAAGTTGTTTTAATAGTTGCATCAACTACTTCCATAACTTGTGTAGCTGTTACATAGTTTATTATACATTCAGTTAGATTATCACACCCATCTACTAAATTAAATATCTTATTAAATATTTTATTATAGTAAGCAGATACCATATCATAATTATTATTTTGATCTATTTGAATTTGAATAGTTGGGAAATCTACTATAAAGTTATCATACTTAGAAATATTTTTAAACTGAGAAATATTTTTTTCTAAGTGTTCTTCTAATTTAATAATATCTTCTGAGTTGAATGACACATCGATTGAATCATAAACATTGATAATAAATCTATCCATAAAATAAATTAAGTTACCAATATTCTTTTCATAATCTTTACCGCCAATATATCTTAACTCTAATCTTTGAGATTCTTTTTCATTGTTAATGTGTAAGAAGTTTATACCATAATACTTATCATTTGGTAATCTTAAATTATTTTTAACAACATCAATTGATATATTAAAGAAATCATATTCTTTGAATGGTATCATTTTCTTAACAGATTTTGCGTAAACATTATCTTTTCTAGATGGATAAACTCTATAGATTTCATCTTCATCAGTGTTTAATATTAATTTAAGAGTGTTTAAGTCATTAAGATTTTTATCACCATTGAATGATAAGTTAAAATGCACAGATGATTTTTCATTTGTGTATCCATAATTTTGAATAAATTTAACTATTTTAATTAAATAATATTTAGCATCATAATAATCTAATGGACCAGTAACTAATTCAACCATGTTAGATCCACCTGATAAATCTGGTTCAATTTTGAAATTCTTTTCATCTGGAGTGAAATCAGAGTGATATTGTCTGAAACCCCAAACTTTAACAGGACTTAGTTCTTGGTTTAATAATTCTAAAGTCTTATAGAAAGATATATCTTTCATATAAAATTCAAACTCAAAGCCAACCTTTGCTTTCTTTAATTTATTTGTTTGGTTTAAAAACTTATCTGAGTACTTCTTCATGTTTGTATATATTAAAATCCTTTTATCAAAATCAAATTATAATAAAAATGTCCAGGAGAAGATTTTATTTTTATATATATTTTTAATTATACAAAAAATATGGGTATTAATGGAGTTTTTCTGCGTCTATTGCAAAACAAGAAAGAAGTTTGATAAGTATATCAAAATTAATAGAGTAAAGAATAAGTATATAATTGATATTAAAAAGATTATAGACGAGGAACAGGTAGACTTTTCCAATGATAGAACATATCTTAAGATTTTAATATTCCAAAAGATACAACAAGCCATAGATAAAAAGAAAGATATTTATTACATACCTGACTTTGATAATGAATTCTCAATAGAAAAACTTCTCAACCTTAAAAAAATCCTCGGTCAAAATAACTTCAATGTTTTGATATTTTATAATGAATTTAGAAAAAATCCAGAATACATAGATGATGTATTTGGTAACTTATCTAAGTTCAGTAATTCTCAAATTATTCGTGATTATTAATAATCAGACATAAGATTTAATAGAGATTAATAATTAATTAATATATAATAAAAATTAATTAATATAATGTCATCACCTCTTGGATTAGTATCAAGTCCTAACTTTAAAAAGAATAAGGCAACTACTCAATATAATAGAATTTCAAAAAAAAGTGAACCTGAGTCTAATACTAATTACGAAAATTCAATGTATGGTAGTGATTCTGTTGCTTATTTTCCAATCAAACCAGATTCGGAAGATGGTCAATTTGAAAAGCAAATATCAGAAGTAGATCCAAAACCACATACTAATGACATATATGATGTTAGAACACAATCAATAATTGATTGGTCAAAAAATTCACTAACTAATGTACAATTAAAAGCTGCGGATTTTGCTTATTTAAGATTTTTAGGCGTTTATCCAAACAACAGACTTATAGTTTGTAGAAAGTTTGGTGCTGCCGTAGGTAATGATTTATCTAAAGCAACCACTCCAGTTTCTACTATAGTTACTTGGAGAAAACCAGGAGAAGATTTTTTTGATATATCATTTGGTGAAGAATGGGTAGCAGCAGAAAGTGGATTTAAAAAAGTTTTAAGTGATATAGGTGATCAATTTAGACTAAGTGGTACTGGTGATGCCGCGGCTGGTGGATTTGGTATTACTCCACTTCCTGGATTTACTGAAATATGGCAAAGACAGATTATGAAAGATATTGGACTTATTGATGAAAAAGGAGCTGATACAATACCTTCTGGTAGTCCAAATTTAATTAAAGAAGCTATGATGAGAAAAACAATTGCTGATGATGAAACTGGATCTGGTTTACAATGCTCTATATCAGTAAAAGTTGTAGCTGAGTATGAGCAAAAATTTATAGGTGGGTTAGATCCAACTAAAGCATTTTATGATATTATAGGTAATATTGCTAAATTTGGTACACAAGAATCTGTATTTTTTTTAAATGGTGGTGAAAAAGCTGGCACAAAAGCTAAGGAGTTTTTAACAAAAATGAAAAATAACCCGAAACAAGCTATATCAGATTTAATAGAAGGCGCGGTAAAAGCTCTAAAAGCAATAAAAAATACTATTTTAGATGCTTTAGGTCTTGGTAAGAAAAAAGATACAGATGATGCAGAAAAAAGTGAGGAACCTGATGGTGGTGCTATTTTTGATAAATTTATCAATTCTCTACTATCTGTGATTACTGGAATTGTTAAGAAATTTGAGGTTAGAATATTTGGTATTATAAATGCTTTAACTGGTCAATCATCTGGTACATATCATGTTACTATAGGCAATCCTAAAAGACCTCTTTTTTGTTCAGGTGATATGATTGTGAAGGAAGTAACTATAAAATTTGGAGAAACATTAGCATTCAATGATTTACCATCTAGAATAACTGCTGAGTTTACTATGACCAATGCTAGACCACTAGGCCTTCAAGAAATAATGGCTAGATTTGCACAAGGTCAAGGAAGATCTTATAAAGCTGGTCCTTCATCATGGCAGGAAACTGCTGGTGGAGATTTTACACCAGCTGCTCTTGATAACACAGCACCTGCCCCTCCAGGATCAACACAATCATCTGATAATACACCAATTGGTGGACCTGCTGATGCTGGTAGTACTGCAGATGGAACACAAAATACCGGTGGAACTCAATCTAATCAAACATTTGCAGTTGGTTCTGGTCAAGAATCAAATACTAATTCTAAAATTGATCCAGATAAAGTTAAAAATACAAATGAGTTAAGTACTCCTGCTACACCAGCTGTTAATGATGTTAAACCAAATCCAGTTATTGGTCCTCAACTACAAGGTAATGTTCCCACTACTGGTGGTCTACCTGATGTTGGTAAAACAGGTCAGTCAAAACCATTAACAGATTCTCAAATAAGGGCAGCTTCTAATGAAGATTTAAAATATAGAAATAATAAAATAGATGATGAATTGAAAAACACATCTGAGACTGTTACTAACAAAGGAACTAATGCTTTTGGATCAACATATCAATACTCGACAATAAATCCAAAATATACATCTCTTACAGAAGAAAAAGCTTCTATTAATAGTGAGTTACAAAATAGAGAAGATGAAGGTCTTGTTTAATAAAATAATTTTATAACATGAAAATTTATGATTTAGATAATGTAAGAAGAGTCAAACAAAAGTTAGACAAGGAATTAGGTCAAGAGTATTTTTTTGATCTAACTCAAAGTACTTTTATTAGTAGAAGAGATGTTAATCTTAATTATTGGTATGTTCAACCAGATGAAGAGATGAGAATAGATATTCTTTGTTATAGAATATATGGCACTACTGAATATGTTGATATTTTATTAAATGTTAATAGAATTGATAACCCATTGAATATCAAAAACGGAGATATTATTAAATATCCGGGAAAAGATGATATCAATTTATTCAGAGTAGAAGAAACACAAAAACAAGTAGTTCAAAGACTACTAAATAGAAATAAATCTACTAGAAAAGATAATAATAGAAAGAACTATCTTGAACAGAATTATTCATTACCACCAACCGTGTTATCAACACCGACCAATGCTGTTAGTATTACTGGCCCAGATATTGTTATAGGTGGTGGCTTACTTCCATCATAACCTATCTAAAATTATATATAATTAATGGCATCTAAATCTCAACAATATTTTAATAACATATCACTTACTAAGAAGAATACTATTTCTCTTGTAGTTAACGCATGCAAGCAAAAAGGTATTACTAATGCAATATTTCAAGCTGGGTTATGTGGTATAGTTTCTAAAGAATCTGATTTTGTTCCAAAGGGAGAAGGTTCATATGCTACAACTTCGGCTGCTAGAATTAGAACTATTTTTGGAAAAAGATTTAAATCTTATACAGATGCTCAAATAGATGTTATTAAGACAGACCAGAAACAATTTTTTAGTATTGTATATGGTGATAACTACGGTAATGGTGCTCCACCAACACAAGATGGATGGACATTCAGAGGTAGAGGATTTAATCAGTTAACCTTTAGAGGTAACTATCAAAATATAGGAAAAGGATTAAACTTAGACTTAAATGCCAAACCAGAGTTAATGGAAAATTTGGATACAGCAGCTAAAGCTCTTGTCCAATACTATATTAATAGTTTTAGTTCAATGAAAGCCACTTTATTTAGTCAATATGGTATTACTAAAGGTAATAGTTCTATTGATACTATGAATAGTATAAAAGATATAGCAGCAGCTGTAAGAATTTTATATCAATCAACTGCTGGTCCTGGTAAAACTGAAGGTGGTAAACCAGTGGCTCTTCATTATGAAGAAGGTATTTATACTGGTGGTGATGGAGATATAGTATTTCCTAAGGATACTTTAGGTGGGTTCACAAAGGCTAGAAATAGAGCTCCTCTTTTTTATAAGCTGATAACTGGTGGTAGTTTACCACCAAATCCAAATATACCACCAACTCCTGTTACTCCACCAACTACCACTGGTGTGCAAACTGCGACTGCTTCTTCTCCAGTTGATACTACAACTACACCATCTAATGAACCGGTAGCTCAAGAGAGTTCTAAGGGTGATGAAAATGAAGATAATCCTCAAAAAATTGATGAGGTAACTCCTGGTTTAAGTAACATTTTCCCTCCAACTATTAAAGTTGAACCTATTAAAATAAAACATAAAGGAGAGTCTAAGAAATTCTTAAAAGAATGGGCATCTGATATCGGTACAAGACCTTTTGTTTGGTATAATGCCTATCAAATTGATGATAGAGATATAGAATACTTTGCTCTTTATCATAGTGGCCTTTTACCAACACTAACTTTATCTTTTAAAGATAGTATGAACTTGATGAAAGATAAGGGTTTTCCTTTAGATGATACTAAAATAAAAATATTCTTATCATCTAGAACAAAAAATATTAGACATATTTTATTAGAATTTAAAATATCTAATTTTTCTGTAAACGGAGATGTATATACAATCAAAGGAGTTTTAAATGTTAATGGTTTGCATTTACGTAAGTTCAAATCATATAGTAAAAAAACTAGCTTTTTTGCTCTTCAAGATATTTGTAAGGAAGTTGGTCTAGGATTCAATTCAAATATAACCGATTCAAAAGATCAAATGACTTGGATAAATACAGGACAGAAAGTATATGATTTCATGGATGAAATTTTATCTTACTCATATATTTCTGATGAAGGGTTTTCATATGGTTACATTGACTTTTTCTATAACTTTAACTATGTAGATATTGAAAAAGAATTATCAAGAGATGCTTCAGAAGATAAGGGAGTTGATTCATCTGGATTTGGTAAAGATGTTACAGGTGATGATAAAAGAGTTCAAAGAATATCATTAAGTAATGATAGATCAGTTCAAGAGACTGATTCATATGTGAGTGAATATAAAATTTTAAATAATTCAACATCTGTTTCTTTAGAAAAGGGTTATTTGAATGTCTCAAAATATTATGATTCTTTTAAAAAGGAATATTTAATATTTGATATAGACTCTATAACATCAGAAGGTAGTAAATCAATTATTATGAAAGGATCTCCTCAGGACGAAAATTTTTATAAGGAAAATGTTAATACTACTTATGTTGGTAAATTAGATCCTGATAACGCACATGCGAATTATAATTATTCATATGTGCATAACTCACAAAATATAGATGACTTACAAAAGATAGGAATTAAATTAACATTACCAAGTCCAAATTATAATTTATATAGATTTCAAAAAGTTGTATTGCTACTTACAAATAAAGGATCTTCACCATCTGCTAAAATTAAAAATGAAAGAATATCAGGTGATTGGTTTATAACTGAGATAAAATTTATTTATAGTGGAGGATCCTATAATCAAGAGGTTTCTTTAATTAAGAGAGAGTTAGAAGTGTCAAAAGAAGAATTTGATGAAGAACAAATATTAGCTGAAGAAGCTGCGGACGGTGCTATTCCACCAAATAATCAAGTTGAGAAAACAACAAATCCAACTGATTTGACAAATACAGATGCTCCTCCTTTAGTTCAACCAGTAACTAGTACTGCATCTACTCCTCAACCTACTGTAGTTGCTCCAAAACCAACGGAGCCACTTAAAGCTGGAAAACTTTTAGTAAAAACTAAAAGTGGTTTAAAATATATCGCTAGTAGTGGACAAGGTGTCGCTGGACATAGATTGATAAAGATAGTTGATGATTTGGGTGCTTATCTTACTTCACAAGGATTTAAAACTAAGTTAGGAAATAATGGTATTTGTAGAGATTTAGCTGCTTCATTAAAAGGTGGAGGAGCAAGAGCTGCAGGATCATTACACGGATCAGGATTAGCTATTGATATATTATTTGGACCAGCATATAAGAGAGATTATTATGTTTATAACAAACAAGGTGTTAAACTTAACTGGTTAGGAATAGGAGATAACAAAAATCTAGCGGCGGATCCTCAATTAACCAAGGCTATATGGACATGGGTTAAGTCACAAGGTGATATAACTTGGGGTGCTGAATGGGGTGGTAGTGATCCAGCGAATGGTGTTGTCAAAGGACACGGTGTTGTTGAATATCATCACTTTGAGATTAAGAAGAGTCTTATACCTAACTATTGGTCTCCATTTAATAGTGAATTATCTAATTTAGGATTTAATGCTAAGGATTTAATTACAACTACAGAACTTGGTAAACTTTATACTAAACTAGATAGTACTGCATAAAATTAATATATAGAACACTATGGCAAAATTTCTAACAACCAAAGAAAGATTTGATAAGAATCTTACAACATCACCATTTGAAAGAGGTGGTCCTAAACCCATACCAACTAGAAATTTATATGCTCTTTTCAATGATGGTGGTCAAGATCTTTTCAGACATGGCTTATCAGAGGTTAGTCAAATACCATTAGACTTATTTAAGAATACTGTAGATTATTCACCATTTGGACCAGATACTGGTAATAGAGCGGCTAAGGAAGATCCCGTAATGTTTGGATTTGATTTGATAATCAGAACTCAAGAGTCTCCTCTTTTTTCATCAGTTATTCAAGAAAGTGTTCAGAGTTTTTTTGATAGTAATATTGTAACAAGTGATGAAATGGTATCAAGAAGGGTTGTTTGGGAAAGTTTTAAGAAAACATTTTTTCAATTTTTTAGATCTAATTTAGATACACAACCACTTGGTCAATCAGCAGATCCTGATAACCCAGTTAATTCTAGATTCTATTATTATCTAACTAAAGTAACTGGGTTAGATGGATTAGTAGAAGCAAATACTATGGAGACACCAAACTCATTTGTTGATTATGGTAAAGATATGATTAAGTTGGATTTCACAGAAGATGTTACTTTAAGAGTAGGTAGAATGGCTGCCCTTTACAAATCACTTTATTGGTCTAGAATGTCTGGAAAAACTATGATTCCGGAGAACCTATTAAGGTTTGATTGTGATATAATAGTTTCGGAAGTTAGAAACTTTGTGAAGTTGCAAAATGTTTTAGGAGATGATCCATTATCTGGTTTACAAACATTAAGAGATAATGTTAATAGATATGTTTATACTTTATATGATTGTCAACTATTCTTTGATAAGATGCCACACGGTGATGTTATTGATTTAGCGACTCAACCAGCTGCATATGAGGGATATAGTGTAGGATTTACATATAAACACTCAACTATGAGGGTAGATGCTTTTGATCCAATATCCGAAGCATATGGTAGTTTAAATAATGGTTCATATAATCCATTTACAGTAACCCCCTTTGATAGATTTTTAGAATATACTGTTCCTATTAGTTCAACTAATTCAACAATTGGTGAGGCGGTATCTGCCAGTGTACCACAAGCAATTGTTGATATTGTTAGGTATAATGATGTTCAAACCGTATCAAATGATCCAAACACTCAAAATAACTCAAATCAGAGTCAATCAAGTAATAAAAACTCTGATGGTATGGGAACTGACTCTAATGGTGCTCTTAAAGACAAAACATCCGCTAATGGTGCTGGTGAAGGAGACCCATCTGGTCCGCCAAATAAAGGAAATGATATAAATGCTGTTAAAACTTCTGGACAAGATAAACCCAATTTATCAAATAATCCAAGATTTTCATCATTGCAAAATGTTGGATCTGTTGAAGATATGAAAAAATCTTTTTTTGATTATGAAAAATCTCAAATGGAACTAGACAAAAACTCTACAGAAAAGAAGTCTATTAATATAGCAAGAATAAAATCAGCCAGTAGTGATAATATAATAGAAAATTCAGCTCTATTATATGAACCTGTTCCACCCGGAGAGACATTCAAAGAAAAAAATGCGTCCATGAGTAAGGAAGAAGAATCCAATCTTAAACTTATCTATGATAATTCAGTTACTACTGAGTTTAAGAAAAAGAATGATGAATTAAGTAAGAAAGAACTAGATTCTGAAAAATCCAGAGCACCAAAAGAATCATGGTTAAACTCTGATAGTGCTGGTGCTAGATTTGCAAAAAGAATTGTTAATACTGGAATTGCTGCTGTTAATCAAGTTATAGCAAAAAGAACAGCTCTTTTAACTAAGACTCTAAATACTATGGCTAGTAGTGCCGGGTATAATTCTATGTTACCACCTAAGAATATATATGACTCACAATTTAATGGTGAATTATATTTATCATCTAAATTGGTTAGAGATGCTTTTGAAAACTTTGTTGGTGAGTCAATTTCAAATTTATTTAATAAAGCCAAAAGACCTTTATAAAATTATTATAAGAGGAACTTTTTATTAATATATAATTTTATGATTCAAGTTGAAGCTAATAAAACTTATATTGGTGTAGTCGAAGATAATGATGATCCTAAAAAACTCGGAAGGGTTAAAGTTAGAGCATTGGATATATTTGATGAAATACCTACAGAGGATATACCCTGGGCTAATCCTTGGAAAGACTTGAATGGTAATGGATTTAATGTTCCTGAAAAGGGTAAAATAGTTACTATTGTTTTTGATCAAGGAAATATATACAAACCTGAATTTTTATATTCTGAACATTATAATATAAATTTAGAAAAGAAGTTACAAAATTTAGATGGTAAAGATTATACTTCAATGAAGTCTATTTTCTTTGATCATAAAACTCAATTTTTTGTTAATGATAAAGAGGGTGTTGTTTTAGATTATAAGATAACTCAAATAAATTTAAGAGATGGTGGTATTGATATGAATCTAAAAGATAATATGGGTACTATTAATATTGGTTCTGGTAATGCAAATCAACAAGCTATACTTGGTACTAACTTCTTAAATTGGTTTGATGAGTTTGTAGATAACTTATTAAATGGACCTTACTTAGGTAATCTATTAGCTCCGGTTGTTGCTAATTCATCATTTATAGATGTTCTTGCAAAGTATAAAGCTCTTAAAGATCCTAAATTTCTTTCTAAGAATGTTAATTTAAATGACAATGGTTATATAGATTCATCTATTATACCTACACAGGATAATAGAGTAACAGATGGTCAAGTTGGTGATACTTGGAAATCAACAATTCAGAAGAATGAGTTGGTTATGAAAGAACCTATTACTTTCACACCTAAGTCAGCCACTCCGATTGAAGGTACTTTAACTACTGCTGCTGGTGACACCAATGGTAATGTTAATCAACCCACCACCGAACCAGGTACTCCAGGTGGGCCACCTATAACTGCTGATAATATTCCACCTGCATCAAAAGAAGTAAATGCTGATGCTGAAACAATTTTGAAAGCTCTTAGGAAAAAAGGATATGTTGTTTATGATAAAGCATGGCAAATGAATATAATTGGAGTTAGATATCAATATCCTGGCCAAGGATATTCAAACCAATTCAAAGATAGAATTTATCTTGTTTATAAAAATGATGAAGGAGCATCAAAAGTTGTTTGGTTTCCTATCTCTACTATACCAGGTAAATATGGAAGTAAAGGAGATTCTCAGGTTGGTGGTAAGTACTCTATTCTACACAAAGATATACCTAAAATTAAAGAAAGAGGGGGATTAGGAATATTGAAACCGGCTCAGTATGTTGACTCTTGGCAAATTGGTGAGTATCATGGTGAAAAATGTTTAAGACCAGGTGTTCAAAAGTTTTATAGAGATGCTGCAAATGGTGATGATAAATTAACCTTTAGTAAGGAAGGTTCTGGATCAGCAGGTATGTTAATACATAAAGCATTTAATAGAGCTCAAGGTAAAAATACATATGGTGTTTATAATTGGTCAGAAGGATGTCAAGTTATACCAGATCCATCTCACTTAGATCAAATATTTGGACTATTAGATAAACATAAAGCTAAGTATGGTAATAAATTTACTTACACTTTAATAACATCTAAGGATGTAGAAGATGCTCAATCTAGTAAGTAATTATAGATTAATTTTAGTAATTTTATAAGGATACTGTCTTTTAATATAAAACTTCTCTCTTTCTTTAAAATGTCTGTACAAAATATTAGACATCTCACCTGATGAGAAAACATCAACTAAGTCAAATATATTAGCTTTCTTTTTATCATCATGTAAACGAAGAGCACGACCTATTGATTGTATAATAATTTGTTCTGACTTAAATGAATCAGCAAATATAACATTGAAGATGGCATTAATCGAGACACCTGTAGATAATGTCCCAAAACTCGCACATAATACTTTGGTTTTACCATCGGTTTTATCCATTTCTTTTTTAATAACTTCTCTTTTCTTACCAGATATCTCACCATCAATATAATAAAATTCCTTATCAGAGCATTCTTTCTGTAACTTATTAAAAATACTTTGACCATATTCAATTGTATGAAATAGTAGTAATGTATTTGAGTCACATTTATCTACTATCTTTTTAATGAAGTCTAATCTTCTTTCAGAGATATGAATATAATCTTTTTCTAAATCAAATGCGTCTTTACCATTTCCACTTTTCTTTATTATATTAATTCTTTCAGCAAATTCAGAGTCATTATGATTCATTATCACAACTTTAATATCCATTGGTGTGATGATACCCTTTTCTTTTAATTCATTTGCGGAAACCTCTGTAATCTTTGGACCTAATACAGATTGTATGGTTAGTATTTCACAAGTATCATCTTCCGGAAAAGTACCAGAGACTCCAAATCTTGAATAAGCATGTTTAAAAGTATTTTCTAGAATAGATGTTATTGTCTTACTTTTTGAACCATGTGCCTCATCACAAGCCACCGTGTGAAATTGCTGAAAAAATGTTTTAGGCCACTTTTCTAAAGATTGATAAGTGCCAATATAAAAGTTAGGATTTTCAGTACCTGAGAATTTTCTTGGTCTATCTGACATTATTTCTTCTACTCTTATTTCATCATCTATTTTTATTTTAGATATTCTTTTAATTTTCATTTATTAATTCTTTTTTTAAAATACAATCAACTTTATTTATTTGCCAATATCCTATTTTTATCAATTTTATATTCTCATTTTTTAAAATTTGATCTTTTAATTTATCTTTTGATAATTGTTTATTATATGACTTAACACCACCAAAAAATTCTATAGGTTCATAATGTTGTCTACCATTAAACTCTATATATGTATTGTAATCTGGTATATAAAAATCAAAAATAAATCCATGATTTTTATATTGTTGTTTATATTTTAGGTTGTTATTTTCTAAATAAATTCTAATTTGTTTCTCTCCCTTTGTCTCATTACAATATTTACAACCTTTGCTATAATTCAAATAATACCCCGCCTTTTGTTCAAATATACCATGTTTCTTACAAATCAATTTAATATTATTATTAACACCATTATATTCTAAAATACTATGATCTATTTCTGGATGTCTTTCTAAACATTTTTGTAAAAAATATTCTTTGGAATGTGAATTATTTTCATTTCTACATATTTTACAACCATTACCATTTAATAGATAACTAGGATACGTTTCAAAATCTCCATGTTTTGTACAAGTTATTATAACCTTTTTATTAAAAGAAATAAAAATACAATTATCATAACTTAAATTATTAAATTTTTTACTAATAGAATCTATAAAAAATGTTTGGTCATATTTTTTTCTTTTAGAACATTTTGGACAACCCTGTCCACTTAAATGTCTATCCTTTTTAATATTAAAATCACCATGTTCTTTACAAATAACTTTTAGAAATTGACCATTCATAAATCCATCTTCATATACTAATTCACTATGAATTTTAATTAGATAATTCTTCAGGTCAAACTCTGTCCATTTTTTACCCTTACAAGAAATACATCCTTGTCCTTGTAATAAAGATCGTATTTGTAATTCTTTTATTCCATGATTACATTTTATTTTTATTTTCGATCTAGTATCTATTACATCATCATCAAAAATAAAATCATATTTATCTCCGTGTATTTTATATAACTTATCTTTTATCTCACCAATAGAATATTTAATATTACATATTTTACATCCTTGTCCTATTATATGCTTAGATGGAGTTTGTAAAAATCCACCATGTATTTTACATATTATTATTGTTTTTTTGTGATAACCGACATACTCAAACTTTGAGTAGTCATAATTATTACTGTGCTTTTCTTTGAATTTTTCTAAAATCTCATTTTTCTCCAGTTTTCTCATATTTCGTCTAGCTCAGTTAAATCTTTTGCAAAAATTTCTCCTCTATTTTTTGTTATTATTTTATCATTTGGTTTTAATTTTAAAATAGTATTATCAACCAATTCTATCTCCAAATAATAATTATTATATATATTAGTAATATTGTTCTCTCCGTGGAAATTTTTTAATAAATCATCATAGAACTGAGTAACTAAAGTAATTGATGGAACTATGATAAGAAACTTAGCATCTGGATTCATATTCTTTAATGTATAAAACATTACTATAGATATGATTAGTGACTTACCACCAGATGTAGCAACCTCTGCCATACAGAATCTATTTTTAAGTATTTTAAATGCTGATTCTATTTGATGTTCATAGGGTGTAAAAGGAACCCATTGACCATCTTTAGTTTTAACTTTATGATCCTTAAAGAATTCATTACAGAAGTTTTTAACCTTTTCTAATGTTACATCTTTGTTTAGTGGAAAGTCTTCTTTATTTTCTAAAATAAAAGGAGCATCAATTTCTTTACATCCCCTCATAGCTTCTTTCCAAAGACCTATATTTACTCTACCATTTTTGAAATAGGTTTGTTGTCCATTCCAAACACCCATTTTAAATGCTGGCATATATCTATATCCTTTGACATGACGAGTTAACCAAAGACCAACTTGGTGGTATTCAATTCTAGTTGCTGACGTAACAACTATTTCTTCAGTTTCTTTATCATATCTAAATTTCATCTCATTGTTATATATAAAATAATACTAAGTGTTTAAATTTGTGGAATTTTTGAGGTTTTTTATAGAGGGAAGATAAAGAAATAGATATATAATAAAAAATAAACTAAATTATGAGTATATTATCATTCTTTAAAAATCTATTTGGAAAGAAAGAAGAAGCTATTACTATAGCCGAAAAGCCAGTTGTAACAGTTGAAAAAACTGAGGCTCCTAAAGTTGAGAAAGCTAAAGTTGAAGAACCAACTAAAGTAATTGAAAACAGATTAGCTGAAATAGCTGCTGAAAAGAAAGAAGAGAAAAAAGTTACTGCTAAAGATATTAAGTCTAAAGCAAAGACTGAACCTAAGACTGAAAAACCAGTTGCTAAGCCTGCTGCGAAGCAAGTTAAACCAGCTACAAAAACAGTTGCTAAACCTTCTGCTAAACCAGCTGTGAAAAAAGCTAAACCTTCTGAAAAGAAATAATTAGATTTTTTTGTAAAAAAATTAAACCCACTTTTTAGTGGGTTTTTTTATTAGTCTAAATCTCCGACTTGAACCGTTTCTTTATTGAAAATGAAAATTGAAACTTCCTTAATTGATTTAACCGCCTTCTCGGAAGATGATCCAGGTAAATCAGTTACATCTTTTATTTTCTTAGTTATATCTGTAGATGTTTTGATTAGATTCACATCTGTATTATCGGTATGTATTTGGATTTTATAATCAACATTCAACATTTTTAACTTTAAATGAATATCTTCTATATCTTCTATAAATTCTTCTAAATTTCTATAGTTCAAATTTTTGGCACCTATGTAAAGATAACCACCATCCCAATTTGGATAATCCTCAATATCATTTGTTTGGTCTAAAATAGGTTGAATACAATCCATAATATCATTATAAGATACTTTTATATCATACGCACTAAAGAATGATTCTTGTGATCCATCAGCAACAACATTTTGAAAATATTGAGAGTAGTCTTCAGAAATTGAATCTATTAGATTATCTAAAGCTCCTTTAGTTTTACTACTAAAAATTCCTTCACCCGGAGGTGGAACTTTTGATATAAGATTACTTTCAATGTGTTCTATCAAAGGTTTGAATATCTCATCCCAATCAACAGGATTGACTAATGGATGTTTTGTCCATGTTTCTTGTTTTGATTCTGTTATTAATTTAGAAAACTTTTTCATTTCTTATATATTATATATAAGAAGTGAAATACTTAAAAAAATACAAAATATTTGAATCTGCTGATGATAATGATAAATACCTATTGAATCTTAGCTCAGCTAATTCACAAATTAGTCCTGAAAGATGGATAGATTATCCTAATGTATCTGATGTGATTAAAAGAGGTGCTAGTTCATGGTCACTTTATCCTATGTTAAATAAACTAACAAGAATTCCAATTTCGGTTAGAAACTTATCTAATAATGAGATTGCTAATCAAATAAGAGTAAGAGGAATTGGACCTATGAGATTAGGACAAGAATATGATGAGGAAGTTTTTCTTTCCAAAGATTTATTTCCCAAATTTCATAAGGTATTTGGAAAGTTTAAGCGACTACCTATTGAAAAGAAAGTAGAGTTTATGGCAGAACTCCAATCAGAAGATTATGTATTTTGTCCTAATAGTGATATTATTAAAATAATTGATAAAAAAGATTTGGAATATGAATTAGATATGATATCTAGTAAGTTCCAATATTTTTTATTAGGAGAATAGGTGTCTTAAAGAAGAGAAATAGAAATATCAAAATGTTCTTTATCTAAGAATCTATACCAATTTATCCATTCTTTATATTTTCTACTTGGATTAGATGGTATATTCTTTATATACTTTGTTAATTTTTTCCACTCAGATGCTGATTTTATATTATTATCAATTGCTATTTTTTTACACTCATCATATGATATATAATTTATAATTTTCTTATCAAGAAAACTATTCCAACTTATCCATTCTTTATACCTTCTTTCTGGATGTGTCGGTAAATCTACTTCACTTGAGTATTTATACCATTCTGATGCTGATTTTATATTATTATCAATTGCTATTTTTTTACATTCATCATATGATATATTATATTTCAATCCATCACTCCATCCATCTTTTAGATATGTTAAGAATTCTTCTTCTCTAATATATCTTATTTCTCCATCTTTATTGACCCACTTTCTACCCATCAAAGTTTTTGATATTTTATTTTTTATATCAGACATTATATCATTCTTAGTAATATACTCCTTTATTTTTGACGTCTTATAGCTACCGTTTTCTTTTCTAGTCTTGACCATTTTTAAGGCAGATCTCTGAAAATGATTTAAGCCATTTTCATCAATATCATTTAGTCTCCTTTCAACAGATTTTTTATGATACCCACCATATGATTCATTAGTTCTATTATAAAAAAAATCATTATTTTCAACGTCATTTTTTATAAGATATTCTTTTTCTATTTTTCTTATCTCCAAATATTCAGAAACCAAATGATATGATAATATTTTCCTTTTAAAATCATTTGGTCTCTCTTTATACTCCTTTTTGATGTCTATACCACCAAATAGATAACCATCATTAATACTACCATAATGTGACCCAATATAAAATTTATTCAATTTAATATCTTCCCATTGATAGATAAAAGAGTTATACTCCTTCTCATCATCGTTTATATAATTTTCCATATTGTATATATAAAATATACATCAACCCCTTGGATATGTGATTTATTTTTTGGTCTTTTTACTATCTCTCTTTTGTATTATCTCATCAACCATTCCATATTTCTTAGCATCTTGGGCGGACATCCAATAGTCTCTATCACCATCCTTAAATACCTTATCGTAGTTTTGTCCGGTCTTCTCTGATATAATTTCATAAAGTTCTCTTTTTAGAGAGTTAATCTCTCTTGATTCAATTTCTATATCAGTTGCTTGAGCATAAGATCCAAATCCAGTCATCGGCTGGTGAATCATTGTTCTACTTCTTCTAAGAGCTCTTCTTTTACCTTTTGAACCAGAACATAATATAACTGCTGCCATTGACGCAGCTAGTCCCGTATTGACTGTAATGATATCTGGACTAACATAATCCATAACATCTAATAAACCTAATCCACTATAAACAGATCCACCAGGAGAATCAATATAGATTTTAATATCATCATCATTTTGTGTCTCAAGATACATTAACTGAGCTTTAATGATATTACATATATCTGAATCTATTTCAGTACATAGAAATATTATTCTATCATCCAGAAGCTTTGAGAATATATCTACAGACATTCCGTTACTTTCAATTAATTGAGTTGTGTTATTTCTTATATTTAGTTTTTTAAAGTAGTCATTAAGGTAAGTGGTGCTCACCATTTTATCATTTGCAAATTTTCTAAAATCGTTCATTCTTTGATTGTTTTTGTTTTTTATAAATAATAGGAGTAAAAGTTTAATATATAAAAGATATTAGTACTGTCGAATTTTAATATTTGATAATTAATATATACAAAAAAATAACTATTTATATGAAAACTACAATAGAAATGAACGGTTACGAAATCGTTATTGAAGAGACAGCTGGTATGTTATCAGTTACTGCTATGAAAGACGGTGAGACTGTTGAAGAATTTTCTCTTGAAACTGATGCTCAAGGAGCTGAAGAAACTGAAACCGAAGAAGGCGGAGAAGAAGTAAAATCATTCGGTGATTTTGGTGGTGAAGAAGAAGATTTTGGTGGTGAAGAAGGATCTGAAGACTTAGAAGATGAGTTACAAGACGAAGAAGAATCTCAAGACGAAGAAGAATCTCAAGACGAAGAAGAATCTCAAGACGAAGAAGAGGAAGAAAAAATGGAATCATTAAAGACTTTCGAATCTTTTTTAAATAAAAAGAAATAATTTTATATGATTAAAAGATTTAATCAATACATCTCAGAAAATAAAGATTCTGACTATTTACTTTATTATGCCTTTGATTGGGATGATAATATTCTTAATATGACTACTGTCATACACATGGATAAAAAAGTAGATGGTGAGTGGATACCAACTGATGTTTCTACGGCTGAGTTTGCGGAAGTCAGAGGAGACAAAGAAAATTGGAGAACACAAGAAGATGCTTTCTCTGATTTTAGAGATGATGGACCCAAAGGTATAAATGCTTTTTTAGATGATGTTAAAAAATCAATATCTATGAAAAGATTTGGACCAGCTTGGAATGATTTTATTGAATGTCTTTCAAATGGATCGGTATTTGCTATTATAACGGCAAGAGGACATGAATCAGAAGGAATGAGGTTAGGTATTGATTGGATAATTGATAATATTTTAACAGAGGATCAATTATATTCTATGTATAATAATCTTTTGAAATTTGCTTACTTATTTAAACAAGATATAACACAAGAAAGAATACTTAGAGGTCAACCATCAAAAAACGAATTGGTTAAAATGTATTTAGACACATGTGATTTTGTTGGTGTTTCTTCTCCTTCAAGAGGTGGATCTCCTTCAAATCCTGAAAAAGCTAAAGAAGAAGTTCTTTTAGAGTTCAATGATAAGATTAATAATTTTGCTGGATCATTAGGAATGAATGCTAAAATAGGTTTTTCAGATGATGATTTAAAAAATGTTAAACACATTGAAGACTTAGTTGATAACCTACACAATGAAAGGTTTCCTAATATTAAGGAGGTTGTTGTTAAGGGTACTAAGGATCCTTTAAATATAACTAAAAAAGTTAGAACATTTCCTTCAGATTTAAATACTGAATTAAATTCAACTAATACAGTTGTAGAAACTCAATCTAATTTTGGTGGAGGAGCAGGTGATCCAATGTCATCTTCAATTATGCCTTTTACTAATTTTAACACACTAGCAACAGGAGAACTTTCTAGTAACACTCTACAAGGAGGTTCTGAGAATAATCCTTTTAGAGATAGATTAAAAGCTCAAACAAGATTTTTAACAAAAACAACAAAAGAAATTTTTAAGAATCGTAAAAAAAAGATTAAATAAAAAGTCCTCTAAATAAGAGGACTTTTTTTATCTACAAATTCTACATCATTTACTAATATACTACGCAGTATACCATCATTCATTCTAACATAATAATCTCTTGGTGAATAATCCTCAAATGTTAAAGTTTGACCCACTAGGTCTTTATACCAAAATGTATCATAGCTACACTTTACTATTTTAATTTTTTTATCAAATGCTTGCATTTCTTCCATGATTTTTTTATATATACTTTTATGAGATATTTATCAGATTATTTAGACTATATTTTAGAGACTGTTAAAAGTAATACCTCTCAATTATATTATTCTGAAAAATTCAGAAGTTTACTTAAAAAAATAGAAAATAGATCAGAAGTTGCTAAATTACTTCTACAAGCTGAAAGATCCAATCAAGTTCTTACACAATATACATTAATAGACATAACTGATAAGAATGATACTATTTCATTTGTTCAGGTAAATAGAATATTGAGAAAATATCCTGAAATGGATATTGATAAAGAGTTATTTACAAAAGGTGCTTATATAAAAATGGATGGATCTGAGTTCTGGAATGAATCTAGAACTGAAATGAATGTTGGTAGATGGTCTAGAAGAACATTCTCAGAAGCTGGTAAATCTATTCCAGATTCAGACATTGAAAAATTTGTTAATTTATATAAAGCAACATTTGATAGTAAAGATGAAGATAATTCTAATTTACAATTATTATCTGGTGAAGATATTAGACACTGGTATTTAGAAGATAATTATGAAAATAGAAAAGGCCAGTTAGGTGCTTCTTGTATGAGATATAAAAGCTGTCAAAACTATTTAGATATCTATGTTAAAAATCCTAAAGTTTGTCAAATACTAATTCTAAAAGGTGACGATGATAAGATAACTGGAAGAGCTCTTATTTGGAAACTATATCATCATAAAGAAGGTAGACAATTTTGTAAAGAAGATTACTACATGGATAGAATTTATACAAATAATGATTCTGATAAAATATTATTTCAAGAGTGGGCTGATAAAAAAGGAATGAGATATTATGGTCAATCTAAAACAGATTGGATTATGTATGTTAAATTAGATAATAATGATTTTGAATATTATCCTTATATGGATACATTTATTTGTTATAATAATGAAAGTCTACTCCTATGTAATGATGAATCTCTTTGGCCGGAAGGTGGTTATATTAAAATTCAAGAAACTGACGGTGGTTATATATCAGATAATGTTGTTTGGTCAGAATGGTATAGTGAATATATATCAAAAAATAGTGCTGTTTATTGTGAAAATGTAAATGACTTTCTATATAGAGATGATGCTAAATACTTAGAATATAAAGATGAGTATGCTGCTCCAACCGATGATGTTGTTCAATCGCAATATCATAATGAATGGTTTTTCTCTGTAGATGTTATTTATTCAGAGATGTTAGGTGATTGGTTATATCCCAAAGATGAATCAGTTATTAGAGTCAGGATATCTACCGATGGTGTTGATTATTGTGTAAAAGATAGAAAAGATCTTTACATTGAAATAGATGGTAAGTATTATAGTAGAAAAAAGTATATAAAAGATCCATATACAAACGAGTATACTTTTTTATATGATGATGATAATCATGATAAACTTTATGATAAATTAGAAGAAGAACTAATTGATAAAGAAAAAAGAGGTTTAGACTACAGAATTATAGTAAGACCTATTGTTGTAGAACAAGTAAGAACAATTAATAGAGAAGGTAAATTCAATAAAGAAGATGTTATAAGAGAAATAGAATCTAATGATATGTTTAGAAAACAATTAAGAGGTGTTTATTGGGGATTGAGTAAAGATAATATACCGGTAGCTGAAGATATCATACCTGCTCTTTTTGCTTGGATGACGCAGAAAAATGGATTCAATCCTAACTATAATGTATCAGGTTTAGCTCTTAGTGGATTCAAAGATAATATAAAAACATTTTGCGTTAGCGGTGACAAAATAGATGAAGAATTACAAAAAAAATACCATATCTGGTTTGGAACAGATACAAGAATAATTAAAATCATATCAAAAATATGTAATACATTTGATTATGAATTATTTGGTACTGATGTTTATAAGAGATATTTATTTCTTACTTTTTAACACATCATTGATTTTAATATCTCTTTCAATTACCTTCTGATTCATATAATACCATCTACTGAAGTCGTGAAAGTAGTAAATGAATTCTTTTATAGAACCATCTTCATTAGTTTCTGCTTGACAGGTCTGACCCATCATAAATTGATTAAAACTTTCTTTCCATTCATTTGGAATATCAGAATCTCTAACATCTCTTTTACTTTCGTGCACTTCTTTTAAATTCATAATACAAATATACTAAATAATTTCCGAAATTAGTATTTTAAATATTTTATTTTTCTTTTTATATGGTATTCTTAATAATTTAATATTATTTTCCGAACACCATTTGCTTTTTATATCATCATTTTTTTTGATTCTTTTTAATGTTGATTCACCACCAAATATTTTAGATGATCTATAATGTAATTCTCCATCATATTCTATACATATTTTATAATCAGGTAAATAAAAATCAAATGGTAACTCTTTGATGTTTTTACAAGTTTCAAATTTCTTTTCTCTTATATAATTGATTGAATTTTGATCTAAAAATTCTTTTATTTTTTTTTCACCAAAGGATTTTCTATTAGTCTCACATCCTAAAAAATCTAAATATCCAATCCAATTATTTCTATAAACATAGTCTGGTCTTTTTGGCAAAAACTCTATATTATTATTCTCTATGTAATTTATATACTCGGATTGTTGTGTGAATTTTATATCACTTATAAATTTTTTAGCCTCTTCATATGTTAAAAATAAATTACACTTGTGTATAGGTGGTGTTTTTTCAATAGATAGGAACTTCTGCCAACCTTCCCATTTATTTTGTTTTTTATATACATGGTCTGGTCTATTTGGAATTTTTTTATCAAGGTTATTCTTAGCAAATTCGTAAAATTCCTTTCTATTATTAAAATTTAATTTTTTAACAAAAATCTTACAGTATTCATAATCATAATACACTCTATTATTAAATGATTCATTATCAGATCCTAACCAGTCTGATAATGAAACCCATTCTTTAGAATATGTTTTATTTGGATTGGATGGTATATTATAAATATCAGACTTACCCTTTATCCAATTATACCAGTCGATTGTATTTCTTAACCTCTGTTCTCTTACAATTATTCTAGCATCATTAAATGATAAATACATAAACATTATATCTATTTTATAATATATATTAAAATTGATTGCCCTTATTGTTAGAAAAAACACAAATGGATAAGAATTACATAAATGACATATTTCAAAAAATCCTTAATAAGGAGTTTACTTCCAATCATAGAAGGAAGATAGTTTCTTACTCGGATCGTTTAAATATATGCTGTCCGTATTGTGGTGATGGGAAATCTGAACACAAAAAGAGAGGTAACTTTTACTATAACCGTTTAATCTTTATTTGTTTCAACTGTGATAAGAAAACTACATTTGATAGAATGTGTAAGGATTTCAATGAACAATTAGATCCTGATAAAAAATTAGAAATGATTGAACACTTAAATAGTGTTATGACTTATTCTGATTATGAAGGTGATTTTGTTGATGCTAAGTTTGAAAATTTAATTGATTTAACAGAACTTGAAAGGGTTTTTAGTGCTGATTTAACACCTATATCTGATTTCAAACCTATTCAAGTTAATGGTGGAGTTTATAAGTATTTAGTTGGTAGAGGAATACCACCTGAATATCATACAAATATTTATCAAGCTAAGTATTGGAAAAATGAAGATGAATCTGAATGGATTATAGTTTCATTAAACAGAAGAGGTAATAAAGTTTTAGGAATGCAAACACGTAATCTAAAAGAAGGTAAGCGCCGTAGTTTCAAAATTTATAACTATGAGAATCTACTTGAATGGGTAAGTCTTGGTAAAGACTTACCAGAACAAGATATTACTGAATTGGTTATTTATAATAAATTATCTTACTACTTTAACATTTTAAATGTTGATTTAGGAGAAAAAATAACTGTATTTGAAGGATATTTAGATTCTTTATTCTTTCCTAATTCAATTGGATTGGTTGGTGTGAATACTGATTATAGATTCTTAGAAGATAATAATTTAGATATTCAATACTTCTTTGATAATGATGAAGCTGGTTATAAAAAGTCTGAAGAAAAGGTAAAGGAGGGATTCTCTGTATTTTTGTGGAAAAAGTTATTTGAAGATATAGTTGATAAAAAGAATGTAGAAGATCCTTTTAGATTATTACATAGAATAAGTAAAGTAAAAGATATTAATAAGCTAGCTGAATTAGTACCGGATCCCTATAAGAAATTGAATCTGGAAGACTTTTTTAGTAAAGATGTATTAGACATCAAATGGATTCCAAAGTTCAGGAGAAAGAAAAGAGATGTAGAAGTTGCTGATTATAATAAAAAGTTTGATTCTATAAAAAATCTTTAATTTATATTAATATATAGATTATGATAATTTTACCAGATACAGGTTGGACAAATATAGATGGTCGTTGGTTATACCGAGAAGGATCAAATGGTAGAATCTACTATAAATTAAAAGGTGCTAATAGAATTTATTCTGAAAAGGAATATAAAAACCTAACCTCAGTAACTACTTCAGATACATTTAGAGATAAGTATAAACATCTTACTTGGAGATAATTAAATAAACAATTTATTTATATTTTTATATTTCTTATTTTTCATTGAAATATAAGTTTTGAATTCTATATTACCTCTTTCATTATTACAATCCTTACAACAAACTATTAAGTTAACTTGACAGTTATTACCACCATCAGATATTGGAACTATATGGTCTGCTGTAGCATTTCTATCATTTAGTTTAGTTTCACAGTAAAGACATTTCGCGTCTTTGTGTTGTTCTATAAATTCTTTAGCGTATCCGCTAGTTCTTCTTTTAACATTTTTACCATTGTATTTAAGTCCAATAACTACAAAATCTTCCATCATTTTGTATTTCTTTCTATAAATCTCACATGATTTATAATTTTTATTTAGTGTTACTGTTCCTCTGATAATCAATTTCCACCTGGAGTAAAAGTCTTTATCTACTGATAAGAAGTGTGGATGTTCTGATGTATATAGAAATTTTAGTATTCTTATTAATCTCATAATTTTTTCAATAAGTTATATATTGAAAAATGTTACTTTCCTAAAATTATATATATCTTATAAAAAATAATAATATTACTATGAATTTACCTAAAATTGGAGACATTAAAAAATGGTCATTTGGTGAAATGACTTCTAATCCTGATGGAAAAACATCAGTAACATCTACATCTGGATTTATGATTGTAACTATTGGTAGCCTATCTTTTTTACTTGGAGTAATTGACAGAATGTTTATTGATAAAAGTATGGATGTAATTAATCAAGCTGTTGCTTTTACAATGATTGGTGCCGCCCTAATTGGTTATAAGAATTTTACAGGAAGTAAAGTTAGTGTAGCTAAACATAATGCAGAAGCTGGAAATACAACAACTACTGATGAACCAACTGATAAGTAATTTACTTAAATTAAAAAACCCACTCAATTGAGTGGGTTTTTTTTATTTCTTTTTATTCTTAAAACTTTCAAATTTTCTTGTTGATTTGTAACTCTTAGATTCTTTTTGCATTGTCATCTCTAAGTCCTCAACTGCCTGTTGGTCAGACACTTCTCGCTCGTCTGAAATTTCTTCTGTAGATTCACTTGCTAATAAATAGTCAGCAACTTCTTGAGCGGTTTTAAACTTCTTTTTATCAACATGAAATATACCTTCACCTGTCTCGTCATTAAATGTCTCAGATGGAAATAGTATTGTTTTTTCTTCGCCATTTTCAGCTTTGTAAATAACTGAATTATTTGACACTGTTGATCCTGGTAATAATTCTGATAAAGTATTTAAATTGTCAGAATAAACATCACCTCCTTCTACCTCCTTAGGTTCAAGTTCTGCTTTAGCAGGTGCTGGAACTGGAGAAGTTCTATCTTTTCTGATAGGAGTTGGAGGCTCAGGCATTGTACCTGGTTTTTCAATTGTACCTGGAGATACTTCAGTAGTTCCTGGTCTAGGCTCAGCCATTACAAACTCTTCATTTACTTTACCTTCAACAAAAGCGTTATATTTTTTAATCATGATATTAAATTATTTTTTTATTATAGATTATATATATTAAAATTTAAATATTAGTTTTTTTCTTCTAATTCACCAACAACATAGTCAATGAAATTATCAAGTTCATATTCCAACCCATTACAGAATTCAAATATATCATAATCATCTCTCTCAAAATCAGGTGAGTTTTGTCCACTTTTATAGACTATTATTTTACCATCTAATCTACCTTCAATTCTTTTACCATTTGGTAGTTCTAAATCCGGAACATAAATAGTTCCTATATAATGTATTTCATCATCAAATACTTCAGTTTCCCTGTGTTCAAACTTGAAGTAACCGCTATCATCTTCAAATACTGTTTCTTGTTCTTTCTTTGCTATTTTATCATGAAAATCTTCTTCTTCACCAGAAGAATGAGAATCTAAAAAATCCTTTTCAGCTTGAGTTAGTGATACAATACCATACTTAGATATTTTATCTAAAATATCATCAGTTCTTTCTTTGGAAGTATATCCCTCATATCTCATTAGATGTTTCATAATCATTATGATATATATTTATTCCTAATCATCTATTTTTTTATTTTCTATCTTAATTGCTCCTTTGTCTATTCCACTAACTGGAATCCAAGGTTGAATATCTAATCGGTTTATTTCTAACTTCTTTCTTATTGTCTCGTAAACATCTTTAATCAACATACCCTCTGTTTGATAAACACATATATAATTATTATTTATATTATCCCATTCAAATTCCTCATATACAACACCATCAATCACTGATGATATTTTTCTTTGTCTATTATATGATTTAATTTCATTTATCCAATTCTCTATGAAACAGTAAATAAAACCATTAGATCCATCTTTTGGATGATTTAAAAGTTTATCAATATCCATTCCGTCATAGAAACCAACCTCTATATTATCTATAATTGTTTCATCAATCAATATCATCTAATATATCATCAATTTTTCTATCCCTTATCTCGGATTTATGTAGTTTTATAACTCTTTCTCTAAAAAGTTCATCTATTTCAAACTTTGTTTTAAATGTTTGAAAATAAGAATGACTTATTTTCAAAAGAGCAAACTTATTTCTACTAATTCTTCCTTCATTTACTTGACTATCTAAATAAGTAATAAATTCTGGATATAATTCATCATTTTTCATAATTTATATATCCTTATTTTATATATACATCATGATTAAAAAGTATTCAAATTTTATAAATGAGGCTTACCAAGATAAGTACAAAGCTTCATATAAGCCAGTTAAGTTATTTATGGCGGGTAAACCTATCTTATTCACTGAAGAAAAAGCAGAGAAAAAAGAACTAGCTATTAAAAGAATATTAAGAGATATTTATGGTAGTTTCAGTGGTAATGAAATTCTAATCCGTAACGGAAGAGAAGTTAGAGCTGAATTATTAACAAAAGCTCAAAAGAACATTGCTATACTTTGGGAAATGATTAAGATAGCTAATGAAATTGATAACGGGCGATCTACATTTTCAACACCAGATAGTATGATTGATTGGATTGAGACTAATAAGTTAAAACTATTTGAACCAGGTGGGAAATGGTTTGAGAGAATCTATAAAACTTTAGAAGGAGCATCTGATAAAGGTCAATCACAAGAAGAAATAGCAAATACATTTTTCTCTAAGTTCGCAACTCAAATACTTAAAACAGATATATCAATTGATAAACCATCTTCTCATAAAGTTGATATCGCTGGTATTGATGGTACTTTTAACTATAAAGGAAATACATACACTATACAAACAAAAACACTTTCTTCTATTAATAAAGAAGGTGAATTTTATAAAGTTTATATAAGCGGTTATTTTACAGAAATCAAAACACACTACTTAGTTTTAATATCAGATGTGAATAAAAAACTAGGTAATTGGATTTTCAAAGGAAAAGATATCAAAACTCAATTAGATGAAAATGGAGTTAATTATTATTTAATACCGGATAAAAACTTTGTTTATAAAGAAGATTAAAAAGCTCCTTTTCCACCCATACCTGAGAAAATATCCATCACCACCGACAACCTTTTAGTAATCTCAGGCATTCCTAATGGTTCAATAATTGAATTGATAGGAGATAAGATAGACTTAGAGAACTGTTCATCATAATCAATAGGTGGAGCAAACTCAACCGGAAAAGAACCACGAGTATAAGCAAACATATCAGTTATAGATTTATCTTTACAACAATAATATTTAATCTTATTACCTGATTTTATAAACTCATATTTCTGTTGATATTCTTTACTCTTTAGTAAAAGATAGTTATGATGAGCTGCTGACTTAACCGCAAAGTGAGCACCACTTATAAAGTTTAAAGGCAATGACTTATCATTAAGAACTTTTATTTCATAGTTAGAAACAGAAGATTGCATACAAATATCATCTATATCCGCCAATTCAAATTCTTTTCTTAGTCCTTTAACTAGTTTTAGTAAATCTTTAATATTAAAAGTATCAGGATGTGTGAATAAATATTTAACAATACCAACAATTTTATCTCTAGCAAAAGCTGGAGTAGATGACCTAACAAGTTCTACACCTTTAGGATAGATATAACTTAATCTATCATAAGGAATACCATCTTCAAATAAGATATGTTGAATGTATTTCTTTTTAGCAATATTGATAATAGATTCTGATATTCTTTCTAACTCAAAGTCTTCTTTGTTCTCTACACCAAAAGATCCAGCATAATCTTCTAAACACTTTTTAAAATAACCACCATATCTATAATGGTCTAATCCTTGTATGAAATCTATTTCATTAGACCAATTCCATTTTATCTCATTCTTTACAGAACCAGATTTAATCATCTTTACTAAATCTCTATCTTTAACAAAGTTACCACATATTAAAACTAACTCATGTTCTGCGTTTAATAGTTCACTAAACTCTTTAATATTATGCGCAGTTCCTACACAATTAGTATTGTTGAATTTTGGAAGTTCTTTAGAAAGGATGATGAACTTTTTATCTACTGAATTAAGATAATCATCATTGAATATAAGATTGGTCCAGTCACAATGATCTACTGCTGGTTTGAATGAAACAAATAATGAATCTGTATCAGCATAAATAGAAACATGTTCATCTTTTGAAATAGGTGTTATGTTTTTAATACCCATTTTATAGTGAAGTTCATGGTCATTTTGCCATTGATTATACCAATAGTCTTCATTAACCTTATCCATTGTTTTGGTAAGGTCACGGCCTTGTGCTGTGATTGTACCTGCTACGTGATTATTATATAATATGAAGTAGCTTGTTGCAAATGCTCCTTAATCTTCCCCCCTATTCTTTTCAAAATAGGGGGTAAAAAATAAGAACCATTAAGTACCAACTTCAAGGCTAATTGGAGGGCATTAAAATAGTCTACCTCTTTTTTTAACTCTGTCGCTTGTTTCCTTAATGACTCTATCTTTTTAATTTTTTCTTCTTTAGTCATACATTTTATATAAAATAAAAAAAGAAAGTTTTGAAATTAAAATCTACTTCTTCTTTGGCTTAATCATCATATGCCATTTACTTCCTTCTAATTTAGGAAGACTTTCAGCAACACCAAGTTCTTCAACTAATGTAAAAAATTTAAGCATAACTATTTGACCTCTTTCTGGAGAAGCCTTTTGTCTACCTTTTAATTGTAAAACAACTTTAACCTTATTACCATCTTCTAAAAACTCTTTACTTTTTCTGGATTTGGTACCCAGGTCATTGTCAGATATTTCAGGACTTAATTGAATTTCTTTAGTAACAGACTTTACTGAATTCTTTTTCTTTTCTTTTTCGGATTTTTCTAAGTTATAAAGGAATTTATTATACTGTTCTATTTTAACAATAGGTATTGTTTGATTTTCATTTATTAAAATAATATCTTTATTTTGTGATTTGGCTAATTGAAATGCATCATATGAACTCATCAGTATTGGTTCATCATCACCTATAACTCTAACTTGAGGAAAGCGAACTTCTCCGTTTATTTTATGTTTTCTTTTTTCTTTCAAAATCATGATTTGTATAATATCTATTAAAAAAAGTTTAATGATTTAAAATAAAAACCCCTCTAATTAGAGGTGTTTAATGTATCTGGTTTTAACTCAATAGTATCTGGATTTATTTTAATTTTCAAACTATCAAAAACATGTGTTGTGTCTTTTTTAATCCATTTTGGTTTTGGTGGAAGAACAACTTCTATAGGTTTAGTTAATTCCTTAAGAGAATCTATCTTTTTAGTCAATCTAGATATAGTAGTATCTTTATTATTAATTGAGATTTGTATAAATGATTTATCTACTTTAATAGAGTCTATATCCTCATATAATCCTTTAATCCAATAAAGTGAGCACATTAAAAATAAAAATAAACAAGCTACTCTTCTTCTAGCTCTATTTAAATCAACTCTTTCTTTTCTATTCATTTTCTAATATTTTTTCAATTTTTTTATCTCTGTTTTCTATTTTTAGATATTCTATAAAGTCTTCTAAGTATAATGTTTTATCACCTTCATATCCATCACCTCTTTTATATCTAAAGTCTGAATTTTTTAATTCTTGATATTTATCTTTTAGATAGTCAATTAATTTATCTTCTCTATTTTTAAAAAATATCTCAACTGTTTTATTGGGGCTCAACCTGCCGCTGAATCCTCGAAATTCTAAATCATTAAATCTCTCATCAAGATACATGATACATGATCTGTGATCATATATTAATCTTATTCTTCTTACTTCTTTGATATTGTGGTTGGAATCATCATATAATAATTGAGCATTGTGTTCTACTAATAAAAATTTATTTTTGTAAAAAGCGTCTTCTGAATTCATTATACAAATATAAGGAAAAATTATTCATCTTCTGAGAAATCTTGTTCGAACGAAAGCATCAAATTTGATATATCATCTTTGATTAACATAAATGTTTCAAATATATTAAATTCTATATTCTCCATTTCATCACTAATACAAGAAAGGAATTTCTTGTTTAACATTAGATTTGCATTTCTATCTACATCAATTGAATCTATTTCTAATTCCCAGGCAGCATTTTCTGATAGAAGTACTTTACCATCTATAATATTGATATTGATAATTCTTTCACCATTAATATTAGATAATTTCTTAACATCTGAAAAATCTGACTTACTAATTGAGAAGTTCCACTTTCTACCTTTTAAATCTAATCTTTGTTTAAGAGCTACTTTGTTAATATCTCTCATTTCAAAATGCTCAGCTGCCATCCAATTTACTTTTAACTTACCACCAACAACTTGTAAGGATCTACCATTCATAATATTTTCATCATCTGGTGATTCTTTATAAGAAATCTCCATAGTAACTTTATCAGAGTCTTTAATGAAGTTAAGATTTTTCACAAACTTTTTAGCATTAGCGATAATAATATCAATTGAGTATTCTAAATCATCAGTATAGTCAAAGTAATCTCTTGTGTTTATTAGATAGTTTTTGAATGCTAGCATCACATTACCACCCATCATAGAGTACATTAAGATATTATCATTATCAATTTTTAATTTGATAGTATCTTCTATCTTGGTTAGATCATCTAGCTTAGAGATGAAGTCTGTGAATTTTTCAGATTTAATTTTGAACTTAACTTTATTTGCCATTTTTGGTATAGTTTTTACTACATGATATATTGAAAAAAATAGATTTTGTTTATTTAATATATAAACCTATGATAAAAAAGTGGGATCAATTTATAAGAGAGTTTGTTGAGAATGATAGCATCATAGATGTTAAAATGCAAGAATTAAAAGACCTTGTTGAAGGTATTTCATCTGGTCAGAATTTTATCTATGAGTGGGAAAATAAAAATGACCATCAGTTACTAGTTAACTTTTCAACAGGTGAGTTATCAATTAGATATGAGTTTGACATAGATGATTTAATACTAACAAAAGTAGTTGGTGAAACTATAGATTTTACAGAAGATGTTGAATCAATTGATGAAGGGTTAGATATGATTGAAAAAGATATTCAAATGATATTAGGTGTTTCTGAATCAAGTGAGTATAGTTCTTCTATAAAAGAATCAGAGGCTGAAGATGTCATTAAAAGAATTGTAAGTTTTTCTAAAATTGGTGTTATGGATAACACGGCAGATACCGATGGTATTATAGAAGATATGGAGAAAGATCTTTCCATGTTTGATAAAGAAACAATAGATTTAGTAATTGATACTATTTTATTTGGAGAAGATGATAAGTCTTGGAAAGAATGGGTAATTAAAGAGGTTATAAGAGTTGGTGATAAAATTATGAGTAAATATGGAACTGAGCCAATGCAAGTTTTAAATGCTTATGATACGGCGTTCAATTATTTAAGGAGAAATTTTAATTGGAAAGAAGATGAAGAGATTGTAGAAGAACGAGTTAAGTCACAGAGATATAAGGGTCGTAAAATACCTGGTAAGTATCTAACTAAAAATCCAGGTAAAATGAAAAAAGAAATTGATAGATTTGTTGGCAAGAAAGAATACAAAAAAGATTGGGATGCTGATTACACATCTGGTAAAGGTGGTGAAGGGAAAAGAGTTAAAACTAAAAAGTCCGCAGCAACTAAAGCCTACCAAAGAATGTTTGGAAAAAAAGATTAATATATTATGAAACACTTATTGAATTTTACAGATTTAACTGAAGATTTTTCAGTTTATCTTGAAAGCGAAGATTATGAATTAACAAATGATTTCACAAATGAAATGGTTGATGATTTAGATGAAACCGATGAGTTATATGAAAATAAAAAATCAGGAGTTACTGCTTCTCTTCGTAAAAAATCAAAGGCATCTGGAATTCCTATGGGGATTTTAAGAAAAGTTTTTGCTAAAGGAATGCAAGCTTGGAACGCTGGTCATAGACCTGGTGTGGCTCAACATCAATGGGCCTTTGGAAGAGTAAATTCATTTATTACTGGCGCTGGTGGTGCTAGAAAAGCAGATGCTAACCTATGGACTAAAGCGAAGGCTGCTAAGGCAAGAAAAAAGAAAAAGTAGTGATGAAATACTTAAAGTTATATGAACAATTTATATTAATTACAGAAGCTAAATATAAGGAGGTATCTGTTTTGTTATCAAAAGATAAACGTGGTGTAAGTGAACCTGGTGCAAAATCTTTTGATATATTTTTTAATGACGAGGAAGGTATCAGTGTTATGAAAAAAATGAAAGATCATAAAATGGGTGAACCTGGTTCTATGCAATCATTCTGGTACAAAGGATTAGAGACTAACCGCGATAATCAATACACTAAGTATGAATGGACTGCTGATACAACTGCTTGGGAAGTTTGGAAGAATATGAACTATATTATATTGACTCCTAAAAATCAAATACATTGGTATCATGGGAAAAAACCAGGTGGTCAAAAATACGAACCAAATCAAGAAACAGGATTTGAAGGTTCAAAAGGTGAAAATCTACCGACATTAGACATTGAGCATTTTGGTTATAAAGTTTATAGAGCTTTATTAGATGATCCAAATGTTGGATATATAGTAAGTGAGAGCGGGTCTAGTCCAGAAGTTAAAAAAAGTGTATATCAACATTTATTCAAAGAAAGTGATTATATTTGGATAAAAACAGGAGACCCAAAGATATTAAGCTCAGAACCTTTGAATTATGATATGGTTGTAGTAATGAATCCTAAATACTGTAACCCAAAAGAAGTTGAAGAAAAATTTAAAAATATTGAGGTTCCTGTGAATGATAAACCTACTCAGCCAAACTTAAATGCTAATTTTACCTATTCAGATAATTTTAAAAAATAAAAAAACCCTCTGATTAATCAGAGGGTTTTTAGTTTTAATTCATTTCAGTCTATCAAAATACTCCACAAACAAATCATGGTCTACTGATACAGAAATTCTTGATAAGTTTTTTAAATGTTCTTCAGTATTTTTGAATGTGAATTTATTTAGGGGAACACTTGAAATTTTAACTGAAAGTAATTCATCAAAAGTTTTATTGATAATAGCAAATGGACCGGTTGGAATATCCGTATATTCATCAAATAACAAACCATTCTCTGATAAATATTGAATGTTCTTTGTAACATGTTCTTTTGTTTTCATTCTGTAATTATCAAATGCCGTTTGACCTTGATTAGAAGTAAGTAACTGATTGATAATTTCTTGAGGAATTGTTGAGATAGAGTTATACTTATATAAAGAACGAATCTTCATAGTATCATATAATTCTTTATTCTTAGTAGCGATATAACCAACTCTTAATCCCGATAAACCAACTGATTTAGAAAATGAAGAAATAACAATAACATTATCTGAATAAAGTTCATAGATTTTATCAGACATTTCATTGAATAAGTAATAGTATGGTAAGTCTAGAATAAGAGTTTGATTTCTTTCTTTACAAACATCAGCAAATGCTTTTAAGTCTTCAAATTTAGGAGCATAACCTGTTGGATTTGAAGGGTAACATAACATTACAACACCTTCACCAACTGCAGCATTTCTAATATCAAAGTCATTAAATGTTTTGATGTCTTTACCGTGAATAGTAAGAATCTTATTCCAAGAACCCCAATGATATTTAGGAACCCAGAATGTTTTATCTGATAGTGAGTTGATAACTACGTCTAATGTAGCCATTCCACCAGGAACAGTCATTACATAATGGTCTTTAAGATGAAATTTATCTTTTATAGTTTCAATAAGGTTGGCATCACCATCATTGCCACCATATTGTTGGATTTTCTTTTGATTGAAATCAATTTTTTGAGAAAACGAGTTCAAGTCTATTGTTGTGACATCCATAACTCCACGATGAAGTTTAAGATATTTGTCACCGGTTTCTTTTTCTAATTTTGCTGCTAATTCTCCAATCTCAACGATGGATGAATAAGTTACTGGAGAGGTGTTTACTTTCATATATTTTTAGTTATTTTAATATTTTGTTTATTTTTTCTTCTCTTACTTCTTGTTTAAGTGAAGGTATGTGATTTATAAACTTATCAATCACTTCTTTTCTAATTCTCTTATCCCATTCATGGTTATCCTCATTTTTAAATCCTCTAGAAATTTCGGACGCACAAAAGTGTGTATACTCATGTTTCATATGAATATCTGATATTTCTTCTCCCCAATCTATTAATGTTTGATTAAACTCTGACCAATGGTCTATTATATCTAATTGCTGTTCTCTCTTTCTACTATTTAAATACATTTTAAAAAATAGATAGATGATTATTACTACTGGTAATATACTTATAAATATAAGAGATAGATTCATATACAAATATACGGATAAATTATAATATTTCTTTTACTTTTTCATTGATGATTTTTTCAATTTCCTTTAACTTCTTTCTTGAAGTCTTAACATCTAATTGGATCCTCCAGTTTTTAATTATTTCTTCATCATTATCAGATACTTCTTCAACTTTAATTTCAATATCTTTCTTTTCTTCTATTATATCAAAAAGAATATCACCATTATCATTAGCTGATTTCATACCTTCAACATCTGATACCATTCTACCATAAAGTGATTCAATAATGTAATCACCATTATCATCCGCCTCAAATACTTTACCTTTACTAAATATTAGTATTTTATTTTTTATACCGGCAAATTCAGGTTCTATATTCCAATCTTTTTTAAGAATAAATTTTGGTAATTTCATTTATGATATTTAATTTTTTATATATATGTAATCAAAATTATTTAGTTATATGATTAAGAAATACAATAGTTTTTTGTTAGAGAGTTTCAAGAGTAATTTATTATTACTTTTAGAAGCTGAAATTTATGGGTCATCCGATTTCATGTTTAAGTTACAAAACCTTTCAAAAGAAAAAGGTAAAGTAGGTGAAATATCACAAGCTATTATTGATATTATTGATGATCAGAATTATTTTGATGATTCTGATGTTAAACAAAACTATTTTGATCTAACTGATTCAAATGATAAGTTATCATTTATAATGAATACTAAGGTTCCTGAAGATTGGGATCCGGATGATGATGCTTCCCTACCATATACAATGAAAGGTAGAAACGAGGTTAAAATTGGAAAGATAATTAAATATCTTGTTGATTTAATCAATGATGATAGTGGTGATCTTGATGATGTTAAAGATAAAGATATAGAAAACTTTGTTAATGCTTTCAAAGCATCTAAAATAGATACTTCTATGTCATTCAAATTAGTTAAAGGATCTGATATTGCAAAATATTATAATGAGAAAAAATACTTTAGTAGATCTGGTAGTTTAGGTGGATCTTGTATGTCGGATGAGAGTAAGAAAACATTTGATATTTATACAGAAAATGAATCAAAGGTTCAATTGCTTATTTATGTAGATAAAGATGATATGATACACGGAAGAGCTATTGTTTGGAAATTAAAAAGTTCTCCTTGTGAGGCTAAGTATTTCATGGACAGAGTTTATGTTAATCGTGATTCTGATGAATTAAGATTTAAGAAATTCGCTGAAGATAATGGGTTCCTATATAAAAAGAAAATGAACTCATATATTGAAAACAATGTTTTATTTGTATATAAGGGCAAAGATGTCTTTGGTGAGGTAACTGTTAAATTAGATGGTGACTTTAAACATTATCCATTTATTGATACTATGTGTTTCTTAGATGAAAAGAAAAAACTACTTTCTAACCTACCAAGTGAGGGTGATTATATGTTACATTCTGTAACAGGTGAATGTGATCCTTGTGATCGTTGCAACGGTAAATTATACATGAATTTAGTTTATCCTGGTTCATATGGTAAAGATGAACTTTGTGATGATTGTTGCCAAGGACATGAAGAACTTAAAAAGCTTGGAATAGAAGTTAAGCATTACTTACCTAAGTAATTCAATAACTCAATCATATTCTTAATTGAATAAGATAAACTTTCTAAATTTCTCACAGTATCTCTTAGGAATTCAATATAAGATTCTATTAGTTCCAATGATCTATCATTTTCTGCTAAGTGACCGTCAATAAGAATTCCTTTTTCACCCAAGTTTGTTTTGATTCCAAATCCAGTAGCATAAAATACAAACTTATCTTGTCTTAATTTCTTAATCTTAGTAGTCTCCTTACTTCTTTTATTTAAGAAGAAATTAATCTGTTCATTAATCTGTTGTCTATGTGTTAGAGCTAAAGACTGAGCTTCTAATATGTGTTTAGAATTTGAAGGATTAGATAAATCGGTAGTGAGAACTTTAAAAAGTGGTTCAACAATTTTATTCCACTCTCCTCTTTTTCCATTAAAGAAATCTTCTAATTTATCATTGGTATCTTTAACTTTATTAATTCTATCTACTTCTTCTTGATTATATAGATTCATCGTCTTTAAATATTTTTTTCATTTTATAATCTCTGTGTAAATTCTTATTCTCACAAGAGCTTAGAGTTATATCTATAATACCAGATATCTTTTGAGTAATCTCTCTACTTAAAAATTCATCTAAGATAGTAGACCACCTTCTAACAAACTCTTCATCTTCTATAACAATAGACTTACCATTTATCTCTGAATCTATATCAATACAATTATTTCTGTTATCTATTGTAATAGATAGTATGTTATTGTGATACAACTTTTGTCCATCTTTATCTACCTGGTCTATATTAAATGTTAGATAGAAATGTTGGAACCCATATTTTACTTTCTTAGAAATATGCACTCTTCTATCATCTATATTCTCTAATAAGAAATGTAAAAATCTATCCAGCTCTTCCATTTATTTTGTATCTTAAATATCAACTTTTGTTTAGTTATTTAAAAACAAAAAACCTCCCAAATGAGAGGTCTTTTTTATTATGTTTTAATTATTTTATATCAGATGATTCAATTAAAGTATAAGTAAATGAGTTACCATTTTTAGATTTGAACTTATTACATATAATCATAAACGCATCAAAGTCGGCAGATTTTTTGAATACTTGACATCCTTCTGACCAGTTTTCTACATAGGTAGAATCAGCTCCAGCCTTATGAATATTAATACCAAAAACACCTTCTTGTGTTTTATCCTCATTATAAGTTAAGTCCTTATTAGCATCTCTATAAACTTTAACATTTTTTGCTTGTCTAAGAGCTTCATATTTTCCTTGGTGTAATCCAATTCCATGTGATCCGATATATTGACCTTCAACTAATCTAGCAACACCAGCAGCATTGTGGTATTCTAAAACACCTTTTTTACCAGGGTCAGTAGTTGCTGGCCAAGAATTAAATTTCCATTCACCATTTTCTTTATAAGATATTGTTAAAGTATCATCAAATGCGTTTGTTACCACTTGACCAGTTGCTGAGTTTCTGACCCCAACAATGTTTGGACCCTTTGAATCATCTTCAAACCAAAGATATCCTTTTGCTAAAATAGCAGATTGTATTTGTTCTCTTGTGTATGACATTTGTTTTATTTATTTTTTTTTAAGATCCGAATTCTCCGAATTTCATTAAACCACCATTTTCTTCTTCCTCTTCGTGTTCTTCCTCTTCTTCGTGGTGTTCTTCTTCGTGGTGTTCTTCTTCATGTTCTTCCATTTCATGTTCCATTTCACCATCTGGTAAATTATGTCCTGCTAAGAAATCAAATACTTGTTCTAGGTTTTCAGTAGCTACTGAAATATGGTCAGATGCCCAATCATGTTCATTTAAGATAGAGTCAATTTGTGAATGATCCATTTCTAATAACTCATCAACTAATCTTTTCATAGTTTCTAAATTACCAAAGAACATATAATTATCTGTTTCTTGGTGTTCTTTGAATGATCTTAAGGTTTTAGCTAACTCTAATCTTCTTTTTTTAGTAGCATCTTTTTTACCTAATTGAGCTCCTGGTTTTTTAGGATCTTTATCTTTAGCTTTAAGTTCTTTTAACTCAGATTCTATTTCAGCTTTAGTAAGTTTCTCATCTTCACCTTTACCCATTGACTTTTTCAATGCTCCTGGATTTTTAATCGCGTCTTGTATCCATTTTTTTTCATTAAATGAATCGAATGATTTAATACTCATTTTATTATATTTATTTTTTCTAGGTTAATAACCTTTATTTTATTATATATTAATTTTTTATATTAATTTCTATATCTAGAATATTTTTAATCTCCTTTATTTTAAAATATGGTATCCTTATTAGCTTTATATTATTAATTAGACAATATTTATTTTTTATTTCATTATTTTTTAAAATTTTATTAAATGAATTTTGACCACCAAATGCGACAACTGGTTGAAAGTGTTGTATACCATCATATTCTATACAGATATTATGATCTGTTAAATAGAAGTCAAAAAATAAATGTCTTTTATTACTATTAACCAAATCTTTAAAGAGCTTCTGTCTTTCATAATTAATCTTATTATCAGTTAAATATTTTCTAACCAGTAGTTCACCTAATGAACTTTTGCAATTTGGACAACCTTGTCCCCTTATGTGATGATTTGGCGTCATCTTAAATTCACCATGTTTTGAACAGATAATATTTACCTTTGTTTTACTATTAAAATAATCATCACTATATTTATATTTAAAATCGTGTACATCATTAGCCAATTCTATAAACATGTTATTATCTAATTTCCTATTTTTAATACAATTTGGACAACCTTGTCCATTTTTATGTTCATATGGTGATTGGTAGAAAGATCCGTGTATTTTACATACTATTTCAACTCTCGTTTTATTATTTACATAATTTACTTTTGAGTAGTCATATCTACCTCCATGTTTTTTAACAAATTGTTCTATTATTTCCTCATTTTTTAACTTTTTATTACCTGAGCATTTAAAACAGTGATGTCCCAAATAGTGACTATGTGCCTTTTGTGTGAACTCTCCATGTATAGGACATATTATTTCTATAGGGTGTTTCATCCCTAGATACTCTGATTTAGTATAATCATATTTATTATTAAATATGTCGTTACAATGTAATTTGAACTTATCAAATGATAATATTCTTTTATCCATTATTTTAAAATATTTACAACTTCTGGGTAATATTCACAAGATTTTTCATCTCTTCCATCATATGGAATAACACTCAGTACATATCTGATGGCATTTAATCTACCTATCTTTTTATCGTTACTATTTATAATTACCCACGGACACAAAGGTGTTGAATTTTTACTAAACATTTGGTTTTTATATTTACCAATAATATCCCATTTATCAATTACTTTAGCATCATTTGGAGAAAACTTCCAATATTTTAATGGGTTTGATTTTCTTAAATCAAATCTTAACTCTTGTTTTTCTTTAGTGATAGAGAACCAAAACTTAATTAAGATAATATCTTCATCTTTCACTAAGTGATCCTCCCATTTATTTACATTATTCATGAAGTCAATATATTGTTCTTCTGAACAATAACCCATCGCTGGCTCAACAATTGATCGATTGTGCCAAGAACGGTCAAAGAAAACTATTTCACCTGGTTGAGGCATATATTTTTCATATCTCGCAAACCAATTTTTCTTTTCTTCATCAGTTGGTAATCCAAGTGCTACAATCTTAAATCCTCTTGGATTTAGGTATTCTGTAAATCTTTTAATAGTAGATCCTTTACCAGCAGCATCTCTTCCTTCAAATACAATAGCCACTTTTTTCTTATTTTTAACTACCCATTCTTGTAATTTTAACAATTCAACTTGTAGTCCAAACTTCTCAGTTTCATATTGTTTTCTAGTTATTAAAGAGTCTTCACCTTCAACCGCATCAAAATGTTCTTCATCTTCACCTCTAGATATTTTAGAAACTCTTTGTTCAATTGAATTATAATATTCATCAAACTCTTCTCTTATTCTTCTTTTAGTGTTTCTTTTTTGAAGGTCTAATATTTGATTTAACTTTCTTAAAAAAGTTTCTATGTTCATATCTTGAACAACTTCATTTGTGAATTCATTATTAAGTTCTCTTAATATAGTTGCAATATCTATGTTTTCAAATTCTTTATACTCTACTTTATTAGTAGCCATATTATAAATTATGTTATTAAGAATGTAAGTTCTATATTCTGATAACCTATCCATTAAATTTAACTTTAATTGATTAAGCGATTTATCATCTAACTTATCTATTCTTAATTCCTCATTAATGAAATTATTAAAATTCTGTATCATAAACTATATATTAATTCTATTTTTAAACTTTTTTATCAAACAGATAAAGATCATAAATAGTGTTTCCTTTTACATTTTTAATGCTTTTTAGTACCTCACCTGTAATAGAATCTAATACTTTATAAACTCCTAATTGAGAACCTTTATCTGTTAATATTTTAACAGTATTACCTGGTTGACCAAGTGCTCCTAATATAGCGACATATTTATTTCCATAAACACTTTTAAGAAATGATAATCTAACATTTGCCATATCTTTAGAATTATTGATATAAGCATTTTCAAATGGTTTTATTAAATCTAATTTAGTATCAGTTTCTTTTACTCTAATAGTTATGAATTTTCTTTGTTCATCTCCAAGAGTAACCTCTTCTCTATTTTGAATTTTATTCTTATTAACTAAATCTTGTTGATTCTTTCTAATTTGAGCAAAGTCAGCTTTTACTATAATACCACCTCTCATTCCTTTGTCATTCATATTATAACCAGCTGGAGGTAAACGGTAAAAAGAACCAGTGAAAGTAACAGATAGAATTCTATCAGCTCTGAATAAACGCCAGATTTTATTAATATGTCTTTTATTTGAAACAGACCAACCATTTAAGTGCCACCCTCTTAAAAGAACTTTACCTTGTGTTGATTTACCAAGAACCATAGGGTAAACAACCCTTTCATGTCCTGCAAAATGAGAATCTTTTTCACCTTTATAGTTTATTAATATAACCATACCATACTTAATACACTTCTTTATAACTTCTTCAGTATATTTAATAGGCTCATTGATAGGAATATCAGCGATGTCTTTAACATTTTTAAGTGAAAATCTTGGAATATACTCATTATCTTCAATTAACTCATAATGTTCTCTCACCACATATTCAACGGGTTTATTATTATAGTAATCTCTTGTTTGCTTTAAGTTCATAAATTATATATTAAAGTATATAATCTATATATAAAATTGAAGAATCTATTTATTTAATCTTTGATTAGTGAGTTCAATTGCCTTTGGATTTATATCACATCCAATAAAATCTCTATTTAATTCTTTAGCAACTAAAGCTGTTGTTCCACTTCCTAAGTAGAAATCAGCAATTGTATCTCCTTCATCAGAAGATGAAGTTATAATTCTTTCTATAAGTTGTTTAGGTTTTTGAGTATCATACCCTACTCTTTCTTTCTTATCATTTTGACCTAATATATTCATTTGCCAAACATCACCAATAACTTTACCTTCTGGATGGTAGTATTTTTCTTTTTCATATCCTCTTGGAGCTGATAGTGAATAAGGTTCTCTTGGTGGATTAAATTTATAATTATCTGATTTTGTATATCTTAGAATTATATCATGTCTTTTTCCAAAGTCCATTTTCTTTCTTGGTGCGGTATTATAAAACCAAATAATTTCATTTCTCATCATTTCATATCCAAAGATATCATCCATAATACAACGGATCCAATGATTTATTTTAGTATCCATTTGAAGATAAATAGTTCCTGTTTCTTTTAGAACACGGTGCATTTCTTTTATACGAGGTATATAGTGTTCTTCAATATCTGATTTGATTGGTTTTAAATCTTGGTAGTCTGAAAATTTTCTACCGGTTCCGTATAGAATATCACAATAAATAACATCAATAGAATTATCTTCTATTGATTTCATAAATATTAAATTATCTTGGCATTCAATTCTCATATTAATTATTTATAATTTACTTGAATAAGTTTAAAAATAAAAAAGAGAGAATTTAATTCTCTCTTTTAGTTTCATTCGGAAGTAGTTAATAATTACTTAACAGTTGGAGTAACTACTGCTGTAGTATCCACTGCTAATGTATCTGCTACTGGAGCTAAAGAGTCAGCTACTGGTGCTACAACTGCTGTTGAGTCACAGTTACTACCTTCACATTTAGCTTCTCCACCACCACAAGATGTTAAAGAGATTACTGCGAATAATACGATTGCGATTTTTTTCATAGGTATTTTATTTTTTGTTTTTTTTGTATTTGAGTATTATATATAAAAAATATATGTCTTTGTTTTAAAATTTCCAATGTTTTTTAATAAAAAGAGTAAAAATTATTTAATATATAGATGAAACATAATATTCACAATGATGAAACATTTGAAAAAATTTGAAACATTTGACTTTTCACAGACGGTTCCAGTTACTACTAAAAACTTTTTAACTAGTTACTATTCATGTGATGAGTGTGATAATATTTGGAAAGAATTTAACAAAGAATCTAAATCTTGTAAATGTGGTTCAACTGAAATTGAAGAATTACCTGAAGATGAATGGTATGAAATTGCTGAAGTTAGAGGTATTAATATAGAAGATAGAAAAGAGGATCAAGAAGCTGTTAGCTTATTTGATTTGAAAAAAGATAACAATCAAGATGTCGATTAATAATAGAGAAGATGTTAATAAGTATTATCAAATAATAAATGGATTACTTGATGAGTATACTGAACAACATAAAATAAGACCATCAAATCTTAAAAGATATTTACAACCTGGTTCTGAAAGATTTAGTAGATTTTTAGAAAAGAACAAGATGAAAGATATTAAAAGAGCTGATGTAATTCTAAAAGATATTTTAGATGATAGAGAGGCTATGGAAAAAGATGGAGTTATTACTTTTGAATCTTTTAAAGTATTTGAATCAAGTGAATTCAAAATTCATTCTATGAAAGAATGTTTATATAAGGGAATTGAAAAATCAACTCAAAAAATGGAAAAAGTTTTGGCTGATTATTTTGATACTAATTTAGGTCATATTGATTCAGTTGATTCTGATAAACACATATTCAAAATTTCTGATTGGGAAAAACAAGATTGTAATGTTATAATTTATTCTTTAGAAGAAATAAATGTAATTAAATACAATATGTTTGATCATCTTTATGATGAAATATCTAAAAGTAAATTTGAAATAGTTACTGATATTTCTATTGAATTGTCCAGATTAATAGATAAAGATATATTTGAATCTAAATTGTCTGATATTTTTACTGAAGAAAAACTAATTAAAACAATAACTGATTGTTTAGGTGATTATAAATTTGAAAAAGAATCAAATGATCATTTTATCTGGATTTCTTAAAACATGTAACATCATGATATATTCTAAATATTAATACTAATATGAAATACTTAAAAAGATATAAAATCTTTGAAAATGAGAATAATAATCAAATACCACAAGAGTTAGAAGTCTATTTAAATAGGATATCCAATAAATACCCTACACTTATTCCTTCTTTCTTGGAGGAACTTTCTAAATATCCTGATGTAAAAATTGAATTTAGACAATTAAATAGAAATTTCTTTGGATATTATTTTAAAGATGAATCGGTTGTAGTGAATAGTCAGTTCTTAACAGAACAAACATTCCCAATGGTTATATTTTTAATATTTCATGAAATGGGTCATGTTATGCAATATAGAAGAGAAGGTCATGATGTTCATGCTGAAATATTTAGAAAAGATAAAGAAGAATTTTTCAAATCTTATATTGAGTTAGAAAAAGACGCTAATAAATTTGCCTTGGAAAGAATGAATAATATTTTCAAAGATGTAGATATGATGTATTATCAAAGAATAAGACAAATGAGTGAGTATTTACCACCCAAACCTCCTATACTAAATATGTGGGAAAATTGGCAAAGACACAGAGATTCTCTTAATGGATTTGAAGATTTTCACCAATTTAATGGTGTTTATGACATTTGAGTTTGTTTTTTTGAATTTACTCATCTTTTTTGAAAATTATTAACTATTTTTTGTTTGACAAATATCTTAGAGTCTATTTTCAAAAAAAAGCTTTTAATTTTAATCCAAAAGGTTTCTTTTTCTATACCTCCATCTAATATATCATCTATTATAGATAATCCTCTATCAGTTAGTTTTAAATCTTTTGAAAATTTACCATCTGATAAAACCGCTTGTAACCTTTGATACGGTTTAACCTTATCTATATTTTCATCCATAAATTGTAAATTTTAATTTTTTAATATTCAATATATACAAATATACAAAAAAAAATTATAAAATTATGTTATTAAAAGTTGGATCTAAAGGAGAGGATGTAAAAAAACTCCAAGAGAAATTAGGAACCAGTGCTGATGGTTCATTTGGTCCTGGTACTGAAAAATTAGTAAAAGAGTGGCAATCAAAAAATGGTTTAACTGCTGATGGTATAATTGGTGATTCATCTTGGGTTAAGTTATTTGGATCAGAGACTACAACAAGTCAACCAGTTGCAAATGTTGTTATTCCACCAAGTGATTTTAAATTAGAAAAATTAAAAGGACATGTTCCTGATTCTGTTATCGCTCAAATACCTGATACTGCTGCTAAATTTAATATTACTAATCCTTTAAGATTATCTCACTTCCTGGCACAATGTGGTCATGAAAGTGGTGGGTTTAAAGCAGTTAATGAAAACTTAAACTACAGTGCAAAAGGATTATTAGGAACTTTTGGTAAGTATTTTGATGGAACAACTGCTGCTCAATATGAGAAAAAACCAGAAATGATTGCATCAAGAGTTTATGGTAATAGAATGGGTAATGGTGATGAGTCTACAAAAGAAGGTTATAAATTTAGAGGCAGAGGTTATATACAATTAACCGGAAAATCTAATTATACAAAATTTGCTCAATTTATTGGAGAAGATACAGTTGGTAACCCAGATTTAGTAGCTACTAAATATCCTTTAGCTTCTGCCGCTTTCTTCTTTGATTCTAATAAACTTTGGTCTATCTGTGATAAAGGTGCTGATGATGCTACCGTAACATCAGTAACAAAAAGAGTAAATGGCGGAACAATTGGACTGCCGGATAGAATTAAACATTTTAACGAGTATTACAATTTACTTAAATAAAAAAAGAGGAAGTAAATCTTCCTCTTTTTATTTCATAATCTCTTCTATTTTTATATCTCTTATTACTGACTTGAATTCAATCGGACAAGTTTCATTTAGAACATTGATAATTTTATTTTTATTAAAAAATGTATCATATACAAAAGAATTATCAGAAATTATAGATATAAATAAATTAGGTCTTAATCTTAAGATATATTTATGTATATACTCACCTAATGCTACATTTTGTTTATTTAATGTATAATTTATCTCAAGTGAATAACTTTGTTCATATTCAGGTCCTAAGTTAAATTCAGATGGTATAAATCCTAATTTTTTTATGAAGTCTAATACAAATTTATATCTAACATATCTATCAGATAGTTTTGTTTCAGTATCATAGTATGAAAATCTAGATGGTAGGTCTTTGAATCCTAATTCATCATCAATATGATATTTACCAGTATCTTCTAAAATCTCATCAATTTTAATATCTCTAATAGTTTCTTTATTTGGATTATATTTTAATTTAATAGAAGAAGAAATAGATTTGTCAAATATAAAATATGTTTTATCTTCAATTTGTGATAATTTATTACACTCATCAATTAAATATTGAGGAATTTCAGATCTTTCATATGTTAAATCAGATATATCTTTTATTTGACCAATTTCATCATCTATAATTGAAATTGAACCATCTGGATTTTGAACTATATTCATATTATTCTTTTTTGAACCATTCTCTTTTGTTTTCAGATATTATAAGAAATAATTCTCTTTCGGTCAGTTCCGGTATATTATCACCAACCTCTTTGTATATTTTTTTATAATCTCCTTGTAGAACAACTTGATATTTATCAATATTATCCACTGTGAAATTTACTACTAAAGTGAATGGATTAAATAACTTACAAGATGGATTTGTTACCACTATATGTTTATTTTTGTTTGCAATTTTTGCTCCCCAAGATTGTAACTTTGTTCCAATCCAGTGTTTTAGAGGTCTTCCTCCTACTCTCATTGTTGATCCTTCTATCATATTATATTTTTTTATAGTTTAATTCGTGATTATATCTTGATGTCATAAGTTCATGTATCATTTTACACTTTTCATATTCTTCTCTTTCCTCAAAGAATGTGAGTAAATTTTTAAGTAATTCTTTTCTATAAGGTTTGAAGTTTACATCATAATGTTTATTTTCTTTTATCCTTTTAAATGTTTCAATCATTAAATACTCGTAACTTTTCAGTGTTAGTTCTTTTATCATAAGTTTTATTTGTTATAGTTGTTTAAAAATTGTTTTTCTTCTTCTGTTAAATTTTTAATACCTACTTTACTTATCTTATCTAAGATTTCATCAATATCAAATCTTTTCTTATTCTTTTTAAGAATTTTTTCAATATCAGACTCCTCTTTTTTAACACCATTTTTTATTTCTTTAATATTAACATTGAATGACTTTTCAAAATCTTCTCTTGAAAAAACAAATCCTAATATCTCAACAACATCATTTATATCTTTATTGTGTTTTAATTCAATGGCTTTTGTTATTTCATTTATTAAATCCCTATTTATTAGATTAGATGTATAGATGCATTTTTCATCTTTAAAAATAGAGATGTCTTTTTTATCTAAAAGACAAACAAGACCAACATCACCATAATTACTTAAATTAGTTTCTATGTAGATTGTGTTATTTACTCTACTTTTGAATTTAGTTTTATCTGATTTTATATTTTTAAGTATTTGAATAAATTGATTTATATTATCTTTTAATATACTTTTATTTTTAGACCTACTAATTAAATTAGAAAGTATATAAGTTATAAGACAACCAATTAGTAATCCACTTATAAATATCAATCCTTCTATTTGTATTTTTCCCATAATCTATTTATTATATAATTGTTTCCTTATTTTAACAATCAATTCATGAATAAAATTGTTATCTACACTATCTGGTAGTTTAGAATTAGTAAAAAGTTTATCAATTTCTACAATTTCTAATTCAACAGAATCAATTAAAGTTTGTAAATCAATCTCTCCTTTTCTAATAGAAATAAGTTCTTTAGCATTTTCTCTACGGATAATAATACCTTTTCCTTCAGCAATCTCTCTAGACATTTGCATTAATCTTTTACAATGCATCATATTCTTACCGTCAATTTTTTGAGATTTAACATCTACCCATCGAGCCTCATTTCTCTCATTTAACCAAGTTTGGTAAGATTTATAATCATTACAATGTTGAGTATAAGCATCTTTATTGTAAGATACATGACCAATAAAGAAACTTTTTGGACAATTGAATGGTATTGAACTCAGTCTTATATCATTTGAGTCTTCGAATGATATACCTTTAAAACCGATAGGTTCTCTGTTTAGATAGATAGTTTTTAGTTTTAAAAATCTAAATAATAAACTTTTTTTATCATTGAAGTAACTATCTGATATAAAATCATAGAAAAATGAATACACATCTCTTCCGTGTGGTGATTTAGATAATCCTCCAAACTTTTGATCCATATTGTTACTTTCTAAGAAGTCTGATAAATTAAATGATTTCTCTCCTTTATGCAAATAACAAAAATCAAGAGGGGTCTTTCTAGTTACTTTATCTTTTTCCCAGTTTTGTTTTTTATTTTGACCTTTAGCTTTTTGAATTTGCATCTTAGCATATCCACCAAAAGAATTAGCACAAATTTTAGTAATGAATTTATCTTTATTTTCAAGAATAATATCAAAAGCAGGATCTTTGTATAGAATACAATCTTCTGGTGTGTTAAGTAATTCTAAAACTGTAGGATTATTTTTAGAAACCAATTCTAAAAATCTACGAACCTCATAAATAACAGTATCATTTTTATCATCATTTATTTGTTCAAGATATTTATTTCCTAAAATATCATCTTCTGATTGAACAAATATACCTGAATAATCAGTATCTGAAGTTTCAATATTAGTCCCATATGCGTGAGATCCTCTTATTACAATAAGTAGTGGAATTGCACCTGGAGACTTTTGATCAATAAAATTAATTAGATTTTCTTTCATATTACAAATATATGATAAATAATTAGAAACTAAAATGATTATAGATTTTATATTTTTAATATATAAGAAAATGCGTTTTAAAATATGTTAATAGGAACCTATTCTGGACCACCCGCACCAACTGGTGGTAGTTCATCTGCTAATAGTTATAGTACTATTCAGGAACTATTGGTTAAAATTCCGGATAATACTGCTAATCAGATTCAAGCTAAAGATGTTAGAGATTCCGTATTTACCTTATGGGAAAAAATTTCTGGACTTAGTGCTAGTATAGGTAGTAATGATGTTACTTATAACAGAACACTTCCTTCAACAGCTGCTACTATCGGTGGCGTTCCTACTGGTTCTACATTTAGTGGAACTGTCCAAGACGCTTTAGATAGAGTATTCTATCCATACGCTTCTCCTTCGGTTTCTCTATCAGTTTCATCTCCTAATCCAAGAGAGTTTGGTTATAGTACTTTATTAAGTTTAAATTGGTCAGTTACTAGGAATGGAAATACTCCTATTACTGTTATAACAGTTGATGGTACTGGTATTATACCTACTGGTAACTCACAAACTGGAACAAAAACTAATGTTTTAGGTACTTATAGTGTTGCTACTATAAACTCATCTGTTCAACAGACAAATACATTTTATATGTCTGTTAGTGATGGTGTTTCATCTCCTTCTACTAGTGCTACATTATATTGGCAAAATAAAAGATATTGGGGTAGGATTGATTTAAGTAGTATAGGAAATCCAAATCTTACTAGTAATCCGGGATTAGCATCATTGGTTTCTACTGTTACTACAGATTCTGTTATAAGATCATTAACAGGAGCTAGTGCTAATGGACAAGCATTTGGAAGTGAACTTTCAGCAACAAAAACTAAAACATATGATGGAATAGATGGTAATGGTTGGTATTTAATATTTGCATGGCCTAGTAGCGTAGCCAGTTCTTACACACCATCTTTTTCAGTAAATGGATTACCAAATACCGCTTTTACAAGAGTTAGAACAAATTCACCACTTGTTAATCAGTATGGTATTACATCGAATTATGAAGTGTGGGTAAGTAATACTACTTATGGTATGGCATCATTATTCACTATAAGTTAAAAAAATAAAAATTAAAAAATGGCTCAAAATGTAGGTACACTTGTAGGCGCAGCGATTAGACCACTAACGGACACAATGCCGATAGCATCCGCTTATGCTACTGAAATAAAAGGTGGTTTGCATTTCGCTACATCTAGTACTGATAGAGATGCTATTATAGTTGAGAGAAGAGATTGGGGTATGATGTGTTATGTGATTGATGATCATCAAACATATCAACTACAATATAATTTATTGAATCCAGGTGGCACTGATATTACGGATAATAATAACTGGGAGGTATTTAGTGGTTCCGGTGGGGGAGGACTTAGTGTTAAGTATTATATTGAACCGAGTGATAATATTTTAGTTCCGTTAAATTATCAATACTGGATATATGGTGATTTAACTATTGCTGGTAATTTTGTTAATTATGGACAAGTTGTTATTGCAAATGGTGGTTTAGTAATGAGTGGTGGATCTTTCTCTAACTATGGATCCCTTGCTTTTGTTAGCTTTGTTGCTGGTGCTACTACTAGTTTTAATGATAGTGATACAATTGGATATACGGTTCAAAATACGGTTTATGGTCCATCTGTTTCCTCTTTTGTTTTACCTAATAGTTTAACAGCTAGTGTTCTTAGTTCACTAAGTGGTCCAACTGCCGGATACTTATTATCGGTTGATAGTAATGGTATATTTAATTGGGTTAGTCCGATTACCGGTGGTGGTTTAATGAGTAATGCTGATAAGAATTATATTATGTCATATGACACAACTGGGGATGGTCAATTTTCTGGATTAACCTTATCAAATGTTCCTATTAATAAATCTTATATTTCAGTTTATGTTAATGGTCAAGAATTTGAAGTTGGTGATGGTTCTACTATGAGTAGTTCTTGTTACTTTAGTAATGATTCTGGTGCTAGTGCTAAAGATTTTGTGGGTATTAATGCTGTTCAGGCAGGTGATGGTCTTTATTGGAATGGTTTGGTTGCTGGAATAGATTTATACACAAGTTGGAGAATTTCAGTTCATTATTTAGTATAAAAAAGAATTAAAAAATAATTAAAAAAGTTAAAACAGATATTTTATAAATAATATATACACTATAAATTAAAAAATAAATAATAAATTATGGGTTTGTTGGACGGTAAACAAATTAGAGATACATCGACATCATTAGATAAATTAAATGGTTCAGGTTTAGTAACATTTACAGCCTCTGCTACCATGAGTTTTGCTTCTGGTACTTTTTTAAGAAGAGAAACTTCTGATATTTTAGTTGGTAATGATGTTGTTAACAAGGAATATGTTGATGCTGTTGCTGTTGGTTTAAATCCAAAAGAAGCTGCTAGAGTTATTTATATTGGTGATGTTACTACTGAATTTGGATATACATATAGTAATGGTGTTTCTGGTGTAGGAGCTACACTTTCATTTTCATTTTCTTCAATTGATGGTATAAACTCAGCATCATTTAGTGCTGGTGATAGAATTGTTGTTAACTCAACAACTGATAGATGGGTAAATGGTATATATGATTACACAACTACTAATTTATTAACTAGATCTACTGACTTTGATGGTGATCCATCTGCTGAAGTAGATGGTGGTGAATATTGTTTTATCAAAGAAGGTAATTCATACGCTGATCAAGGTTGGGTTGTTTCATCTCCTGATACCACTGCTATTATTGGTACTACTGATATTGTTTGGGTGCAATTCACATCATTGGGTGGTTCATTTAACTTATCAGTTGCTGATTATAATACCGGTATGACTTATAGTAATGTTGAAAACATTATATTTAGAGGTGGTGTTATTACTGTACCCGCTCATCCTGGTACAACATCTTCAGCTGTTTTAGTTACACAAGATACTCCAGTTACGGTAACAGTATGGATACCACAACCTGATTATGTTGCATATTTTGCTCCTAGTTTAAATACTGCTGCTACATCTAGATATATTGCTGATCCTACATCAAATACTTATAATTCTACTCCTGGTAATACAGGTTCTTATTCAACTGGTACTTGGGTACCTTCTACTGATTTTACGGCTAGTACAACAAGACCTGTTGTAGGAAATGCTACAAGTACAATTTCATCCGCTTTTAGTGAGGCTGAATTTGCTTGTTATGATTTATCTACAACTTTACAATTTCAATTATTTGACGATGTTGGAACAGAAATTAGAGGTATGACAATATCATTAACTGGTACTGGTACTTTTAATAGTACTCCAGCTGGTTTATCAATAAATGTTAGTAGTTTTCTTCCTGATAGTGATAGATATAAAGCAGCTGCTTCTGGTTCTATTAACCTATCAACTATTTTTCCGAATGGTGGTAAATATACTGGTTGGAAAGTTACACATTATAATAGTGGATATGGTCCGGGTGCTGGTTCACCTTTGGTTCCAGGTGAATATAGATTCTCTACTCTTACAGGTTATTTCTTTGATAATGATTTATCACCTTCTAGTGCTAATTTATCTGGTTCGGTTGTTTTTGATGAATTGACACCTACTTTAGTTTATTATTCTGGTGTTGCTTTTTATGATAGTGGTTCAACTTTTGCATTAACAGCATCAGGTGTTGATTTACTAAATGATATAACATTTCCAAGTAGTAAACAAATAGATTTTAGTACAACTAATATGTCTACAACTGGAACTTTAGATGGTCATTCAGATGGAACTAAAGCCGCTGGAACAGCTATTACCGGTTGGAATCTTAATTGGGATAAATCAGGATTAACATATTCAAGAACATCTACTGTAAATGCTACAGGATATTGGATACCTGGTTTTTCATCTAATAATACTATATCATCTTCTGGTGTTACTAGAGTAACATCTACATTATATGATTGGGCTTCTGTTGCATCATATAACTCAGGATATAAGGCTATGTTATTTGATACTGTTAACTCAGCCTCAAAGTCATACTTTAATGATCCTTTGGAAAGTGAAACAGGTAGATTGTTAACAGGTAGTGTTTTGACTACTAATGGTAGTGCTGCTTTTGTATCAAATGTTACTTTACCTTCTGATGAGTTACAATATATTTTTGGTAGAGTTATTTATCCACAAACTAATTTTCAAAACTTTTTTCCTTTGATAAATCAAACTAACTCTGTTAACTATTCTAGTTTATCAGGATCAAATAAAACATTTAATATTTATGATAATATTGGATCTGGATCTGGTACAACAACTCCTTTAGTATTTAATGGATATAGATGGCATGTTACTTCTTATGGAGCTAATAGTGGATATTCATCTGATATCTCTACTGGTCGTTTTGTATTTAATCCTTCAAACTTCTTAGAAGCATATTTAGATAGAGATACTCAAACATCTTCAGCAGGTACTCAAGATTTGGTTATCTTGGCTGGATTTGACTCCAGTGGTAGTAATTCACTACCTGATAAGTTTTTATTCTTATCTGGTAACGCAGCTACATATCCAGGTAGAGCAACAGCTAATACTTACTATTTAGGTTCTGGTGGTGGTTATGCAATCGCTTACAATAGACAATCTTTAAGTTTTACTTGTAGAAAGGTTTGGTTATTTGTTGGTATAGCAGATGGATCAACTATTGGTACTGCTGCTTCAAAAAATTTATATATGAGTGAAATAACATTTGTTACACCATCGTAAGAAAAGTTAGATCTAATAAGTAATTAAAAAATAAAAAGACAATATGGTTGATGTAAAATTTAATAAAATGTTTAAAAATGAAGTTGGAGAAGATGTTTACTTTTTATCTATGAAAATGGATGGTAATTATCAAGTAATTCCTATGACAAAGGAACAATTCAATTTCTTTTATGTGTCAGTTAGACAAATTTATAATAGTTTGCCTAGTGATGAACAAAGTAATGATATAAAATAAAAATAAATTAAGATATGCCTAATTTAAATTCAACAGTACAGCTAAAAGGTGGTTTTTTCCACGCACTAGGTAAGGTTCTTACATTATCAACAAATACAGCTGGTAATGAAAGATATAAGAGTGCTCATAATGTTAAATCCAATGAAGTATGGATGAGTCCAGTACCATATTGTGGTTCTACTATTGCTTCAGCTTCTTCATTTGCTGATAATATTACTATTAGAGCTGTTGGATCAACATCTTCTTTGGCTTACTTATATCCTTTGCCTAACTCAAATTACCAAACTTGGTTTTTTGACTCAGGTACTCCATCTCCTGTGGTTGATGGATTTGAGCCTTCTGTTGATTGGAATAAACCATTAATAAACCCATCAGATGCTCCAAATGCTGAAGGTTTTCCATCTACAGGATTAGAGTTTAGACTTTATCACCCAAGTGATGGTTCATGGATAACATATCCGAATGCTAATTATGAGGTAGATTACTTCTCTGGTCTAATTAGATTTGATCCAGGTTATACACCTAAGGATCTAGCAGCAACAACTGGGTATAACTTTCAATTTGATGTAACTACATTTGAGGGTTTATCACTTGTTGGTACTGCTAAAATAGACTTTATGAAAGGTCTTGGTCCATCTCCAGGTGGTGGATTATCACTAGGTCCTAAAGGATTAGCATTTCAATATGTAGGACAATTACTTTCCAATTATACAATTGGTTCTGGTACAGGTTTTACAGCTGGTCCCGGTTTAACTCTTAGTGCTGGAGCTACTTTAAGTGTTTCTGTAGATGAAACTACAATCACAATTAATAACTTAGGTCAATTACAAGCTATCGGTGGTGGTGGAACACCTTATTATCAATATGGTACACCAACATCTTGTTTATATGAATATTCACCAACCGGAATAACAATTAGTTATACACCTACTGATTATTCTAGAGTTCAAGTTTTTATTAATGGTCAACTTCAAAGAATAGGTGATGGTACATACTCATCAGTTGATTGTTATTTTAGTCCTGATAGTCTTATTATTAGAACATTTAGTTCTATAACATCAGGGGATGAACTTTATTGGAACGCTGCTACATCTGGATTCAGTTTAGCCGCAATTGATAAGGTTGATATTATCTATGAATACTAATAAAAAATAATTTTTATATTTCAAAAGGGAAGAAAACTTCCCTTTTTTTTATTTCTTTTATTAAAAAGCATTATGGTTAATTAATATATACAAGATAAAATATAATTACGCTAATTAATGGGTCAGTTGAATATCAAACAAGTTAGAGGAGGCACACAAGGGTCAATTTTATTCTTAGGAACTAATAGCACTGTAAGTGAGAATTCTAATCAATTACATTGGGATTTCACGAATAACAGACTAGGTATTGGTACTGCTTCTCCTAACACAAAAGTCCATATATATTCAACACAATCTGGGGCATTTCAATTACAAGATGGTACTCAAGGTTCTAATTATATTTTAATTAGTGATACTAATGGTGTTGCTACTTGGACAGCATCAATACCTGGATCATCAGGTACATCTGGATCATCAGGATCAAGTGGATCAAGTGGATCATCTGGATCAAGTGGATCATCTGGAACAAGTGGATCAAGTGGATCATCAGGATCAACTGGATCATCAGGATCAAGTGGATCAAGTGGATCATCTGGAACAAGTGGATCAAGTGGATCATCAGGATCAAGTGGATCATCAGGATCTTCTGGTACAAGTGGATCATCAGGATCAAGTGGATCAAGTGGATCATCAGGATCAACTGGATCATCTGGAACAAGTGGATCATCAGGTACTTCTGGATCATCAGGATCAAGTGGGTCAAGTGGATCATCAGGTACTTCTGGATCATCAGGATCAAGTGGGTCAAGTGGATCTTCTGGGTCATCCGGTACTTCCGGTTTATCTGGTGTTAATGGTACAGATGGTTCTAATGGATCTTCTGGATCAAGTGGATCTTCTGGATCTTCTGGATCATCTGGATCATCTGGATCATCTGGTACATCTGGATCATCAGGTACAAGTGGCACATCTGGATCATCAGGTACAAGTGGCACATCTGGATCATCAGGTACAAGTGGATCTTCTGGTACAAGTGGATCTTCTGGTAGTTCTGGTAGTTCTGGTACAAGTGGATCATCTGGGTTTAATGGTTTAGATATAAATTGGCTAGGTCTTTGGTCATCTTCACTACCTTATGGTATAAATGATGTTGTTAAATATGGTTCTCCATATTCTGTATATATAGCGACTGCTAATATATTGGCTGGTGCTTCTACACCTGATGTAAATCCTAATTGGGACCTAATGGTTATATCCGGATCATCCGGTACTTCTGGATCAAGTGGTACAAGTGGTACAAGTGGGTCTTCTGGTACATCTGGTAGTTCAGGTACAAGTGGATCATCCGGCACGAGTGGTAGTTCAGGTACAAGTGGATCTTCTGGTACTTCTGGATCAAGTGGCACAAGTGGATCTTCTGGTACTTCTGGATCAAGTGGTACAAGCGGATCATCCGGTACATCCGGTAGCTCAGGTACATCCGGTAGCTCAGGTACAAGTGGTAGCTCAGGTACAAGTGGATCATCTGGATCTTCTGGTACATCTGGTAGTTCAGGCACATCTGGATCTTCTGGATCTTCTGGATCTTCTGGATCATCTGGTACTTCTGGATCATCTGGTACTTCTGGATCATCTGGTACAAGTGGATCAAGTGGATCTTCTGGTACATCCGGTACTTCTGGATCATCTGGTACAAGTGGTAGTTCTGGTACTTCTGGGTCAAGTGGTACAAGCGGATCATCCGGTAGCTCAGGTACAAGTGGTAGTTCGGGTACAAGTGGATCAAGTGGTACTTCTGGATCATCTGGTACTTCTGGATCATCTGGTACTTCTGGATCAAGTGGTACTTCTGGATCATCTGGTACTTCTGGATCATCTGGTACTTCTGGATCATCCGGAATTAGTGGTGTTAATGGTATTGATGGATCTAATGGTACATCTGGATCTTCTGGTACATCTGGATCTTCTGGTACATCTGGATCTTCTGGTACATCTGGATCTTCTGGTACATCTGGATCTTCTGGTACATCTGGATCTTCTGGTACAAGTGGTAGTTCTGGTACTTCTGGATCTTCTGGTACTTCTGGTACTTCTGGATCTTCTGGTACATCTGGATCTTCTGGTACAAGTGGTAGTTCTGGTACTTCCGGATCATCTGGTACAAGTGGTAGTTCTGGTACTTCCGGATCATCTGGTACAAGTGGTACATCTGGTACAAGTGGAACATCTGGATCAAGTGGATCTTCAGGTACAAGTGGATCTTCAGGTACAAGCGGATCTTCTGGTACTTCCGGTTTATCTGGTGTTAATGGCACAGATGGTTCTAATGGTACAAGTGGATCTTCTGGAACAAGTGGATCATCAGGTACATCAGGAACTAGTGGTACTTCTGGAACAGGATTCAATTCTATTATAAATCCATCCGATTATAGAATATTAACAGCTACTGGATCATCTACAAATTCAGCATTAGCAAATACTGGATTGACATATGATGGGTTTACATTCTCAGTTTCCGGTCAACTTATTCTTAATACTAGTGCTACATCAGGTCTTACATCTGGTACAACTTCAATAGTTTCATTTACATCTTCTGCTGGTAATGGTGTTTATTTTGATTATCATCTTTCTGGTTCTTCTAATCAAAGAAGAACTGGTACTGTAATGGCTACTTGGAACGGAACTAATGTTGCCTTTACTGATACATCTACACCTGACTTGAATGGTTCTACAATAGGAATTGAGTTTAATGTTGTTATAATTGCTGGTAATGTAACACTTCAATCTGTTGTAACTTCTGGTACATGGTCAGTAGATACGGGTATAAGAATTATTTAATTTTTCTACTTAATTTTCAACTATATTCCTAAAATAAGCATTTACAATTTTATATATACAACAAGTGGAGTTATTCTGCTTAAACGACTTTTCTTTTGGAGAGTGAAAAAAGAAAAAAATTGATAGATGGCTAATGAATTCGTCACTAGACGCGGTATTATATCTTTAGGTGGAATTACGTTCCCTTATTATTCAACAATAACAGCCTATGTAATAGGAGTTAATGATCATTTTATAGATTGTTCTGGGACATTTAATGTTACTTTACCAACATCAGTTGGTGTAGCAGGTAAGTTTTATATTGTAAAAAATAGTGGTAGTGGTGTTATTACAGTTAATACTACTTCTTCTCAAACTATAGATGGATCTTTAACAAAAACACTCTCTCAATATGATAGTTTATATTTAACTAGTAATGGTTCTAATTGGTTAATAGGTGGTCTTGATGGATCATCAGGTACTTCTGGTACTTCTGGTACTTCTGGTACTTCAGGTACTTCAGGTACTTCTGGAACATCTGGTTCTTCTGGAGTTAGTGGTGTGAATGGTATTGATGGATCAAATGGTACATCTGGATCAAGTGGTAGTTCAGGTACTTCTGGATCATCTGGATCATCTGGTTCTTCTGGTACAAGTGGTAGTTCAGGTACTTCTGGATCATCTGGAACATCTGGTTCTTCTGGATCAAGTGGTACAAGCGGATCATCCGGTACAAGTGGAACATCTGGATCATCCGGTACAAGTGGTACATCCGGTACAAGTGGTAGTTCAGGTACATCCGGTACAAGTGGTAGTTCAGGCACATCCGGATCATCTGGTACTTCTGGAACATCAGGTACAAGTGGTAGTTCAGGCACATCCGGATCATCTGGTACTTCTGGAACATCAGGTACAAGTGGATCATCAGGTACATCTGGATCAAGTGGATCATCAGGTACATCTGGATCAAGTGGATCATCAGGTACTTCTGGATCAAGTGGATCATCAGGTACTTCTGGATCAAGTGGATCATCAGGTACTTCTGGATCATCCGGTACTTCTGGATCATCAGGTACAAGTGGTACAAGTGGTACAAGCGGATCTTCTGGTTCTTCTGGTACTTCTGGATCATCAGGTACTTCTGGGTCATCCGGTACAAGTGGATCATCCGGTACTTCTGGTTCATCTGGATCATCTGGTACTTCTGGTTCTTCTGGTGTCAGTGGAGTGAATGGTATTGACGGGTCTAATGGTACAAGTGGATCATCCGGTACTTCTGGATCAAGTGGTACTTCTGGATCAAGTGGTACTTCTGGATCAAGTGGTACTTCTGGATCAAGTGGTACTTCTGGATCAACTGGTACTTCTGGATCAACTGGTACTTCTGGATCATCCGGTACTTCTGGATCATCCGGTACTTCTGGATCATCCGGTACTTCTGGATCATCCGGTACTTCTGGATCATCCGGTACTTCTGGATCATCCGGTACTTCTGGATCAAGTGGTACTTCTGGATCAAGTGGTACAAGTGGATCATCTGGATCATCAGGTACTTCTGGATCTTCTGGATCATCTGGTTCTTCTGGTACAAGTGGTAGTTCAGGTACTTCTGGATCTTCTGGTACATCTGGTACAAGTGGATCTTCTGGATCTTCTGGATCATCTGGTACTTCTGGATCAAGTGGTACAAGTGGTAGTTCAGGCACATCCGGATCATCTGGTACTTCTGGAACATCAGGTACAAGTGGTTCATCTGGATCATCCGGTACTTCTGGATCATCCGGTACTTCTGGATCATCTGGATCAAGTGGTACAAGTGGATCCTCTGGAGTTAGCGGTGTTAATGGTATTGATGGATCAAATGGAACAAGTGGATCCTCCGGTACAAGTGGATCATCAGGTACTTCTGGAACATCAGGTACAAGTGGTTCATCTGGATCATCAGGTACTTCTGGTAGTTCAGGTACAAGTGGTAGTTCAGGTACTTCTGGATCTTCCGGTACTTCTGGATCAAGTGGATCTTCTGGTACAAGTGGATCAAGTGGATCATCAGGTACTTCTGGTAGTTCAGGTACAAGTGGTACATCTGGATCATCTGGATCATCTGGTACAAGTGGATCATCTGGTACTTCCGGATCATCAGGTACTTCTGGATCTTCTGGATCATCTGGTTCTTCTGGTACAAGTGGATCATCTGGTACTTCTGGATCATCTGGATCATCAGGTACAAGTGGATCATCTGGTACTTCTGGTACTTCCGGATCATCTGGTACAAGTGGATCATCTGGTACAAGTGGATCATCTGGTACAAGTGGATCATCAGGTACTTCTGGATCAAGTGGTACAAGTGGATCATCAGGTACAAGTGGATCATCAGGTACAAGTGGATCATCAGGTACAAGTGGATCATCTGGTACAAGTGGATCATCTGGTACAAGTGGATCATCTGGTACAAGTGGATCATCTGGTACAAGTGGATCATCTGGTACAAGTGGATCATCTGGTACAAGTGGATCATCTGGTACTTCTGGATCTTCTGGTTCTTCTGGTACATCTGGATCAAGTGGTACTTCTGGTTCATCCGGTACATCTGGATCATCTGGAGTTAGTGGTGTGAATGGTATTGATGGATCAAATGGTACATCTGGATCAAGTGGTTCTTCCGGTACAAGTGGTTCATCCGGTACTTCTGGATCAAGTGGTACATCTGGTAGTTCCGGTACAAGTGGATCATCAGGTACTTCTGGATCTTCTGGTACAAGTGGATCATCAGGTACTTCTGGTTCTTCTGGTTCTTCTGGTACATCTGGATCAAGTGGGACATCTGGTTCTTCTGGTACATCTGGATCAAGTGGTACTTCAGGTACATCCGGTACTTCTGGTTCATCTGGTACTTCTGGATCTTCTGGTACATCTGGATCATCTGGTACATCTGGTACATCTGGATCAAGTGGATCATCTGGTACTTCTGGATCATCAGGTACTTCCGGATCTTCTGGTACAAGTGGATCATCTGGTACTTCTGGATCAAGTGGATCATCTGGTACTTCTGGTACTTCTGGATCTTCTGGTGTCAGTGGAGTGAATGGTATTGACGGGTCTAATGGCACAAGTGGATCATCCGGTACATCTGGATCATCCGGTACATCTGGTACTTCTGGATCATCTGGATCATCCGGTACAAGTGGTTCATCCGGTACATCTGGATCATCTGGATCATCCGGTACTTCTGGATCATCTGGTACTTCTGGATCATCTGGTACAAGTGGTTCATCCGGTACAAGTGGATCATCAGGTACATCTGGATCATCTGGATCATCCGGTACTTCTGGATCATCTGGTACTTCTGGATCATCTGGTACTTCTGGATCATCTGGTACAAGTGGTAGTTCAGGTACTTCTATTCATTGGTATGGAGATTGGGATATAAACCATAGTTTTAGCATCAATGATGTTGTACAATATAATGGTTCATCTTATATTTGTATTGCTCCATCATATGGACCATATCCAATCAATTTGGCATATTGGAATCTTTTAGCTCAAGCAGGATCTAGTGGATCAGCAGGATCATCGGGTACTTCTGGTACAAGTGGGTCTTCTGGATCATCGGGTACTTCTGGTACAAGTGGGTCATCTGGTACTTCTGGATCATCTGGTACTTCTGGTACATCCGGTTCTTCTGGTACAAGTGGATCTTCAGGATCAAGTGGAACATCTGGTACAAGTGGTTCTTCTGGTACATCTGGGTCAAGTGGAACATCTGGATCAAGTGGTTCATCAGGTACATCCGGTACATCTGGTTCTTCTGGATCATCAGGTACAAGTGGATCTTCTGGTACTTCTGGATCAAGTGGATCATCTGGTACAAGTGGATCATCTGGTTCTTCTGGTACAAGCGGTTCATCTGGATCATCTGGTATTAGCGGTGTAAATGGTATTGATGGATCAAATGGTACATCTGGATCAAGTGGATCATCAGGTACAAGCGGTTCTTCTGGATCAAGCGGTTCTTCTGGATCATCTGGTACTTCTGGGTCATCAGGTACTTCTGGATCATCTGGATCATCAGGTACAAGTGGATCTTCTGGTACTTCTGGGTCATCAGGTACATCTGGATCATCAGGTACATCTGGATCATCAGGTACATCTGGATCAAGTGGAACATCAGGTACTTCTGGATCAAGTGGTACATCTGGTACATCTGGATCAAGTGGAACATCTGGTACTTCTGGATCAAGTGGTACATCTGGTACTTCTGGATCAAGTGGTACATCTGGTACATCTGGTTCTTCTGGTACATCTGGATCAAGTGGAACATCTGGTACTTCTGGATCAAGTGGTACATCTGGTTCTTCTGGATCAAGTGGTACATCTGGTTCTTCTGGTTCTTCTGGTTCTTCTGGTACATCTGGATCAAGTGGTACATCTGGTTCTTCTGGTACATCTGGATCAAGTGGTACAAGTGGTAGTTCAGGTACTTCTGGATCATCTGGTACAAGTGGATCTTCTGGTACAAGTGGATCTTCTGGTTCATCTGGCACGAGTGGATCATCCGGAACTTCTGGTTCAAGTGGATCATCTGGTACTTCTGGATCTTCTGGTGTCAGTGGAGTGAATGGTATTGACGGGTCTAATGGCACAAGTGGATCATCCGGTACATCTGGATCATCTGGAACATCTGGATCATCTGGAACATCTGGTACTTCTGGATCATCTGGTACATCTGGATCATCTGGTACTTCTGGATCATCTGGTACTTCTGGATCATCTGGTACTTCTGGATCATCTGGTACAAGTGGTTCATCTGGTACATCTGGTACAAGTGGATCCTCTGGAGTTAGCGGTGTTAATGGTATTGATGGATCAAATGGAACAAGTGGATCTTCCGGTACAAGTGGTAGTTCAGGTACTTCTGGATCAAGTGGTAGTTCAGGTAGTTCTGGATCATCTGGTACTTCTGGTACAAGTGGATCATCAGGTACTTCTGGATCAAGTGGATCATCTGGTACAAGTGGATCATCTGGTACAAGTGGAACATCTGGTTCAAGTGGATCATCTGGTTCTTCTGGATCAAGTGGATCATCTGGTACAAGTGGATCATCTGGTACAAGTGGAACATCTGGTTCAAGTGGATCATCTGGTATTAGCGGTGTAAATGGTATTGATGGATCAAATGGTACATCTGGTAGTTCCGGTACAAGTGGATCAAGTGGATCAAGTGGATCATCTGGTACTTCTGGATCATCCGGTACAAGTGGTAGTTCAGGTACATCTGGATCAAGTGGTACATCTGGATCATCCGGTACAAGTGGTAGTTCAGGTACATCTGGTTCTTCTGGATCATCTGGATCATCCGGTACAAGTGGTAGTTCAGGTACATCTGGTTCATCTGGTTCATCTGGATCAAGTGGTACTTCTGGATCATCTGGTACATCTGGATCAAGTGGAACATCTGGATCTTCTGGTATTAGCGGTGTAAATGGTATTGATGGATCAAATGGTACTTCTGGATCATCTGGTACAAGTGGATCATCTGGTACTTCTGGTACAAGTGGATCATCTGGTACAAGTGGATCATCTGGTACAAGTGGATCATCTGGTACAAGTGGATCATCTGGTACTTCTGGATCATCTGGTACTTCTGGTACAAGTGGATCATCAGGTACAAGTGGATCATCAGGTACAAGTGGATCATCAGGTACATCTGGTACAAGTGGATCATCAGGTACATCTGGTACAAGTGGATCATCAGGTACGAGCGGCTCAAGTGGTATCAGTGGAGTGAATGGTATTGATGGATCTAATGGTACATCTGGATCAAGTGGAACATCTGGATCATCAGGTACAAGTGGTTCATCTGGTACATCTGGATCATCTGGATCATCTGGATCAAGTGGATCAAGTGGTACTTCTGGATTATCTGGTATAGATGGAACAGATGGTACAAATGGTACTTCTGGATCAAGTGGATCATCAGGTACATCTGGTAGTTCCGGTACAAGTGGATCATCAGGTACTTCTGGTTCTTCTGGTACATCTGGATCAAGTGGAACATCTGGTTCATCTGGTACAAGTGGATCAAGTGGTACTTCTGGATCATCTGGTACAAGTGGATCAAGTGGTACTTCTGGATCATCTGGTACGAGCGGCTCAAGTGGTACTTCTGGTTCATCTGGTACATCTGGATCATCTGGTACTTCTGGATCAAGTGGAACATCTGGTTCTTCTGGCACAAGTGGATCAAGTGGAACATCTGGATCATCAGGCACAAGTGGATCAAGTGGAACATCTGGATCATCAGGCACAAGTGGATCATCAGGTACAAGTGGATCAAGTGGTATCAGTGGAGTGAATGGTATTGATGGATCTAATGGTACATCTGGTAGTTCCGGTACAAGTGGATCAAGTGGTACTTCTGGATCATCTGGTACTTCTGGATCATCTGGTACTTCTGGATCATCTGGTACTTCTGGATCATCTGGTACTTCTGGATCATCTGGTACTTCTGGATCATCTGGTACATCCGGCTCTTCTGGTACATCCGGCTCTTCTGGTACTTCTGGATCATCTGGTACTTCTGGATCATCTGGTACATCCGGCTCTTCTGGTACATCCGGCTCTTCTGGTACAAGTGGATCATCTGGTACTTCTGGATCATCTGGTACTTCTGGATCATCTGGTACTTCTGGATCATCAGGTATTAGTGGTGTAAATGGTATTGATGGATCAAATGGTACATCTGGATCATCTGGTACTTCTGGATCATCTGGTACATCCGGCTCTTCTGGTACTTCTGGATCAAGTGGAACATCTGGTTTATCTGGTGTTAATGGTACTGACGGAACTAATGGTACTTCTGGATCAAGTGGATCATCTGGATCGAGTGGATCATCTGGATCAAGTGGATCATCTGGATCAAGTGGATCATCAGGATCTAATGGATCATCAGGATCTAATGGATCATCTGGATCAAGTGGATCATCTGTTTCTTTAACAGGTGTTACTAATTACACTCCATATTATACATCATCTACTACTTTATCATCTACTAGTTCTATATGGGATGATGGTGTTAATGTTGGTATTGGTCTTGTTCCTTCTACTGGTAGTCCTTTCAAAGTTGATGTTCTTGGTGATGTTAATGTACAAGGAAAGTTCTTTGCTATATCAAAATCATTTGATATTGTTCACCCTTCTGATCCTACTAAGAGATTAACTTATGGATCATTAGAGGGACCTGAATATGGTGTTTATTATAGAGGTAAATTAAATGGACATATTATAGAACTTCCTTATTATTGGGTTGATTTAGTTGATAATTCTACAATTAGTGTTGAATTGACTCCTTTTGGATCATATCAAAGATTATTTGTTGAAAAGGTAGAAGATAATAAAGTTTATGTTAAATCAGATAATGGTGGTTATCCTAATTGTTATTATGTAGTATATGCTGAAAGAAAAGATATACCTAAAATTATAATAGAAAAATAATATGAGTACCTCTTATCCTTTTAAACCTATTGTTACTAATGGATTGGTCTTGTATTTGGATGTTCCTAATAAAAAGTCATTTTCAGGAGTTAATATCTGGTATGACCTAACTAATAACTCAAACAATGCTTCACTTTCAACTACACAATCATCTATATCACTAGCTAATAGTATTATATTTGATGGTATGAGTGGATATGGTACTATGTCTTCATCTACAAGTTTAGAGTTGACATCTACTGGTTCTATATCAGGTTGGATAAAAATGTCAAGTTCTCCTAATTCTTTTGGTACTATTATAGCTAAAAGGATAGGTTCCGCAGCATCTGATTTTGATTACCAAGTAGATTTGGATTCAACAGGTGTTAATTTGAGAGGATCAATAAGTGATGGTGCTACTATAAACACTATAGGAGGTGCAACTACTTTAACTACTGATACTTGGTATCACTTTACTTTTGTTTGGGATGGAACATCATTAAACATATATTTGAATGGTGTTTCTGATGCAACTACAGTATCTCAAACTATAAATGCTCAAGTGACAAGTAATCCATTGGAAATAGGAAGAGGAAATGGAATACCTACTTTTTACTATAAAGGTAATATAGAACAATTATTAGTTTATAATAAAGCATTATCTCAATTAGAGATAACTGAAAACTACAATATAACAGTAAGAAGATTTAGAGAAACTGTTGATGTAGTTTCACCTATTGTTCCATCTATTCCCCCTATAATAACTACTGGATTAATATTAAATTTAGATGCTGGTAACTCAACATCTTATCCCGGAACAGGGACTAATTGGAATGATTTAACAGTTAATAACAATGATGTTATATTAATAAATGGTCCTGTATATAGCTCATTAAATGGTGGTAGTTTGGTATTTGATGGTGTTAGCACTTATGGTACAATGTCTTATAATTCTGGATTTGATTTATCAATTACTGACTATACATTAGAAGGTTGGTTTAATTCTAGTTCATTCTCATCCGGTCAAATTTTAATAGGTAAAGATACAAATGGATCTAATTTTGATTGGTGTTTATATATTCCAAATTCAACATCATTGGCAATATATAGTAATAGCACAACAACAAATGTAACAGCGACGGTTCCAACAATGAATACCGGACAATGGTATCATTTTGTGATAACTAGTATATCTGGAGTTATTAGAATATATTTAGATAGTGTTTTATATCAAACAGGATCAATGAGTATTTCTAATAGTAGTAATATTCAGATTACTTTAGGTTGTGCTAGTTGGAATCTTCCCAATGGATTTGCAAATGGTAAAATATCAATATTGAGAGTTTATTCAATAGGATTAACCGGAGCTGAAGTTCTTCAAAATTATAATGCAATAAAAAATAGATATTAAAAATATGAACACAAACACTTATGTAATAGCAAACATATCTGAATTGAATAATGTAGATTATTCTCAGGTATCACAAACATCAGCAGATACTGTTAGAAAGAACACAGAGCTGACAAAATTTATTCTAAAGTATGATGGTAATAAACCAGCAACAATTCAATCTTTAGATACTAATGGTAAATTGGTGTCTTATGATAATAATAAATACTTTACACATCCACAAATTCTACAGATTGCATCAACAGTAGAATGGGTTGGAACACAAAGCTTTTTAATGAATGGCATATAATACTTTTCCACCTATAATAACTAATGGTTTAGTTTTCTGCTTAGATGCTGCTAACAATAAGTCTTATCCCGGTATAGGACTGAACTGGTATGATCTAAAGACAGTAACTCCTAATGTATTAACCAATGGTGCTTACTATGCTCCTTGGAATGATGGTGCTATTGATTTTGATGGTCTTAGTGATTATGTTAAGTTGAATGATGTAAATATAGGAACAGTTGGTAGTTGGTCAATATGGATAAACGCTAGAGCATTTAGTGGTGTTATAGTTGGTAGTAATATAGCAAACTATTATATGGTTTATAATGATGGTTCTCAATTTTATATAAATTATGGTGGAGCATTTGGTAGTTTATCTTATACTTTATCAAAGGATGTTTGGCATAATATTGTTTGTGTTAGAAATGGAAATAGTCATCAGATATTTGTAGATGGTGTATCAGTTGGTACAATGACTATATCAACTACAAATGATTCTATATTTTCTATTATAGGTGATGAGACGACCAGTTCTCTTTATCCATTTAATGGTAAAGTTTCAAGTTTTTTAATTTATGATAGAGTTCTTTCTTCCGATGAAGTTGAGCATAATTATAATGCTATTAAATTTAGATATTTCAATAACAATACTTTTCCTAGTATAACAACAAGTGATTTAGTATTAAATTTAGATGCTGGTGACCTAACATCTTATTCTGGAACAGGAACAACTTGGTATGACTTAACAGCAAATTCATATGATGGTACATTAACAAATGGTGCTTCTTTTAGTTCTATTGATGCTAATAATATGGGATTTGATGGTGTTGATGATTTTGTAGAACTTGGTGATGTACTAGATATGGGAACATATAGTTATACAATTAATACTTGGGTTAAGATATCAGCAACAAGTAGTGACCAATGGTTTTTTAGTAAAGGTTTATCAGGTACTCAAAATTATAGATATGCTATTGGATTTAACTCCTCTAGTCAAAAATTATGGGCTTTTATGCAAGGTAATGGAGGATCAGATGTTTTACCATATGGATCAACTACAATACCTACTTATCAGTGGTTTATGGCTACTTATGTTTATGATAGAAGTTCTAATATAAAGATATATTATAACGGTGTTTTAGAAGCATTAACTGGTAGTTCTGCAATATCATCTTGGAATGGATTGGATTTTCAGTCTAATAATCCAGCTAGAGTTGGTGCTTATACATCAGGTGACAACACTACACCTATATCAACAATTGATGGTAAAATAGCAATTTCTCAAATTTATAGAAGAGCTCTTCCCGCATCTGAAATACTATATAATTATAATATAACTAAATGGAGATTTTTAAATGATAACCTACCTCCAGTTGCGCCAATTGTAACTGACCAATTATATTTAAGTTTAGATGCTGCTGATGTTTTATCTTATCCTGGTAGTGGAACAACTTGGTATGATTTAACCGCAAACTCTCATAATGCAACATTAACAAATGGTGCTTATTATGATCCATCTGATAGTGGTGTTATGGTTTTTGATGGTGTTGATGATTATGCAAATGTTGGTAGTTTAGGAAGCGGATTTGGAATATTTACATTAGATATGTGGGCTAATTCGGGTAGTGTGACTGACTATAAAAATATAATAGATTTTAATGGCGGTAATACAATGTTGAGAATAGAGCAGTATACTAGTCCTGGATACTACGCTACTTGGGTAAATTTTGGAGCAGGTAGAGCTAGATTAAGTATTAATCTTAATGTTAGTGGTGACTTCTCCTTTGGATTTGGTGGTGATTGTCCGGGTGTAATTACTGATAATACTTGGTATAACTTAGTTGTTACATATGATGGTACTAACTGCTCTATCTATATAAATAATCAAAAGTTAGTAAATAGTCAATCAGTCACTGGTGGATTTGTTGGATATATCAATAATATGAGAATTGGAGATGGATATGACTATTCTAGTAGAAGATTCCAAGGCAAAATACCTGTTGTTAGAATATATAAGAAAAGCCTTTCTGATTCTGAAGTTCTTCAGAATTACAATGCTCAAAAAAGTAGATATGGTTTATAATGTCAGTAGGTAGTTTAGATATAATAACAGATGGATTAGTATTCTGTGTAGATGCTGGTAATGATAAGTCATATTCTGGATCTGGTACAGACTTATATGACTTATCATCAAACTTTAATAATGGTGTTTTGACAAATGGTCCAACATTTGATCCTTCTAAGATTGGTTCTATTGTATTTGATGGTGTAGATGATTATGTCAATTTAGGTAATATACCACAAATAGCACCTGGTACTGGTGAGTTTGTAATTGATTTTTGGATCAATCCAACAAACTGGATCAGTACTTATAGTCCATTATTTACAACAACCACAACAAGTGGATTTTGGATTGGAAAAAATGCAACAAACTTTGTGCTAAGAGCTTATAACATCGCCGATGATTTGCAAACTACAACCTTTCCAAAATCAAATGAATGGACTAATGTTGTGATAAGACGAAGTGGAACTACCGCTAACATATACTATAACAACGTTTCTGTTGTTAGTGGAACAGTCACCACAAACTATGTTCAAGGTGTTAGTGAGATTTCACGTGATGGGACGACTAATGTATTCAATGGTAAAATTTCAAATATTAAATATTATAATAGAGCTTTAACACCTCAAGAAATACTACATAACTACAATAAATTAAAATGGAGGTTTTTATAAAATAATATATAGATTATGGCATCACAAAGAGATATAAGAATAACCCCTAAGTTAGGATCTACAGCATCAAATGATTACCCAAACATTGATTTTGGTGGATTAAGTGCATCAACTATTAAATTGAAAGTTGATGATGATGGTACAGTTGTTTATACTGGTACTTATGGTGTTCTTTTCAATGTAACTGATGAAAAGTTTGGACTTTTACATTCAGTTAATGATGTATCTGGTTTACCTATTTTACAAGTTTATTCTTGGGATTATGTTCAGTTAGGAAAATGGGATAAATATGCTTTATCTGTTGCTACCGATAAAGTGGGTATTGGTCTAACTGCTCCAAGTAATAAACTTCATATTTATTCAACACAATCTGATGCTTTCAGACTACAAGATGGTAGTGAAGGTTCTGGTTATGTTTTAGTTTCTGATGCTAGTGGTGTTGGTAGTTGGTCTGCTAGTGCTGGTGGTGGAGGTGGTTCAGCTGTTATTTTATTGGGAGCTGGTGCTGGATCAAGTGTTAGATGTGGATTAGGTAATAATTCTACTGGAGCTTGTTCTACTATAAGCGGTGGTTTTCAAAATGCCGCAGGTGGTGATCTTTCAACAATTTCTGGTGGTTATAAAAATACATCTTCTGGTTATTACTCAACAATCGCTGGTGGTTCATCTAATACAGTGTCTGGATATCATTCGGAATACTCATCTATAGGTGGTGGTTATATTAATACAATCTCTGGACATTATTCATGTCAATCAACTATAAGTGGTGGTTATATTAATACAATCTCTGGATATACTTCATATCGTTCAACTATAAGTGGTGGTGAACTTAATACAATCTCCGGTCATTATTCACAAAATTCAACCATTAGTGGTGGTTATACTAATACAATTTCCGGTTGTTATTCATTTCATTCAACCATTAGTGGTGGTTATACTAATACAATCTCCGGTCATTGTTCATGTCAATCAACTATAAGTGGTGGTTATCAAAATACAATTTCCGGTCATTATTCATGTCATTCAACCATTAGTGGTGGTGGTAATAATACAATCTCAGGATATTGTTCATATCAATCAACTATAAGTGGTGGTTATGGTAATGCAATCTCCGGTACTAATTCATATCGTTCAACTATAAGTGGTGGTGAACTTAATACAATCTCCGGTGATATCTCATATCAATCAACTATAAGTGGTGGATGTTGTAATACCATATCTGGTAAGTATTCACAATTAGTAACTATAGGTGGTGGTCAATTTAATACAATCTCCGGTGTTAATTCACAATTAGTAACTATAGGTGGCGGTCAATGTAATACAATCTCAGGATATAGTTCATATCTATCAACTATAAGTGGTGGTGAAAGCAATACAATTTCCGGTCATTATTCACGTAATTCATCTATAGGTGGTGGTCAACAAAATACAATTTCCGGTCATTATTCATGTCATTCAACCATTAGTGGGGGTTATCAAAATACAATCTCTGGATATAGTTCATCTCGTTCAACAATAAGTGGTGGTGAAAGCAATACAATATCTAGTGGTAGTTCATATCAATCAACCATTGGAGGTGGTGGATATAATACAATCTGTGGTGGTGATTCACAATTATCAACTATAAGTGGTGGTCAATATAATACAATCTCCGGTGATATCTCATATCAATCAACTATAAGTGGTGGATGTTGTAATACCATATCTGGTACCTTTTCATATTTATCAACCATAAGTGGTGGTCAATGTAATACAATCTCCGGTCAGTGTTCATATTGGTCAACTATAAGTGGTGGTTATAAAAATATAGTATCTGGTGTAAGTTCAACAATAGGTGGTGGTAATTCTAATACATCATCCGCTACTGGATCAACAATAGGCGGTGGTAGTGAAAATGACACTTCCGGTGTTTATTCTGTTATAAGTGGTGGTTATCTTAATACATCATCCGCTACTGGATCAACAATAGGTGGTGGTGGTGGAAATACAGCATCTGCTTTGTCCTCAACAATAGGTGGTGGTAATTCTAATATAATTCTTAGTGGTTCAAATCGTTCAACTATAAGTGGTGGTCGTAAAAATTTAATATCAACTAGTGGAGATTCCACTATATCTGGTGGTTGTTGTAATACAATCTCTGGTACTAATTCATGTCAATCAACTATAGGTGGTGGTATTACTAATACAATTTCCGGTCAGTATTCATGTCAATCAACTATAGGTGGAGGTAGTGAGAATACAATCTCAGGACGTTCGTCATTTAATTCAACTATAGGTGGTGGTTCTAGTAATACAATCTCTGGACAGCAATCACTTAATTCAACTATAGGTGGTGGTAAATCTAACGCAATCTCTGGTACTTATTCATGCCAATCAACTATAAGTGGTGGTTATATTAATACAATTTCCGGTCAGTGTTCACAATTATCAACTATCGGTGGAGGAACTATTAATACAATCTCAGGATATTCATCATATAATTCAACTATAAGTGGTGGTTGCAGAAATACAATCTCAGGATATTTATCATTTCAATCAAGTATAGGTGGTGGTTACTGTAATACAATCTCAGGAAAATATTCATATTGGTCAACTATAGGTGGCGGTAATAATAATACAATCTCCGGTCAGTATTCATTTAATTCAACCATTAGTGGTGGTGGTCTTAATACAATATCCGGTTGTTATTCACCTTTTTCTACTATAAGTGGTGGTTATCAAAATACAATCTCTGGTGCTTTTTCATGTCATTCAACCATTAGTGGTGGTTATCAAAATACAATCTCTGGTGCTAGTTCATATCAATCAACCATTAGTGGTGGTTATATTAATACAATCTCTGGATTTAATTCAGCTCAATCAACTATAAGTGGTGGTTATATTAATACAATCTCTGGATTTAATTCAGATCAATCAACCATAAGTGGTGGTCAATGTAATACAATCTCTGGTGCTTTTTCATATCATTCAACCATAGGTGGTGGTGGTTTTAATACAATCTCTGGATATTGCTCATGTTATTCAACTATAAGTGGTGGTTATTGTAATACAATCGCTGATTATAATTCATATCAATCAACTATAAGTGGTGGTGCTCTCAATACAATTTCCGGTTATTATTCACGTAATTCATCTATAGGTGGTGGTCAATGTAATACAATCTCTGGACATTATTCATGTCATTCAACCATAAGTGGTGGTTATAGTAATACAATCTCTGCATTTAATTCATCTCAATCAACTATAAGTGGTGGTCTAACTAATACAATATCCGGTACCAATTCATTTAATTCAACTATATCTGGTGGTATGTCTAATACAATCTCTGGTTATAGTTCACAATTTTCAACCATAGGTGGTGGTAATAATAATACAATTACAAATTCTCCATTCGCTTCTATACTTGGTGGTGTTAATAATAATATTAATAGCATGACTAGTTCTGTTATTATTGGATCTGGTATAACCGCTAGTAGACAATACACAGCACATGCTAATGACATCATTATAACATCAATGGCATCATCAGTTTCTTGTTTTGTAACAGTAGGAACTAATGGATTATTAGTAGCAACATCATCTGGTGGTGGATCTACTTTTTCTGGCACAACTAATGTATTTACTAAATTTACATCAGCAACCACAATTGGTGATACATCATATAATATACATGAGGATCCAACCGCTGGTACTTTATTACTTGGTCCATCAACAGATAATGATGCTCTTACATATGGTCAAATTGCTCACGCTAAAGGTAATATATCTATTAAAGCAGATGCTCAGACTAACCAGATAATATTAAAAAATACAGTTCATGTAGGTAATGGAGTTTTATATTCAAATCCTTTATCTTCATCTGGTCAGATTGATGTTCCTCTTGGTGGTATGTTAGCATTGGAAATGCAAATCGCTGTTTTAGAAAGCGGTTCAAATAATGCTACTTATCTACAACTTTTTGGGGCGGCTACAAATCCTACCGGAACAGCTACTATAGTTGGTGGATTTACCGGTGTTACTAAAATTGTAGTTGCTGAGTCGGTTTCAACTATACATGATGTTAATATTAATGTATCTGGTAACAATTTGGTAGTTGAGGCAATTAATAGTGGTAGTACCGCCGCAAATTTTGTTTGTTATGTGAGATATACACAAACACTATTTTAATTGAATATAATATTATAGAAAAATTAATATATAGAAATATAAATAAAAATTAAAGAACCTGAATGGCTTATATAATTAAGAATAGTGGTGGAATTCAACTTATAACAGGAACCGGTACCGGTAATAAAGGACTAAATCTACCAGTTGTCGATAACGCTAGTACAAATAGTACGTCGGGTGTTAGTAAAGGTTCTTTAGTATTTGATGATACTACTAACCAGATTTATAGATTTACAGGAACTGAATGGGCTTCTGGGGCTGGTACATCTGGTACATCTGGATCATCAGGATCAAGTGGATCTTCAGGATCTTCAGGATCTTCAGGATCAAGTGGATCATCAGGATCAAGTGGATCAAGCGGATCATCAGGAACAAGCGTTTCTTTATCAGGGCAAAATAATTATGTACCTTATTATACATCAACGACAACACTTTCATCTACAAGTTCTATTTATGTAACAAGCACAAATGTTGGTATTGGAACTATATCACCAGACGGTAGAGTTCACATTAAATACCAAGGTGACACAACATATTCAACAATTTTATTGGTTGATGGTCCTTCTAGTAATAGCCAAACAGGTGGACATGCAGCTTACTTTAAAAGAAATTTAGATAATGCTGGGACAACAGCATCTGTTGTTACAATAGAACATACTAATAGAGCTGGTGGAACACCAGGGGCTACTACTTTAAGAGTTATATCAGGATATAATGGCAAAATATCACAATTCCAAGCTTTATCATCAGGATTATTTTCTATGGGAGCTACTTATTCATCTGGAAGTGCTTTGCTAACACTTAAAATGGATTCGGATACTACTGCCGATCCAGGAAACGCGGATAGATGGGGTATAAGACTTGTTGATAATTTACCTTTAATTGGAAATGCAGGTAATAGATATGGAATTTCTTCTGTAATGGGTGGTAGTTTTAGTCCACGAAATACATCCTATGGATTATATGGAATTTATACCGATGTATCTGCTGTTACAACAACACAATCATCTATTGTTTACGCTGGATCATTTATGGGTGGAAATGTAGGTATTGGGACATCAAACCCATCTACTAAATTACATGTTTATGCTACACAATCAGGCGCATTTAGATTACAAGATGGTACACAAGGTAATAATTATATTTTAATTAGTGATACTAATGGTGTTGCTACTTGGACAGCTTCTATACCAGGATCTTCAGGATATTCAGGATCTTCAGGATCTTCTGGAACAAGTGGATCATCAGGATCTAATGGATCTAATGGATCAAGTGGATCTTCAGGATCAAGTGGACCATCAGGATCAAGTGGATCATCCGGATCTAATGGATCTAATGGATCAAGTGGATCATCAGGATATAATGGATCTAATGGATCAAGTGGATCTAATGGATCAAGTGGATCTTCAGGATCAAGTGGATCATCAGGATATAATGGATCTAATGGATCAAGTGGATCTAATGGATCAAGTGGATCTTCAGGATCAAGTGGATCATCCGGGTCAAGTGGTTCTACCGGATCAAGTGGATCATCCGGACTAACTGGTTCTACTGGATCAAGTGGATCATCCGGATCAAGTGGATCATCCGGATCAAGTGGATCATCCGGATCAAGTGGGTCTACTGGATCAAGTGGATCATCAGGTAGCTCTGGAACATCCGTTTCTGTATCAGGATCAAGTAATTATGTGGTTAAATTTACATCATCTAGTACAATTGGTAATAGTAATATACTGGATAATGGAACATCTATAGTTGGTGGATATAGTCAAACTCCATTACAAGGAACAATATTAGATGGTATAACATCAGTATTGGGTGATTTACAGAGTTGGGCCAGTACCTCTTATTCTGGAGATGTATTATATTCAGAAATATCAAGTGAAGGATTGAGTTTTGGTCAGTTATGTTATAGAACAATAGGTGGTAAATGGGGTTTAGCTGACGCAAGCTCTTCTGGAATATCATCAAAATCTATGTTAGGTATTTGTGTAGCTGGGAATCATGGAGAGGGCGAAGCAACATCAATATTAATTAATGGATTTGTTACAACTACTTATATAAGTGAGTTTAAAATTGGAGATCCGATGTACATGAAAGCTACCGCTGGTGAGATGACTTACATAGCTCCTTCAGCAGCAGGTAACATAGTTAGATTAGTTGGTCATACTTTTTGGAACAGTGGTAATCAAACCAATGGAGTATACATTTTACGATTTAACCCAGACAACACTTGGATAGAACTATAATTCTTAAACATTTTATTAAATTCATAGTATAATAACTATGGATAAATTTGCAATATTTCACATTGAAGGTGGATTGGGAAAACATGTAGCCTCAACAGCTGTTGCTGAGTGTATAAAAAACAACTACCCTGATAGAAAACTTATAGTTGTGTGTGCTTACGCAGAAGTTTTCTTAAATCTAAAATTTATTGATAGAGTATATAAAATTGGAATGACTCCTTACTTCTATAATGATTATATTGATGGTAAAGATTCATTAATATTTAAACACGAGCCTTACTTCACAACTGATCATATTCATAAAAAAATGCCTCTAATTGAAAATTGGTGTAAACTTTATAATCTAAATTATAACGGAGAGATGCCTTCTTTGATATTTAATTCAAAACAAAAACAATTAGGTATTAATAAGTGGACAAGAGAAAAACCTATAATGGTTATTCAGACCAATGGTGGTCCTTTGGTTAATCAACCCCACATTAATTCATGGACAAGAGATATTCCGGTATACTTATCTGAAATATTAGTTAACCATTATAGAAATGATTATCATATTATTCAAATTTGTAGAGCAGGATCGGTTGCTATGCAAGGAGTAGAAGTTGTATCAGATAGTATGCCTAATATGGAATTATTTTCCTTATTATTGGTATCTCAAAAAAGAGTTTTAATAGATTCTTGTTTACAACATGCCTCTGCTGCTCTTGGTTTATCATCGGTTGTTCTTTGGGTGGGAACATCACCTAAGGTATTTGGTTATAATATACACAAAAATATTGTAGCGGATCTTCCAAAAGATATTGTAAAACTACCAGATAGTTATTTATTTGATTATAGTTTTGAAGGTCTTTTACATGAATACCCTTCTTTAGAATCAGAAATATTTGATCCTAATTTAATAATACAAAAAATTAATTTATAATATGCCAAAAAAGATATTCTTTCAAAGTTCATTGCCTAGAGCAGGATCAACACTTCTACAAAATATAATGGGTCAAAATCCTGAATTTTATGTAACTCCTACTAGTGGGGTATTAGAACTTGTTTATGCTGCTAGAAATAATTACACAAACTCACCAGAATTCAAAGCTCAAGATTCTGAACTTATGAAGAGAGGTTTTGCTAATTTTTGCAATTCAGGTATTAATGGATTCTTTAATTCTATAACTGATAAACCATATGTTATTGATAAGAGTAGAGGTTGGGGAGTACATTATCAATTTTTAAATTCATTTTATCCAGAACCAAAGATTATTTGTATGGTTAGAGATTTAAGAGGAATTTTCGCTTCAATGGAGAAAAACTTTAGAAAGAATCAACACTTAGATTCCGGTATTGTAAATCATGCTCAAATGACCGGAACTACAACTGAAAAAAGAATTGATATTTGGTCAACGGGTCAACCTGTTGGTATTTCAATAGAAAGATTATACCAAGTATTTAGAGAAGGTATAAATCAAAAAATGTTATTTATTAGATTTGAAGACTTAACATCAAATCCTCAAAAAGAAATAGATAGAGTTTATGACTACTTAGGTGTTAATCCATTTGCACATGACTTTAATAATGTTCAACAAATAACTGTAGAAGATGATTCTGTTTATGGTATTTATGGTGATCATAATATAAAAAGTAAAATAGAACCTCTTAAAAATGATTATAAAGAAATTTTAGGACAAGCAGCTTGTGATTGGATTAAAAATAATTACAAATGGTTCTATGATGAATTTAAATATTATTAAATAAAAAACCCACTCTAAAGTGGGTTTTTTTCTATTATATCCTTAATCTTTTCTATTACCATTTCTCCAGTTATTGACTTACTACACTCAAATTGTTTATCAGTTCCTTTATTTACAGGACACCAGTTCCAATCACCAGCATCTAACTTAAAATCATTAAAACATCCAGTGCATTTTCCTTTAGGTGTTTCTATTCTAATTGTGTTTTGGAGTGTTTCTGTATAAGGGTAACTAAATCCAGAAATAATACAAGTTGTTGTTCCTGTTGCCCAACTTAACCAACTCAAGCCAGATCCTATTCCAATAAATAATTTACTTTTTTGAAGTACTTTTATTACTTCCTCTATACTTCCTTGTGGATGTTTTTCAATACCATTAGGGTGTTTATTTCCCATATATCCATCTTCTTCTCTAGAAATTAAAATAACTCTCCATCCTTTGGATTTTAAATAATCAACCACTTGTTGCCAACCTTCTTCATTATTCCAATATTTTGATTGAGCTGTTCCATGAATAGCAATACTTACTATATTTTCTTTTTGTATAGAATTATCTATAGTTATTTTTGTTTTAATTTCTTTATGTTCTAATCCTAATATATCACTAGCTGCTTGTTGAAGAGGTCTTAATCTGAAATTAGTAGGGTTACTATTTGTATTAATCTCGCCATCTTCATAATACCAACCAATATTATATTGGGCTGATATATTGTTCGCTGGTAATCCTCTAGGTATAAATTCTATTTCAGGGTATTCTTTCTCAAATAGATTATTCCAAAATGTAGAACAGATGACATGACAATTATGTTTCTTTCTAAACTCATCTACATATGGAATCCATGCTAAATTATCTCCTAAAGAAGACGAATCAAAACATATAAAAACTCTTTTATCCTTTAGGTCTAAATCTATATTATAGATTTCCTCACCATTATTCTTATTTATAGATATAGACCAATCTATGAAATATGACTTACTTGCTTTAATCCAATGATTTTCTGTTATTGATCCTCTATGTTGTAATTTACTTGTCCTTTTATCTATAAAAGAAACTTCAAATTCATCTCCCGGTGAATTTAATATTTCTACAAAAGGACCTTTTATATAATTAACATTTATTATAGGTTTCCTTTTCCTTATTATACTTGTGTTTTTAACTAAATTATTATACATATTATTCTTTTGATTTTGAAAATTGGAGGAGTCCTTCTTGATTTAATTTATTATCTTCTTTTAGAGAATCAAATGCTGTTTTATAGATATTTAAATTTTGAGCATCTATAGATTTTTTTAACTTTATTTCTAAAATATTAAATGGATCACCTGATGTATAATAAGATTCTCTGCTTTTGAATTTGGTGAAAAATGGTAGTATATGTTCCATTCTTGATGATAAGAATCCAGAACAATAACTATCACCATCATAATTATTAGCATCATATTGATAAACAATAATATCACAATTATCTAAAGATTTAGAATTATCATTAAGTGTTTTATTTGACATTTGATAATCATAGTTTATGATGTGAACTTTTTTATAACCCAGTTTTTCTATAAACTCTAAACCATCTCTTATTAAAGAGTAAGCAGCATACCCATGCTCAAAATTAAATGATGTTGTTGTCTTTTTCCCAGTGTTGTCTATGTGCCAATAATTATAACTTACATTATATTTGCTAAATTCCTCTTTATATAATAAAGGGTTATTTTTATTATAAATATAATAATCACATAGTAACTGATTTTCTTCACTTACTGGATAGTTTGTAGATAGAACAACTGGTAAATTAATAGAACCTAAACACTCATTTAATAACTTCTTTCTATAATTTGTATCAGCATGTGCTACAACTAAACAAATAGAATCATTTTCAATTGTGATTCCAAAGTGTTCTAATATAATATTTTTATTAGCTGATATATTATCTGTTATGTAATTAGCTTCTTTATATTTCGGATATGTTTCTAAGTCTTTTGTGAAAATTGGAAGATTAAAACTAAGAGCTTCTTTTATAGAGATTGGATTTAGTTCCCATAATGATGGAAAGTAAAATAAATCACTAGCCATATAGAATTTTTCAACATCATCTCTCTCACCATGTATTATACAATTCTCTGGTAAATTAACCATTAGAGGTTCCCAATAATCTTTGAAATTAACAGCCTGATTTCCTACAAAATGAAATTTAATCCTTTCATTTACACAAATTTTAGCCAATTCTATTATATGTTTTTGATTTTTACCTGAAGTAAATAAACCAACATTTAGAATATGTTTATACTCCTTATCAAATCCTAATTCTTCTTTAGCCTTATCTTTATCATAATCAATTTTTATAATAGGATATTCCCATATATCACAAGGAATACTTCCTTTGAATACATTGTCAAATACTCCTTTACTCCATTCTGATACTAATATAAACTTATCAGCTGTATATTTAATATTTTCTGGTTTAGTATTGGATGAATGTGTAGTTGCTAAAATATAATAGTTTCTGCTTTCATCATATATCTTTTTCAAGATAGACTCATCAACAAAAGTGTCGGGTATTTCTTCAAAGTGTATTATATCCGGATTTACTTTATCAATAATTTCTAATAGATATTGTTTATCTGAAGATAGACCAAAAAACTTATCACCTAATAAATTTTTAACTTGATTTCTTTGAACAACATAAGCATCTCCATAATAAGTATACTCAACACAATAAATATCAAATTCATTTATAAATGATTTAATTTTTTGTAGTAAGTATTGTGGTTGACCACCCGTAGATAAGTGTGGTGTTATGAATAATAGTTTTCTTTTCATTATTTATAAAATGGTTTTTCTACCCAATTGGGTAATTCCAAATTTGATATTATATTCAAATCTTTTGCTCTATTTTTGTCAAATTTGTCATAGTCAAAATATGGATTATTAAATTGACAAATTGTTTGATTTCCTTTTCTGATGATACCACAACCCCAATCCTTATCAACTACACAAATATCTAAATCTGGTCTTGTGCATCTCATCTTATATATAGCCTTCCAAACAGTTCCATTCCACAAACCTCCTGCAGTAGTACTAATATCATTATAATAAACTCTAGCATGATGCTCAGTAGGTGGATTACAATCATGTAAAACTATACTACCGTTTTCTGAAAGATGATTTAGAGCATTGTTTATATCTCTTTCCACTTGGTCAGAAATGTGTAATCCATCTATAAATACTATATCCCATTTATAATCAAGAGGTTTATCTAATAAACCATTATCAATCATTGAGAAAAAATTATCGGATGTGTATTTATATTTAGCTCTATTATTATTTGTCTCTAACCCAGGATCTACCGAATCTTTTGATTCACATTTAATATGATTAAAGCAATGTGATGGTTCTCTAAGACCTATTTCTAAATAATTTTTATAGTTAAATCTTTCTGATAAAAAGTTAATGATATCAATTCTACTTTCAATTTTATTTTCCATATCAATTATATCTATATAATATAATAAGTTTTACTAAATGAGAATTTGGAATTAATATATACATTTATGAAACTTGTGAAGTATTTAGAATTCAACCAATCTGATTTGAACGCTGTTAAATCATTCAGAATCAAAGAAAGTTTAAACCCTAAACTTTGGGATAACTTTGAAATTAATGGAGAAGTCAGAGAAGACCTTTTAAAAATCGCTCAAGATTTCTATGAGTCTACTGAATTAAAGGCCGATGTTAAAGACATTATTCTTACAGGATCTTTGGCTAATTATAACTGGTCTGAAAAATATTCTGATTATGATTTACATATATTAATAGATTTTAATGATATTAACCAAGATGTTGAATTGGTTAAAAAATATGCTGATAGTGTTAAGAATATTTGGAATAAAAATCATGATATTAAAATAAAAGGGTATGAAGTAGAAGTTTATATACAAGACATATCTGAGCCACATAAATCAACAGGTATATTTTCCTTATTAAATAATAAATGGAATGTTAAACCTGAAAAAATAGAATTTACTCCTGATGAAGATATGATATCTGAAAAGGGCAAGTCTGTTATGATGTTAGTTGATGATTTAGAAGATGAAGTTGATGAAGATAAATATGATGCTTTTGTTGAAAAGGTTCAAAAAGTATGGGATAAAGTTAAAAACTATAGAAAGAGTGGGTTGGAAAGTGAAGGTGGTGAGTTATCTATTGGTAATTTAGTTTTCAAATTACTTAGGAGAAATGGGTATATTGAAAAAATAATGGACTTAAAAAGAAAGTCTTATGATAAACAATTTAAATAAATTATGATTAAAATTTCAGAAATAGAACAAGTATTCAAAGATGTCTTTGATGAAGAAAAAGGAGTTGTTAACTCTGTTGAAACAATTTATGAAACACCAAAACATGGTGAGTTTCTTAAATTAATAATTTCTATTCAAGGTTTATCAGTTGAAGATATATCTATCATACATACTAAATTTATATTTAAAGTAGATATGGAAAAGAGAAATATTATTGAAGATTCTTTTATTTACTTATATGATATTAACTGTGTTTATCATAAAATGGAATTTGATAATGTTATAGACTTAAAGAAAAAGATTGAGGATATTATAAAGTCTAATGATTTTGGAGAAGATATGCAAATTTTGTCAGATTTTATAGAATCTCCGGCAATGTTTTTAAATTACTATATGAGAAGAGCTAAGATAACAGATTATTCTGTTTTTGATGTAGAGTATCAACCTAAATTTAAAACTCAACCATGTGACAAAACCACATTTGATTTCAAAATCAATATTAATAATAATTACAATATAGATTTATCTATTTATAAAATAGATAGAGATGAAGAAGAAGAATTAGACTCTTATAAATTTCAATTTAAATTTATGGATGAAATTCAAACAGTAGAAACAGATACACTTAAAAACCTACATTATTTTATAGGTGATAATGTTGCTAAACTCTTAGATAGAAAACTAAAGAATAAATAATGAGATATTTAGAAAAGTTTGTTACATATATAAATGAATCTACTGAAGATATAACTGATTTAACTAAAGAACAATTAGATGATTTACTTATCCCTATTAATGATTTAGGAGTTGAATATGATTTCTCAACACCAAGTACCATAACTGATGGTGAATTTGCAGGATATAAATCAATGAGTATTCATTTTAAAAATGATTTTAAACTTGGTGAAAATTCTGAAAGAATTGTAGATGAAAGATTTTGGGACTTTTTAGATGAACTAATAGCTCTTAAGAATAGACTAGAAAGTTCAAGAGTTTCTATTAATTCAAATTGGAAAAATTATATAGTTATTAATTTTGTACAAAAAGCTAAAGTAGAAGGTGATTTATTCACAATTCAAAAACTTTATAATGATATGAGTGCTAAAACAAATGATGCTAAAAGTGATTTCAACTATGGATTAGTTAAAAGATTATATCCTGATGAATTAAAGATTGTTGTTACTTGTGGTGGTAATTTTGGAAATTCTGAATATACTGATAGAAAATGGAATGGTCTTTTTAGAGGTGTAGATTTTTCAAAATTTAATGTTGATAAAAAAATTACTACTGATGGATATGGTCATAAAAGTGCAACCGTTACAATTACTCTAAAAAAGTAAAAAAATATTTAATATATAAAAAAACTAATAATAAAAATGGATAGTTATAATGTAAATAGAAAAGTAGCCACTTTTGGTGATTTTTCAAATAATATAGAATCTGAAAAAGAAGAATTAAAAAAGGTTAGAAGATCAACCGTTCCTAATACTCCTGATGGACAACAACACATCGGTAACGGTAGATATAAATTCAACAAAGTTACTCGTAAAATGGATGATTTAAGTCCTAAAGAAGTTCAAGATAAATTAGATTCTATTGATGAATTAGAAGAAACTAATGAAGGTGTATTTTCTGACAGATATAAAGAAGGTGAATCATCTATAGATGATAAAATATGGGATATTGTAGTAGACTTATACCAAAATCACACCAGTATTCAGGCAGGTTATGATGATATAATGAAACTAATAAAGAAATAATAATAAAAAACCTCAGAGAAATCTGAGGTTTTTTATTATTTAAGTATTTTATTTAGTTTATATTCTCTTTTATCTTCTAATTCAAGAGGCTCGGCTATTAACTCACCATCTGATATTTTAATCTCCCATTTATTACCAGTCTTCTCATCTAAAAGAACTAACTTACTAATAACAGTATGACCATCAGAATCAACATTTATAGCATTTGTTCCACCTGGATTGGTAATTTGAAATGTATTATTGATTGCTCTTGCCATAATTATAATTTTTTACCAGTTGTTGGATCATAATTCATAATTAATAACTCAACTCCCTTAGCTTGTTCACCTTTACCTCCTGAATTATTACCACCTTGTGCTGAACTTCTAAATACTTCTTTCTCAGTCCAAATATATTTATCTCTTGGTAATAATTCTTCTAATAAAGGAAAATAATAATAAGATAATGACCAACGACATTTTGATTTTTTAATCAAGTCTAATAATCTTCTATGTGATGCTGGTCCAAACATACCTTCTTTATCAGCACCATACCAAGATAATCTTTTAGCATCATCATCACCATTTTCATCAGGTCTGTGATATGGTGGGTCCAAATACAAGTAAGTATCTTCTGAGTCATATTTATTAATAAGCTCTTCAAAATCAATATTAAGAAACTCTTTAATACTAGATAACTTATCGGTGTATTTATTTTTCTTTAACTTATCAATAAGAACTTCTAATTTCAAACGGTCTTTATCTTTTTTATAGCCTGAGAAACCACCTCCCCTTGGATATACACTTGAAAAACTAGATGTGATTAAGAAAGCATAAATAGCAGCTTTTTCAAAATCGCCTATCTCAAAATCCATATTATCTAAAAAGTCATTTTTGATATACTCATTATAAACTTTTTTATAGAAATCCCATTTTTTCAAAGGGTCTGTTTCTGTTGTGTGTAATAAAGTTTTTTTAAGATTTTCTAAGTGAATAACAAACTCAACTGGAGTAGCACAACACTTATATAAATTCGTCTGGTGACGATTTTTATCATTATAGATAACAACATCAAACTTTAGTTTTGGGTCATCCATATATGTTGCAAAACTACCACTAAATGGTTCTAAGTATGTTTTTATACTACCATCTTTTGGTATTTTTGAATTTATTAATTCCATGAAAACATTTGAGGACTTGCCTCCAAAGTAAGAAATTGCTGCACACATTTATTTTCTATATTTATTTTTATCTTTAGTTATAGATACTACTTTATCAAAAGTTTCCTTTTTTCTTTTTAAAAACACATTCGCGTCTTTATATAAAAAATAGTAAATGTTCTCAACATCAGTTAAACCACCCCAATCAATAACATAATATGTTCCTTTAGGGCATCTTATTTTATTTTTACCACTTAAATTAGCAAATTCAACCAATTTATCATAGTATTCTTTTATAAAATCATAACTACCAGAACATATATTAACTTGTCCTCTGTCACTATTATCTCTTTTATCATGATGTATAGATATACACCCATCTCCATCAAATACTCCTCTCATGAAGTGATTATGTAAGTTATCAGGTATATTTGGATATTTAACTACCATTGTTTTATTTGAATGTATTCCTAATTTTTCCAAATCACTCTTAGTTTTAGCGGATGATAAACCAAAACTTGAAATATTTCTACTTTTTGAAGTAAATACATTACCTTCTGAATTAGTATATTTTTTAAATTCATATAAAATATCAGTTTCTTTCTGTGTTATTCTAATGTTATTTGTGCTATCACTAACACACCCATCTGCAACAATAAATCCTAAAAAGTAAGCTTTATCTTCGGTATCTATAGATTCAAAGTAATCTATATTAAAATTACACCAAGTTGGTATTTTTTTTAACTCACCTCCAAATTTTAAAATTATATTTTTATAATGTCTTTCTGATATTCCCCATTTTGATATAATATCATTTCTTCTATTATCTGATTCTCGTTCGTTAAAAACTTCCAATTCTTGATCATATGTTAACTTTCTTAATTTTCTCATATACTATATATAAAAAATATATAGTTCCCTCCGAAGTTATTTGATAATTTTCATAAAAATAAAAGACCATTGTAAAAACAATGATCTTAAAGTAAAAGATTTCTTACATGTATGTCAGCCATTTTTAAAAGAGGATATTATTTCAAAGAGTTTTTCTTAATTTGATCTTCCAATGAAGGTCTTTGATTTCTTGGTGTTAATTCATCTCTAACTTCCATTAGAATTTTACCAAGATTATTCTCTCCTTTATTACCACATTTACCACAGGTGCATATTCCCCAGTAAACATCGTGCCAATAATTCTCTTCAACTAATTCTTGGTTTGATGTACTAAGTAACATTTCTTTTAGTTCTTGATTGTTTTTGAATTTTTGTCTAACTGCCCAGTTCATTGCTTCTAATTTCTTTTCATTCCAATTACTTCTTAGTTTAACTTTACTTCCAATTTTTTTAACCTCAGATGGGTTTTTAATAAGAGCTATCATTTCTCTAAAATCTCCGGGTGTGTAGTATTTACCATTTATTAATTGTTGGTCATTGACTTTCATTGCTACATAAAAGTTTTCTACTGATGGGTATTTAATACCTTGATGTTCTATTTCACAAGGGTAAAAATTAGATAAGAATCTATATCTGCCTTCAAATTTATTTATCATACTTATTATATTAATTAAAGGAATAAAGTTTACCTTGTTTAAAACAACAAAAGACCAGAAATGGTCTTTTGTTCTTGTGGAGATGACCAGATATTGCGTCCGGTGTCTTAATAGTTGTTTATAATTATTCGTTTACAAGCTTAGTTAATTTTTCTAAATCAACAAAATAGATACTTTTTTGGACAGACTCTAAAAAGTTACAAAAAATGGTCTCACCTTTTTTATCCTGTGTGAATCAGGTTGGAGAATTTTTTGATAGTAACTATTTATTAGACAGTTGCTAGATCTTCTACCAAGATCATGTTGTTTTGTAGAGCCGCTACTAAATCTTCACGAGTTCCTACTTCATTTGTTTTGCCATTTACGACGTGTTACTTAATTTATTAATCGGACACTTAACCACCCGATACCTGCATAACTACCACCACACTACCAATCGATTCTAAAACATCCCCAAGTGTTGTTGTAATATATATAATATTCTAAAAGTCAAAAAAGTTTAATTTAAAATTAAAAAGGAGTATTATCATCTTCTAATCCTTCTCCATAATAGAAGTTAAATACTAGAAGTGGTTTACCATCTTTAGTTTCCCACATTTCAAATTCTGAATCATATTGAGGTAGAATATCTCTTTTCAATCTTTTAGCTGTATCAAAAACACTAATAATTGATTCTATCTTTTCTCTATAACCCATAGTAACTGATATTGTTATATCAAGTTCATCATGTTCAACATAAACATCTTTAATACCTTTATTCTTGAACATAGTTCTTAATAAATATAGAAGGTTATCCATATCAGAATCACCAATCATTTCTTCCTCTTCCTCTTCTTCTTCGGTTCCTTTCTTTGAATGATTTGGTCTACCAAAAAGATATTCATCATCATTATAATATGACTCATCATCATAATCAGTATCCTCGTATTTTTCGAATAGTTCTTTATAATTCTTTAGTTTCATATTATTTCAATTCAATTTTTAGATATGTTCCATCAAAAATAATATCTGGATCCATTTTATATTTCATTAGAAGTGATTTTAATGATGATAACCCATCAGATATTGATTCTATATCAGAATCATCTAAATCTACTCTTATAAAGACTTTACCATTATCTCCAATCATTTTAACTTCTAATTCAAATACTGTTGATTTAACATCAGCAATTAATCCTTTGTGTTTTTGTATAATTTCTTGATTTATACCAACTTTTCTTATTGTTGGTAGTGAATTCCAATTAACTTTTATAGAAGCCTCGCATAGTGAGATAAGATAATTCATATTTTGATATTCTTGACCAGTGTGTTCATGAAAATAACCTACTGATATATTAGTACATTCTCTAATATCATCTATAAATGATGCCGAATCTGTGTATATTCCTGTAGGATCTAATGATAAATCTAGTCCATTTTTGTTATATTCTTTACATAAAGCAGTTCCAAACTCATCAGAACAACATCTTCTTCCTAATTGTGAAGTAATAACAGAATGATAATTTCTTCTATCAAATGAAACACATCTTTTAATTTCCTTTAAATAAGATACTGTATCGTATATTCTAGATAACTTATTTGAACCAATACCACCTCTTTCTTCTCCTATAAAGAAGTAATAAAGACCTGGTATATTATGTGACATCATATATAACATTACTGCCACACCAGACTTATCATCTGCTCCTAATATAGTACTTTCATCTGTTACAATATACTCCTCATCATTCTCAATCATAGAGTATAGTTTAGTATCTTTTTGTTCTCTATCGGCTGTGTCTAAGTGAGATGTAAACATTGTTTGAGGAGTTTTACCTATTATTTTATAATAGTTTCCTACTTCATCTTTTTGTAAAGAAGGTAAGAATTTAAGAACTTCATCTTCATGTCCGTGTGGATATGTTTTAGTAACTAAAGAAAGGAATGTAGACCTAACATCTTTTGGATTATAAGAAAATTCTTTAATTTCAATTTGATTTCCTGGTTGAACAGGTTCTCCTTTTCTTATTTTATTATATAATCTTGAAAATTCACTAGCTTCTTTATCACTTATTATTCCTGCAAAATAATATCTCACAAATTTACCTATTTTCATAGGTATAACTTTGCCATCTACTGTTACATCAAATGACCAATCTTGTTTAGATACATCTACTTTTGATATTTTTAATCCATTGTGAAATTTAGAATCTGGTTCAATCATCCAAAGTAATTCAAAGGCTAAATAATTATTTTCAGCTTCTAATTTTTTTAGAATGTTATAAAATTCTTCAGTAAATATCATTTTAATTCTTTCTGGTGTTTGATCTGCCATTTCTATAATAATTTTATTAGAGTATATATTAAATATTAAATTATAATTTCGTAGGAATTAACATAATCTACTTTGACTTGACCATCATTCATTCCTTTTTCTTTCTTAACAAACTTTCTTTGACAATAAACAACTGTTGATTTTTCATCTTTTGGAGACTTGCTATTCTTTTTAGCTAATTCTGCTGCTTTTCTTAAAATTTCTTTAGAGGGTATAAACATTTCTTTAGTTGATGATATTTCTTTTGTTTTAACTACAACATGACTACCTGGTATACCTTTTACATGCATCCATATATCATCATTATCAGCCATATTAAATGTTAGATAATCATTAGACTTGGCATCTTTACCAATATAGACTGTAAATCCATCTATTTCCTTCTTTTGTATATTTGGAAATTTATCCTTTTTTGATTCTAAATATAATTTGAAATTATTAATATGTTTCATATTGTATATATTAATTATTTAAAAAGAAAAAAGACTCCGAAGAGTCTTTTTTCAAAATTATAATCATTTTATGATTAGTTATTAGTTAAGGTACTGTTTAGCATCTGTAACTGTAATAGTCATAAATTGTTTTTGAGGATACCAACCCACTTCAGCAACTGCATATCTTGATCTTAGTAACATTCTTGGTGCGAAAGTCGCTTCAGAAATTACAGAGATAGACTGAGCCATTAAATAAGGTACGAAAATGATACCTGGTTGGTCAGGATTGTTCTTTCTACCAAGAACGATTCTGTTGTCATTATACTTCATATATGGATCAACATAGATTGAAATATCTCCAATAGAACCTACTGGGTAAAGTTGACCTTGAGAGTTCATCTTAGATTTAACTGGGTTAATTGTGTAACCAGAGATATCAGATAAAGCTGCAGCAAGACCTCCGTTTGTGATAAGGTATTGAGCTGGACCAACACGTCCTTCAGTTGCGATGTAGTTAGACGCGTGAGCAATCTTAGTAACTAATTTTCTTTGAACTGCGTGAGTAGTTTCACCACCTAAAGTAGATGTAGCATAAGCTGTATCTAAGTCAAAAATAGTTGTAGCTGACCCACCTGCTGTAGAAGCTGGAGCGTTAGTTGCGTTTAGAGCACCCATTTCGAAAATCTTAGCAACAATTTGTTTAGAGATTGTTTGAGATAATTCGTTAACAAGGATTGACTCCATTTTTTGAACGATATCCATACCTGTGTTAGCTTTGATATCTTCAATTTCAGTTCTTCTTAGAGCTGAAGATACTTCAATAGTACCAACTGCAATAGTTTTAGAAGAAATTTTTGGTCCGATAACACCTGCATATGAGTTATCATCTTCACTTCTGTCCATTGGGTAAGCACCTTGTGCATAACCTGCGTTTCCAGCAGTATTCATTGACCAGTTTGCAGAGAAACCTGGGATATGATCTTCTAAAGCTGAAACTAAACTGATTGCACAACTAGATACAGTTATACCAGCAATTCTAGCAACACCAGCTACTAAAGTCTGAGAAGCGTCGAATGTGTTTAATGTAGCATCAAATGCGAAGTAATTTAATTGACCAGCAGTATTAGCTTGTCTGTAAGCTTTGAACATAGGTTGTCCGTCAATACGAGAGAAACCTAAAAATTCAACTACACCTGCTTTAGATGTGAAAGATGAATCAGTTTGTGCTCCTGCTAAGTAACCAGCTCCACTGAAAGGTGATGCTGATTGAACTGTGAAGTTTAATGCAGTCCATAATCTACCGTTTTGTAAACCACCAGAATTTTGTCTAATGCTAGATGCTGATAAACCAGCTGTTAAAGCTGCGTTGATAGTTGTAATATTAGTTGCGTCAACTTTGAAAACTTGAGGTCTTTCGTTAGAAACTGTATCATCATATTGAAAATCAATATAAAGTAAGTCAATTTTTGGACCTGGAGTTGGTTTTACAGCTACTAAATCTAAACCGATTGTTTGAGCTGCAATTTTCATAGCTACTGGAAGTAAGTTTTGACCTACATCCCCTGAACCTGCGAGACCGCCACCGTTTGACCATGCTGAACCATTTGTTGTTCCAGGTAGGTTATTTGCGCCAAGTACTGGGTTTAATACTGCTCCCATACCGCCTACGTTTGATGCGTTTACATACGCATTTTCATTGATTGAGTGAAATTCAGCATATTCAGCCATCCATTCAGCTCTTTCGCCAGTTACACCCATGTTCTCTAATACTGGAGACCACTTCTTAACTGCTTTTTGTTTGTCTATTCTAATGTGTGACATATTATTTTATTATTTTTTTTTATGATCTATATATTCTCCTCTTAAAACTCTTATTTTTCAAGAGTGGATTTTTTATAGATTAGATGTTTTTGAATCTTTCCATAATTGCAGTAACATCTTTGTCAGAAAGTTTATCTTCTTGAATTAAACTTTCGTGAGCTACTAACTTTTTAGTTACAGATTCATTTTTCTTGAAATTTCTAGTTAACCAGAAATGTTCAACTTGATTTTCAGTTTTTAATACATCTTCAGGATATAATCTAGCTTGTGAAAGCGCAGATTTTTTAGAAGAGTCATTTAACTGTTCCCAGATTGGCTTAATGTTTTCAGGCATCAATCTGATTACTCTTTCTTCAAGAGATTCATTCTTTGTAGATAACGCTTCAGCGATCAGAGTAAGTACTTCTTTCTGTGTGAAATAACTTCTTTCGTTTATGTGAAATTTAACAGTTTCCTGTTCTTCATCTGATAGTGCATAAAAGCTGTCAACTTGTGACTTGTTTAAGAACTTTAAAAAATTCAAGTCAGTTGTTTCAGAAACCTTACGTTTTTTAGCTTCTTCAATTAATTTATTAATAGATTCAGATAATTCAGATTCAGTGTTCATATTATTCATGTAAACTTCTTCTTCTTTTTCTTCTTCTTTTTCTTCATTTTCTTCTTTATTATAAGCTTCTTCTTCATGAGCTGGTGCAATACCATTCATTATTTCTTCTTCTGTGTGTGATTCTTCTTTATCATAAGCTTCTTCTTCGTGAGCTGGTGCAATACCATTCATCACTTCTTCTTTTTCTTCTTCTTTTTCATTTTCTACAACTTCAAATCCAGCAGCGTCTAATGAAGGAAAAGATTCTTCACTTCCAAAGTTTTCATTTAATTTAGAACCGTTTAATCTTTCTACAATCATTCCTTGGTAAGAAATTGATTTGTCTAAGTTTTCAGCGATGTATTCAGAATAAGCAATATTGTCATCTAAATGTTCAGCGATATACTCAGAATAAGCGATGTTACCTTCAACATGCTCAGCTAAATATTCAGAATAAGCAATTGAATTATCAACATGCTCAGCTAAGTATTCAGAGTAAGAAATATTTTTGTCTAAGTTTTCAGCGATGTATTCAGAATAAGCAATGTTCTTATCTAAACTTTCAGCGATGTATTCAGAATAAGCGATATTCTTATCTAAATTTTCAGCGATGTATTCAGAATAAGAAATGTTCTTATCTAAACTTTCAGCTAAGTATTCAGAGTAAGCAATATTCTTATCTAAGTTCTCACCTAAATATTCAGAATAGTTGATTGATTTTTCAAGACTTTCAGCTAGATAGTCATTGTGTTTAATTAGTTTATCAGCAGTTTCTTTTAATGATTTATTTTCATTAACCATAACTTGAAACTTCTCAGCTAAATAATCTAAATATTTAACTACTTGAGAATTAGTTGTATTTAATTCTTCATAGTATTCTAATAGTTGCTCTAATTTCTTAGGATTCATATTGCCTTTAGAAATTGCGCCTTTAACTTCTTTCTTAGTAGAAGCTAGTTCATTAACTAAGTACTTAGAGTAGTCAGTTAATTGTTGCTTTGTAACATAATCACTTTTGTTCATGTTAAATAATTCGTTAATTTTTGACTCATCGGACATTTCATATATCCTGAAGTTAGATTTTGGGTTTGTGTATCCTAAAGATTCATTAAGAACTTTTACACTCATTTTAGCTGATGCAAAACCTGGGTCAGCAACAATATCATAAGTGAATAATTTTTTTAATGCAACTGAACCATCAGCTTCTGTGATACCTGCCGCTCTTGAAGAAACGAATACAGGACATCCATCATCTACTAATGATTTAGCCTCTTTACCCCAGTAAGTACTTAGTAATCTAATCTCACCTGAAATCAGGTTAGATTCTTTTACATAATCAGCTTTGGTGATTATGTGAGAAGCTCTTGAAAGTGATGTATCAAATACATCTGGATGATCAAACTCACCATAAACAGCACCAAGTGTGTTCATTCTTTCATTAAGTTCTTCTAAAGCAGGAAGAAATTTATCAGCAGTGTATACTCTTTCATTTCGGTTTTTTACTCCGAATTCTGTGAATGTTCCACCCATTATATAATCCTTCTTACCAGTGCTACTCTCTCTAATAAGAGATGTAGTTGAATTTTCTACAATTAAAACTGGTTTCATTTAAAATAATTTATTTTTTGTCGTGTAGTATATATTGCCTATAAAAAATCCTATTTTAATAAAGGTGGATTTTTTATAGTTTTTCAAGACATCTGATAAATAAAATGTTTAGGTGACATGGTAGGAAGAGGACCATTTTTAATAAATAAAGAAATTGAGTGGTTTTTTATGATCCTAACTAGAGAGATAAATATTAAAATAAATGAATCAAATTATCAATACTATGATGATTTGGGATATGATGTCACTATAGGTGAAGAAATAGTAATTCCTATTGAATTAATGTCTAAGGGGTCTCATTATAAGATAAATTGTCAGTGTGATGGATGTGGTGTTGAAAAACAAGTTATATTCAAAAACTATGTTAAGTATGATAATAAGTGGGGTGAATACTATTGTAGAAAATGTTCAGAGGTTAAAAGAAAAAAAACACTAAGAGAAAACTTTGGTGTTGATTATCCGATTCAGAATAAAAAAGTTCTTTCAAAAATGCAAAATACTCTTATGGAAAAATATGGAGTAGATAATATATCTAAGAAAGATAAAATAATAAATGATAACTAAAAGAATAAAGGTCAATATACCAGAAGATTCTAAAATTTCTGATTTTGAACCTATTTTAAGTCCATTTTCAAACTGGACACAATTCAAAAGAGAAATTAAATTATCATCTATATTAGAAGGAAAAAAAATAGAATATCTTATTGAAGATATAAATTCCGCTCAGAATCCTATCTATGGGTTATTAGAACAATCAGGTCATATTGTTGAAATAAAAAAAATATCATTCCTTATAAAGGAGATTCTCTTTCTTATAAAAGATCAAGATGTTCTTAGTTTAGAAGTTAGAATAGAATCATTGAATACAGAATATGGTAAGACTATACAATCATTAATAGATGCTGATATTGATTTCATATTAGACTATTATAAAGCATCTGATTCAATGATATATTTCTATATAAGTTTTCCAAATCAAGCCGCATAAAAAAACCTTTCAATTGAGAGATTTCAATCTTACTTAATAATTACCATTTAATTTAAATAAAATTTTATATAGGTACGAAGGAAAATATAAAACCCGAACAGGTTATATATTTATTATCTTTTATTTTAGTTGAATTAAATTTTGATGCTGTTGAAATATTACCTCTTGATATTTTATAAAAATCTGCACATTCCTTTGCGTAACTCCATTTTTTCAAAAGTTTTAAATTTTTATCATACTGATAAATTGACTTTGATCTTGGATTATTAATACCATCATATAGTCCAAATTTTTTTTCACTCATAATTTTTTTGGCACTATCGCTATGTTTTTTATTCCACATTGGATTATTTTCACCGTGCATCGGTTTATGAATACCTTGTCTATTATTTATACTATATTCACCACCATCAGTTGCATTTACTAAATTAGAATTATTTCTATATTTCAAAATCCAATATGTTTCTTTTTCTAAAACATATGATAGACTATAATCAAGTGATATCTCTTCTATCTTTTCAATAATTGGTTTTAGTTCTAATTTAGATAGTTTTAGAATCCAATTATCTTTATGAGAATACTTTTTCTTAATCTTTTTAGATTCCCATATATGATTGCTTAATCGTTTTTCTATTCTAGCTCTTGTTTGTCCAACATATCTAACTTCATTTGAAATGGGGCATCTCAATACATAAATAATATACATATTTCTATATATTAAAAATTAAAACTCAAATTCAGAATTTGCTTCTCCACCCTCAGCTGGTGCTTCTGGTGCTGCTTGTGCTTCCGGTGCTGCTTGAGCTTCTGGTGCTGCTTGAGCTTCTCCACCACCTTCTGGTGCTGCTTGAGCTTCTCCACCTTCTGGTGTTGCTTGACCTTCCGCAGTAGCTCCTGCTCCAGCTCCTGCGTCTTTAGCCCAGTATTTTTGATTCTCTGCTTTTTCTTCTGGTGTTAATTTGAATATTCTATCCATAATCCATTCAATGTGGAAGTAAGGTTTTTCACCATTCATTACACCTAATAATGTTCCAACTATTTCAGATTTCTTAGCTAGATTACCTATCTTCTTCCATTCTTCAAATACTTGATTTGAATTGAATTTAATATCTACTTCATTTATAAATCTCTCATCTTGCTTTAACTCAGGAAACTCAATTAACATTTGTAATTTAATTGGTTTAACTATTAACTCTTTAAAGTTAGCTCTTATTCTATTGATAAAATTATAAAATTTAATCTCATCTCTTGTCATCTCAGCAGCATCTGTTACTAAATTACCACCACCATTCTCAGCTTCAAATCTATTCATAGGTATTCTAGAAGCTCTCTTTAATGACTTATAGAACCAAGATAACATAGTTTCATCATTTAAGTCATGTCCTGTTGGAGACATTAATTCCATATTTGGTGTACCTGCATCTCCTTCTGGGAACCAGATTTGTTTATTATATGGTAAATGTTTAGAACCATTCATTGTTAAAGTTCCTAATGAGTCATCCCATTCAACTTCTTCAGAGTAATCATGAATTAATTGGCCGATTTGTTCTTCAGCTCTTTGACGAGACATACCTTTAATAGGAATAGTAAACTTTTGATAAATTGTAGCGTTAATTATATTAAACATAATTCTTGTTTGCTCAAGAATCTTTAATTGATTATATGGTTTAATTAAACCTTCAACATAAGATGTTTCTGAATAATCATTTTGTGTAGAATATGAAATATAAACTATTTGAGAATCTAAGAATATTCTTCTTAGTTGAGGATCTTCTGGAAATTGAATCCAAAGATGACCAATATTAGGTTCAAATGCTGGAACTAATGTTTCGGGTCTTAATCTATTAAATCCAATAATATTTTTCTTTTTGTCATCATAAATAATCTCAACAGCTACATATCCATCTATTAAGAAATCTTTTATCATCATCCAAGCGGTGATACTATCAGAGAATCCAAATTTGTTATATATCTTTTCAAAATATTCTTGGTATTTATCTTGAACCTCTTGTGGATAATCATTAGAAAGAGCTTTAGGTGAGCAGAAATCATTGTCATCTGAATACACGATACATTCATCTGCTAGTGAACTTATAAAATCTCTTAATTCATCTTTAATAGAATATTCTCTAAGAATTCTTCTTTTATCAGCATAAGCCTTATCTAAGTAAGGAATAGATTTTCTATTTAAAACCGAAGCCACAGCTCTTTGTGAAAAGAAATCATACATTGAGTTTCCTCTAGCTGAATATGGATCTTCATTAATACCAACACCTACTTGATTTCTAACAATCATATCATCATAGTTCATACCATATGATGATAGTCCTCTTAGTATTCTACTGAATAGACCTTTGTTTTCAACTGCCGAATTCGTGTTAAAATTACTATTATTATTGTTTTGTCCAAATGAATTATATGTTGCCATTAAAAATTATAAAATTTATATTATATATTAAATTTGGTAAGTCCCTTCAAAGTCAATAGTAGTGAGTATTCTATCACTTATCACTTATTTTATTGATAACTTCTTGTTGTCTTTTATTAGTTTTTTCATGATTTAAAGGATCATATAATTGACTTCCGTATCTTCCTTG